GTTGCACTTGGGACAATACTCGCGCTTGTTGTTCTCTAAGTCGCTCTGGAACCGATTGCTCATTGGATTATACCAACCTGTTTCATCACCGCAATGTGGGCATTTTGAATAACCGAACCCGTAATGGTAAATATCTATCCAGCGCGGAACTTCATCCATGTCTCTCTCCATAGTGTGTATTAATGTGCGTAAAATAGGCCTTTAAATAATCAGAGTGTCAAGGAATCCCTTGAATCGTGGTGCTATCAGCTTGTGACCGTTTTCGTCCGGGTGCGTCCCGCTTCCTTCGTCCTTGCTATATGCAAGCTGTCTGAATGTAGAATCCCACGGCCTGAGAAGAGATTCATGGAACAAATCAAGGCATGGTATTGAACGCTTTTTGCAAATCGCCTTTATCAGATCGACATAGTTAGATGCGTTGTTTGGTTCATCAATAGGTGCATAGCCATTGCCATTCCACGGCGTCGGTGTAACGATTCCTACGTTTGCGAGTGGAATAACAGCGAACAAATTATCAAGTGTTGTGTTGATGCACCCACCTATTGTTGTTGTGCCAGTATCGTCCGCTGTACCAAGTTCTGCACCTGACCCAAGGTCATTTAATGAGCCAAAGATAGTAATGACATCTGAATTTGTCGGCACAGATGATATGCGCTGATAGAAAGCATTATTATCGCCTTGCCCTCTGATATAACCAGTTCCACCAACGCCCATTATGTGAACATTGATTCCTGTTTCTTCAGAAACGTAATCATAATAATGTTTGTCTGTTCTGCTGTTTACTTCTGTCAATGAATCACCAACAACAGTCCACTTTTTATCAACCCATGACTGATATAAAGCGTTTTTCAATACATTAAACAGCGCATACGGTTCATATCCTGTCATGTCACTGTTGTTTTCAACCTGTATATCTTCATAAAGTGTGCCATGATAACTAAATCTGATATATGCGACATTTTGACCTACAGCATATGTTTTTGGATTGCCGGATACCTGTTCAATAATCGTTTTTTCGGAATTATACACGCAGAGGAAATGCATGTTAACTTTCGCCCTGCGGTTCACTGACAGAACATAAGCACTAAATGTGATATAGTCCATTCCTGCAACGTTAATAAAATCTGTTGTCAACCAGTCAGTTGATGAGCTGTTTGCATGAATAGTCCCATTTGCGTTTAAATATCCATCAACTTCATTTTCTCCTGTATAAAGGTTTTTACCTTCCACGCTCTGAATGAAAGACGTCTGTTTTTCGCTAACGGATTCATTGTTGAGGAATTTGCCATCCGCAAGTGCTGTTTTTGTTTGGTCAAGCGTCGGATAAAGGCTGTTTACAAGCCCAGTAAACTCTTCATAGGGTTCATAAGGAGTTGTAAAAGACTCTCCAAACTCAGCCATAATATCAGAAAATGTGCTGTGATAGCTGAATCTGATATAACTTGTACCGCTTGATATAGCGAGCACAGATTTAATCCCACTTAACTGTTCATTAACTTGTTTTTCCGCATCGTAAAGCGTTATAAAACTTACAGATAATGCCGCTCTTACACCGTTATTATCGTAAGAAAACGCAATAGATTCTTGCCCATTGACATTGATAAAGTCAGATGTTTTCCAATCTTGTGACGAAGAATTTGCATGAATAGTACCGTCTGCATTTAAATAGCCATCAACCGCTACATCTGTGTTCAGTAGATTTTTCCCTACTGTTTTAGTGATTGAGTCACTTAAATGGCGACTTAACTCAGCAACCGCTTCTCCCGTGGCTTCTGCGTCAGCAGGAATTCCGGCCATTGCAAGCGTCGTGTCAGTATTCATTCCTGCGGAATTATATACACCGCCAGACACCCAAGCGCTGCCGTCGTAGTAGTACCAATTGCCCGCTGTATAACCCGATTCGCTGCCGGTATACACATACACTCTGTCAGTGTTTGTCATGCTCGCAGCAGTGTTCGCAACGAACGGAGAACCCACCACTTTTTGAAGACGGCTGACTTGCTCTGCAAGAGCATCTTCTGCAGCAGTCGCTCTGCTTACCTCAATTGCGAGCTCACCGGCAGTTGCTTTTTCGGTTTCCTGCTCACCGAGAACTGGAATCTCAACGAATGTACCGGTTCCGTCTTTTACATTGAGCTTGTTTCTTTTGAACTCCAATGCCATAGATTAACCACCGCCCTCTACTGAATTATCGGGCTTATCCGTATCTTCTATGTCATCCAGAACAACCGTGTACGAATAAGCATTTGTGATAATACTCTTGCTGTCCACCTTGTACTTCTCAGCAAGGATCTTGCGAATGTCTTCTTTTTCCAATACCAAAGCTTTCTTCATGTCAAGTACAACCTCAGCTTTCGGTAGTCTCTGGGCCGAATTCCTCGCCTGTTATCTCAAAGAATTCCGCCGCTGTGATTCCGGTTCTCGGCACACCGACAAGGCTTCTGACCTTGTCAACGCTCCAAAGCTGCCGGTCAAAATTTCTCTTGATCATAAGATAGTTTTTGCTGTGAAGTGCCACCGGTTACACCTCCAAATCAATACCGGACATTGCCGCTATATATTCGATATCTGCCTGAAGCTCTTTCAGGGTCTTCTCTTTCGGTGCCTGCCAGTCAGACACATAACCAAACCACGCGTCAAACGCTTCTCCGATCTCATCAATTGCCGGAGCGTCATCCGCATCGCAGGTCATATATGCCTCTTCGCATTCCCAGTAGTTTCCGCCCTCAGAGCCTTCACCTTCGCCGGTCTTTTCTACATGACCGGTTCTGAGATAGATGTGCGCAGTTCCATCAAAGATATTTACTTCAACATCTTTCTGCTTCTCAGCAGATACACTTATGCAGCGCATTCCATTTCCCTCCTTGCTTCTGCACCTGTCAGTATAGCTGATTTCTTCTGCATTGCCCGGACGTTGACTGTTCGTCTCTTTCCGGTTTTCGGAATAAAATGTACCGTCCTCAGCTTCATAATCCTTGTTGCTTTGAAGAAGCCGTAATAAGACGCTACGCGAGTTTGAATCTTGATTGAGTTATCACCTTCTGCAGACCGCACGAAAGCTCTGCGGGCCCGTATGAACACTCTGGGACGTATTCTCAGTTTGCCGTTATACTTGATCACATACCCCATCATATCAATGCCGCAGTCCACATGACGCTTGACATGCCATTCTGGTTTGATGTCCAGTCCAAAACTTTTCTTCATATAGGCGATCAGTTTTCTTACCGCCATGACGAGATTTCTTCGGTCATTGCTGCACAGCAATATGTCATCCATATAGAACAGAGCACAGGAAACCATATTAATTTTCTTACCCCGTCTTTCTTTTGAAAGCGACATCACATACCGATACGCATAACTCATAAAATAGTTGCATAAGAACTGTGACAGAAGACTTCCGATCACAAGACCTTCTCCGTGCATTGTCAAGAGAGAGTCCACAAGCCAAAGCATTTGACCGTTTTTCCCAATATCTCTTTTAAGCCAGCGCATCGCAGTTTCGCGGCTCAGGCTTTGGAAGCACTTTCTCACATCCAACTTTACGAAGTATTTTGTCTTGCCCTCTTCTGTCCATCTCTGTATTGCCCTTGCGCCCTTTAGTTGACCCTTCCCTTTGATACTTGCATACTGGTGATACTCATACTTTGCTTTCCAAAGCTCAGTCATGCAGCCGACAGCAACATGTTCAATGATCTGCTGTATCACGCTCTCAATGCCTATAATTCTCGTTTTCTTGCTCAGGCCATCCGTGCGCACAGAAAACCGTATAGGCTCCAAATCCAATGACCGCTGCCTGATCCTCAAAGATATATCCAGCGCAATGTTTCTGACCGCCTTTTCCAGTTCCGGATAGTGCGCGATACCTTCATGCTTCTTTTTTCGAATCTCTTTCGGGCGCATGTCGCAGTATCTTGAAACAAAGTCAGAATAGTCTTTGCGGCCAAGCTTGGAATACAAAGCATCATAAATAAACGGTTCAATCGTAGAAACATCGGAGGGATCTACCTTTTTGCAGTACGTTTTCATGTTTAAGGTCTATCCCTCCAATGGCAAAGAATCTTTTTGAATCTCAGGGCCTTTCGGTTTTTCTACTAAGCCCGCGCATGACCTTATTCGTCATACACCCGGGGATCAGTTTCAAATCTCATAACTGCCCCCGGTGCCGGAACGACACATTTTCGCCGCAGCGTGGGAATAATTGTGCTTGAGGCATATCGCCTCTCATCAAATTCGTGTCAAAATCATTCTAAAAATCCGCCCGCCGATGTTCCAGTTCGCGTTCGTGAGGCCGTTGTTCCTGATTACCATACGTTTCCGCATGGAGTAGACTGTATCATCATCTCCACAAAAGAGATGCTTCTTGTCAGTCGTTCGGGCGTTCTATTTTCATAGTTGACGCCACGGGATTACCTTGTCTTTTTCAAGATTTAGGCTTCCCCCGTTATTCGAAGTTCAATCATATGTCGCCATATGAAGGGGCAATTTGCTTACCGTTACCGCACGACAACCCAGCATTCCCGACGCCGTTGTTCAGGTTGCCGAGGCGCAGCCACCGGGCACCAGCGGATGCACAATCCATCCCAATTTGTTATTGTTTTATAAGGGGACAAAGTCCCCTCTTCCAAGCGTCTTAGGCCGCTTGGAATTCCCCCCTATTACCGGTTACAGAAAGCCGCCCGCCGAGGGACCAGTTCGCGCCCGCGAGGCCGAAGTCACCGAGACCGCACGACAACCCAGCATACCCGACGCCGTGGTCCAGGGTGCCGAGGCGCAGCCACTCATAGGTGCCGCTCGTATTGGCAAGCGTGTAAAAACCATCGCGTGGGCCACCGGAAGTGCTTCCGCCGTTATCTACTGGGAAGATCAGTTCTGGCAGGTCATTGTCTCCGTGCATCTGTTTCGGATACTGCCACGCAGCAGAGGCCGGTGTCGGAATGCCAAGACCGCAGCTCACATAATCGCTCGTCTTGCTCGTGGACAGCTTTGTGGCATCTCTGCATACCCAAGGCGTGCAGCAGTTCACTCCGTTGTTGGCACCGTAGATCAGCATGGTATCGCCCATCGCCTCGTAGCATCCGACCATGTATTCAATTCCTTGAAGCTTGACCGGGTACTTATCCGAGGCGGGATCGATACCGCCGTCATTGCCGAGGACGTCGTCCGTGCTGCCGGTATACCACTGCATGGTAGACAGCCACATTTCCGTTGTCGTATCAAACGTGGTGCCGCCATTGTCCACATAAACAGCGCCGTAAGAAGCCCCATCTACTTCGACTGTCCGGATTTCCGTGATTCTCACGCGGTCCAGAACGTTGCTCTGAGCACGTTTCGATGCTGCAAGGACAATCGTTGAACCGACAATCAGGTTCGCGGCCTGCGCGGTCGTGAGAAGGATTCTTTCCACTCCGGTTTCGGCAAGGGCAGGCTGGTACTCATAGTTGTAGTTATTGCAGCCGTGGAGAATACGGTCGGAATCGAGCTGACCATATTTGAGATAAAGCATCAGTTTGAGCCATGCGTCATCCGCGCTCGTTGCGCCGCAGTACCTTGTTCCCCACTGGGTCCGAACGCCGGAAAGCTGTGTGTTGTGGGACACATTCCAAACCTTTGTTTTGACGCCGGAACAGCAGGTCCAGTTCTCGCCAAAGTTGTACTTGCCATGCACAACCCAACTTCGGATCGAGTTGTCCGCAAGCTCTACCGCTTCACTCAACGGATGGAAGCCGCTCGCATTCTCTTCATCGGTGTAGTCCCATCCATAGGTCTCGCCGTTGTTGACGAACCGCACCCATCCAGCCATTTGCAGAACGCCGACAATCTTTTCCGGATTGTTCCGCTCGAACACGCCGCCGACGCCATCAATGCCGGTAATGTGCGGCTTTCCGGTATCATCCAGATATACATTGCAGTCAACACAGGCAAACAGTGGAATGTTCTTGTAATCGTCCGTATTCGCCTGTTCTGTGGTAGACGGAACGCAGGTCAGTCCGGCATTGTCTCCGGTTTTTGTACCGTCTGAGTTCGCTGCCGCGCCGGAAGCAGGGACCGCAAATCTCACACCGCCTGTCCATCCGGTTCTTGTCGCTCTGTACCACTTATCGCAGATGGAGGTAAGATCCTGCATTGCATTGCAGCCGCTCAATTCAAAGTACTTCTTCATCTTGGCCTTGTAATCGGAATCCACAAACCAAGAAGCCGCCACATCTTCCAGAGTCGGAATCATGACGGTGTCTTCATCAGAATTCGTATTGACCCACAGCTTCGTAGTTGCAGCGGTCGGCTGAGTATCGGAAACGGCAATCAGATTGTTCTTGATATCGTTCTCTGCCGTTGTGGCTCTGGTATTTTCGGTATTGACAGCTCCGGTTATGACCTTGTTCTGCACCGGATTGGTGGAAGTCGTGGAAGTCGCGGAATCTACCGTGATCTTGTTAGCACCGGCCTCAATTCCTTCCAGCTTTGTCTTGTATGCGTCTGTGAAGTTGTTATCCGAGAGTCCGGCTCCACCGTCCGCATCCACTTTCGTTGCCAGTGCTGCAAATACTGCCGCGCTGGTAACAGGATTCGTGGAATTTTCGGTGATCGTAGCATCTACAATCGTCTTTGTAGCTTCCGAGGCAATTCCATCAAGCTTTTCTTTATATGCATCGGTGAAATTATTGTCTGAGAGCCCAGCACCGCCGTCCGCGTCAACCTTCTTCGCAAGCTCCGCGTAGATTGCCGCGCTCGTGACCGGATTGTTGGAGTTCTGAGTGATTGCAGCATCAACGCTTACGTTGGTAGCGCCGTTCTGAATACCGGCAAGCTTTGTTTTCTCTTCAGAAGTGAAGTTTTCATCGGAAAGCTGCTTTGATCCGCTTGAATTAACCTTCTTTGAAAGCTCTGTGTAGATAGCCTTACTCGATACCGGGTTATCGGAGTTCTGCGAGATTGCGGAGTCAACCGTAACATTCGTTGCCCCTGTTGCAATAGACGCAAGCTTCTCTTTCTCACCGTTCGTGAAGCTGTTCTGAGAGAGCTGCATCCCGGCAACCTTATCTACCTTTTCATCCAGAGCCGCCTTGACGACCTTATTCTGTACAGGATCAGTGGACGTATCACTGAGAGCGTTATCTACGTCGGTCAGAGGCTTGTTCTTAATGAACGCGTCGCTCGTGCTGTCCGTCTCTGCCCAGTCAGCCTGCACATTGACTTCCGCGCCAGCCTGCACCCCGGCAAGCTTCGTCTTTTCTTCCGTGGTGTAGTTGTTGTCCGTGTGCACATAATCTGCGTCCTGGACAAGGTGTTCCGGTTTATTCAGGATTGCGGCGTCGCCGGAAACGGCGGTCCAGTCTGCCTGCACGTTGACTTCGGCACCGGCTTCAATGTTCTGAAGCTTCTGCCTCTGTGCGCTGGTGAAGTTCTCGTCTGTGTGGACGTAGTTGGCATCCTGTACAAGGTTTTCGGGCTTGTTCCGGATAAAGGCATCGGACTCGGTGTCAGTCTCGGTCCAGTCCGCCTGCACGTTCACCTGACCACCGGCCTCGATGTTTTCCAGTTTCTCCAACAGCGCGTCCGTCAGGTTGTTGTCTGTGTGGACGTAATTCTCGTCTTGTACAAGGTTTCTCGGTTTGTTTCGGATGAAGGCGTCGCCGTAGGTCGCATTCCAGTCGACGGTGACGTTCTTGTTCGCGCCTTCCTCAATTGCAGCCAGCTTTTCTTTTTCGGCATCGGTATAGTCGTTGCTGCTGAGCCCCTTACCGGCGACGACGTCAACCTTGTTTGCCAGTTCTTCACCGGTTCTGTCCCTCGCGTCTTCCGCAGCCGCCTGTGCCGCTTCCGCAGCCGCCTGCGCGGTTTCTGCCGCGACTCTTGCGGTTTCGGCTGCTGCCTGAGAAGCCATAGCCTGCTGCCCGTAGGTACCGGCGTTTGCGATCATGGCCTCCCATTCTGCCTCAGTTCCTTCAAAACCGTGAGCTTTGGCAATGGCATAGGCACTGACGTGACCGAGATTGGTTTTTACATCGACGAGACCGTCATGTTCCTCGATAGTAGGCATGAAACATCAAATCTCCTTCCTCAAGAGTAAAGTTGATATCCGTAACATTGATGGTTTTCAGCATGATCAGGTCGCCGTTCTCATCAATGTAGAAGTTGACAAATCCCATCTCTGTCGCTACCTGCCGCGCCGCTTCCGCATAGTCCGCCGCTTGGTCCCTTGCATCATAAGCGGCATCTCTCGCCTCCTCTGACGCGTTTCGTGCGGCTACAGCGTGAAATTCCGAGGTTGCCGCAGTCTCCTGAGACTGCTGCGCGGCTTCCTCTGAAGCCTTCGCGTTCGTTTCGGACAGCTTTGCATTGTCTTCCGACTCTTTTGCCTTGTCCTCCGAGACCTTGGCTGCATCCGCGTATTCCTTGGCTTTGGTTTCGGACTCCTTCGCGTTGTCCTCAGATACTTTGGCGTTATCCTCAGACAGTTTCGCCGCGTCTTCCGAGGCTTTCGCATTGGCCTCAGATTCAGCCGCCGCTTGGGCGTTTGCGGCTACCTGATCCGCATGGGCGGCAACTCTCTCTTCCGCGCCAAGGATACTTTCCGCAGCCTCTATGGTTTCGTCTCTCGCGGTCGTAACCTCTGCCGAAACTTGTGTGAGCGCTGCAAGGGTCTGTTCCGCAAAGTCTCTCTGGACAGGCGTAAATTCCTCTTCGACGCGTTCGGACTTGCGGTTGATCGGGATTTCGACATGGTATTCAACCGCGCCGTCATTCGCACCAACGTGAAGGTACAGCCACGCGTGGATCGAAGCGCCGGACAGGAAATATTCGTTCGGGATCTCCACCCCGTCCGGTCCGCCAATCTGAGGCTTGGCTTTCCCTTTGAACGGTTCGTTGGAGAACTGGACTTCATATACAGAAGGAAGGTCAAGGTCTCCGAACTTCAAAATCTGCCCCACGTCGTATTGCCAAAGCGGAGGATCTACAATCGCGTGTCTTTTGCCCGGTTTGAATGTGACGATCGTGACGTTACTTGCTACAGACAATCTCCTCTACCTCCTTCCGAGTTACTTTTCGTGCTCATAATTAAAAAATCAGCCAGCGTACAAGTTCTTGTACAAGGCCGACTGATATTTCTTCGGGATCTCACTGCCGTATTCAATCGCTTGGATATTCTTGATCCTCGTCAGGGACTTCACCCAAGCCTTCAGGCAGTTGTGATAGGTAAGGTGCCTGAGCTTGTGCTGGCTTCCGGCACCGATGACGGCAAGCATGTCCTGTTCTGAAAACTGTTTCAATTCTTCGCCGTCCGCATGATAATACAGGACTGTATCGCCCATCAGGATTTTTGCTTGAATCTCGTTCAAGTTCTGCTGATCCTGCAAGGTCAGAGAGAAGTGGTGCTGCGCTCCGTCTGATAGTTCGATATCAAAACCGGTCGTGATTGCCTTATTGCAGGCAAACCCAAGCTCTTTGAGCTTGACAGACCGGACGTAGTCAACCGTCACATCTTCTGTCTCGGCTTCGTCCGGTTCTTCTGTGACTTCCTGCGGCTCTTCCACGGTCTTAATCTCTTCGCCGTTTTCCATCGCGGAAAGTAGAGCATCATAATCGTCCTTTTCGATCACCTGAACGTCTGCATTGGAATATTCATATTCCGTGGTGTTGAACGGGAGCATCCACCGGTCGTGGTACAGGGTACCACCAATCATGATGCACTCCGCCTCTTCTGCTGGACACCCGATGGTCGTATTGTGCTTTTTCTGGTATTTTACGAGGTTTTCTGTTGTTCCGACTCCTATAAAGCCGTCTTCGGTCAGGACCTTGTAGTAAGTCATTTGTTTTTACCTCCGTTTAGAGTAAGGCGGACACCTTGTCGGTGCCCGCCCTTGTGCCGTTTAGATTGAGAAGCCGACAACAAACGGTTCATTTGTTGTCCCGCTCACGTAGGTCGTGCTGTTCATGCGATACCTGTAGTACCGATAGGCGTCATAGTTGGAGCTGCCGTTGTAGTAGTACGGAGATCTGGTCATCCAGTATTCGTACCCTTGCACCCACAGTCCGGGAGAGCCGTTGCTGTCATACGGGATTCTGCAATAGCTCTGGGTCGTAGACGTGCCGTTGTTGATCACTCTGCCACCAAGCATACTATGCTTATCCACCGTGTCCTGAGACACAAAGTAATAAACATAATAGTAGGAATAAGAAGTGTCAATCCAGATATCGCCTTCTTTGACCTGCTCGCCGCTTCTCGTCGGGTCTGTGCTTTGTGAGAAGATTCTTCTTCCGGGAACATTGCTCTGTCTTGTTTCAAGCTGCGCTCCTGGGAGATAGACCTGCGCCTTGGCGAAATCGGAAGAGTAATAAGAGAGATACCCGGCTTCCTGTTCGGGGTCAAAGTATCCGCTTCCTATATCTCCATAGACTTCACGGATAGACAGAAGATACATGTAGTCGTCCGTATTGACCTGAAGGTTGGTGTAGCTGCCTGCCTTCGTTACAATCCGGACCTTTTGCAGGGCACTTTGCAGCGTCTTCGGAAGCGACTTCACGATTCTGTCATGGATGAATTGGCGAAGTGTCGCCGTCTCCCACGACTCCGATGTGGCCGACGTGTTGCTGAATGCTTTCATGTAGGGCATCGCGGATGCAAACACGAACTGTGCGTCTGCTCTGGTGATATTGCTTCCGGCGACAAACTGACGGTTGCTTCCGACATACACGCATTTCATGGTCTCGTGCGGCCAGTTGACAATCTGCTTGCACACATCGTCGCCAAGATCGCCGTACCAGACTTTTGCGTAGTGTATCCAGCCTTTTGCGAGGTTTCCTGTGATGTACCCAGCCTCGTTGTAAACAACTCCGCCGAATACCAAGCTCTGTGAATGGGTCGCTGCTTTTGGGCCGACAATCAGGTTCCTCGCGGTATCCGTGTCGTAGATATTATACGAAGAGCTTGACGTGCCGTTGAAGGAATAAACCATCAGGTTATTGGAGCCTTTGGTGTATCTGAGAACAATAATGTTTCTCTGCCCGCAGAAGCCGCATCTCTGATGTGTGTTGCTGCCCCACGTGATTCTTGAGAAGGAGCTTGTTCTTGTGGATGTATTCAGGCTGAAATTGAGCATGAACCCGACGTTCGTATTCGTGTCGACGCAGGACGCCAAGGTTGCCCCGGCAATGTTGCCCAGTACGAATTCGTAGTCAATCGCGAGCGTGAAGGACGGGGAATTCGCATCGAACAGCTTAATGCCGGTGTCGTAGTAGTCCGTTCCGTCAAACCACCGGTTTTCAAGAAGCATCTGCTGCTTCACGTACCCCGGGTGATATGATCCGTCTGAGTACGGATTCGGGTCTATAAATTCCGGATCATAGCCCTGCACGACATTGAAGTAGTCCCCAACCGTGTATCTCGAACTCGCAAGACCGTTTCTGCGGATTGCGTATCTCTCCGCGTCTGTCATGTCCGCAAGCTCTTTCCCAACCGGAGGAATACTGGCTTCTTCAAACTGCGCATAAACGGACAGGTTGCCCGTGACACAGCCGGTGCTCTTGTCCCAGTCTTTGAAGACACGGTACATGTGGCTGACAGTTTCCGCCGTGTTGTCCGTTGGCGTCTCGCCGTCATAGATCGCCTCGTCTCCGTAAGTGACCTTCTTGGTCAGGAGAGGAAGATCGCCGACGTGGATATACCACGAAACCTCGTATTCGCGAAGCTCCGTGCTGAATGCGGCAGTGACGTCCGTGCTGCTGTAAACAACTTGGTCCAGTCCGTCCCATCCGCTGTATGTGTAAACATACTGGGCGTCCGGTTCTCTTGTGGGGATTTCCGTGATGATTCCCGCGTCAATCGGGTTGGGCGGGTTGGAGCCGGTGTCTACGAGGGTCCTTGCCAGTTCGGTGCCGTCCCAGTTCCGATACGTTACAATCTGCTGAGGAATGATGTTGTCTTCGTTGTAGATCAGGTCGAGGTCAGTCCACTTGGTACCGAACCGATCGATTTCAGACTGACGAATATACCCTGTGACTTCCCATGTTCCGCTCAGTACCGACGTGCTCATTGCGTAAATCTTGTTCAGAAGGTCTGTGTTATAGGACTGCCAGTTGATTCCGAGCACTCGGAGGATCTGGAGCGAGTTCTGGGCCGCATAGACGATGGAAAGCGGGTCCATAGCACAGTATTCACTTACAAGCGTAACGAGGTTGTCGTACCCTGCCAGTTCAAGGTCGGTCAGGTAATTCAGGTTTCTCAGAGTCAGACCGGCGATCGTAGCGGGGAGATGTGCGGTCTGAATCTTGCCGTTCGTTGCGAAGGTTACACCGGACAGGGACGTTCCTTCAGCCAGAAGCGTTTTGAGGTCCGGGCAGTTGGAGAAGTTCACAGATCCGGTGAGGTTCGGGCAGTTGCGGATATCCAGCGTTTCCAGAGCAAGGGTCTGCGTATCCTGAGCGTTGCCGCCAGAAATCTGAAGAGCCGTGATGAAGTTGTTGGCATATCCGGGAGTGTTGCTGCCGATTACAAGGGTTTTCATCCTCTTGGCCTGCGAGAAGTTGTTTGCTCTGATATAGCAGGCCGAAAGATCATTCAGGGCCATGATGTTTTCAGCGCAGTAGATAAGGATCTGCGTATCGTCCATCGTGGTAAGCGTGGTGGTGAAGGTGTACTCCACACCGGCTTTGGCACGTACCGTCTGAGGCGAAGAGTTACCGTAAGCCACGGACAGATACATGTCGGAATACGGGACAATCCTGATGGTGTAATCCGGCTTAACCACAGCACTCTGAGGCGTGTTGCAACGGAAGGAGATTGCCTGTGAGTCTGCGCACTGATTCATGCCAAAGTATTTGGTGCCGATGTAGATTTCCTGGTCGCGTTCAAACTGACGGCGCTGATAACGCTTGCGTCCGTTCATCATGTTCTGGAGGAAGTCTGCGGTCGCTCCCATACCTGCAACAGGGTTGCCGACATAGTACGGTCTCAGATACTTTCTCTCAACGTCCAGACGCCAGAGCTCTTCCGGGAACTGCTCCTGCCATGCGTCGAACTCGTTGATCAGGGAGGTTGCGGACCAGCAGTTCGAGCTTTCACGGCTCTGATACATCGTTCTGAGCTGAGATCCCATCAGTCCGCGAATTCTGCGCCAGAAGACGCTGTCCGCAGCGTTGAAGATCCAGCCGGAGGACGGGTCGCCGTCTACCTTGTAGTCGATGTCTTCATGACCGTAGGTCATGTTCAGTTCGCCGTTGTTGTCGATACCGAGGCCGGTATCGTTATCGTAGTCCCACAGGTCGAAACGGTAGCCGTCGTTGATTGCCGCTGCAGCATCATCCACAATATAGATTTGGTTTCCGTCCGCATTGATGTTTGCGTCACCAAGCTCCGCAGCTTCCGCCGTGGTGATATACGTTTTGCCCCAGTGCCAGAAGGAGTTCTTTGCGCGGTTATCAATCATCGTGTACCGCTCTGTGAACAGGTACCAGTACAGCGGTGATTCGGTGATAAACCAGTCTCCAAAATGCGTCACGAAATCTGTATCACTGGACGTGATGACAAACTCGTACATATTCCGGAAGACCTGTTTGAGTCTGGTCTGAAGTGCTTTGACTTCGCTGCCGGACATCGACTCTCCGTCTTTCGTACCGGACGCGTCATAACGGAACTCGAAGGAGGCGTCCCAACCGCTGATCTGGTCGTACTCGTTCTTATCCACGTTATAACGGTACTCGTCAATATAGAGGGATCGATACTTCGGACTTACGTAATTGACCATGTAATAGGTCTTTCCGGAGTCGATGCTGGTGTCAGTGGTTTTTCTGTAGGTGTTTCCGCTTCTCTCGTAGAGGAGGTCCAGATTCTTGATATTCAGAAGCGTGGAGTCCGTGACTTCGGAATATCCATTGGTCGCGGTCCATTCGGCCATGGAGATCGGGTACCGAATGCTTCCGTCCGCGTTGTAGTATCCGGTATCGAAGGTGCTGTTCGGCAGGGTGTTATCCGATACTTCAACTACAAACTCATTCTGGTCCGTGGGATCATTGACGCGGGTAAAGTCCGTTTTCTTGGAGTCGCCGATGTTGCCGAGCGCATAGAAATGCCAGTTGGTATCATCGAATTCTCTGTGGGTGGTGACGTCAGGATCGTTCTCTTGGAGGAAGATGACGCAGTTGACAAATTCCATGCTGTTTTTCAGCTTGGAGTTTCTTCTCTGCGCCGGGGTCTTGTACGGGATGTATTGGTTATATCTCTTCTGCAGAAGTGCGTTGTTCGCATTTTCGGAGGAAGCGATGTTGACCTTGATGTTAAACCATGTGTTTGGTTCCGAGGTCCGGGTCAGAGCGACTTTCGCGTCCGATCCATAGTATTTGCTGCCGTCGCCAAGCGTAAGCTCCGTGATATAGGTGCTGTCCAATGGAATTTTGCTTACCACTTGACTTTCTCCGTCAAAACCGCCGATGATATCGATGTTGCGTCCGGCAAGACCGTAACGGTTGGAGGTTGTGCCCTGTCCGGCGTGATACATATACCTCATGGTCCAGTTGTCAAGGACCTGATCTCCGTTCGTGTGGAGGCACTGTACCGTTGTGTCTCTGACGTAGTCTTTCTTGTCGTTGGTGAAGTGTGGGCAGGAAATCTTGATGATTTTCAGGTCCGGGCACGCCGCAGCAACGGATTCCGGTGTGAGGGCATTGTTTTCGTTGTAGATCTGATTGCGTTCATACCGGCTGATCATGGTTTCGGAGTCTCTGGCGTCCGCAATGAAGTTGGACAGGATATTGCTGTCGGTCAGGGCGGAACTGTAGGACTTCATGCGGTAGATGTAAACGTCGCAGTCATCAGAACCGATGGTGATATTCACCGGGTTCAGCTGATACAGCAGGAAGTCTTCCGCGTTGGAGTACAGAAGAGGTCTCGCGGCCACGCCGTCTTCGTAGGTCATGATAAACGATGTCGCGCCGTCAGTCTCAAGGTCGATGGAATTGATGTTGTACTCGAATTCGATGATATCGTCTTCGCAGTAGTTGGTCACAAGAGAGCCGGTGGAGGTGTAGATCGTCGCCTCATGGGCCTGCATCTTGAAGCCTACCTTGTCATTGGCCGCGCCGGTCAGGCAGGTCAGGAAGGTCGCGTCCTTATTGCGAACGCTCGATACCTTGAAGATGATCTTGAACTCTTCGCCGTTCTGCTTCGGGTCAGTCCCGAACAGATGGTGAGAGATATAGGCTCTTGTTCCGGACCGGACGCAGAAATACTGGTTTCCGTCGCTGTCCACCTGATAGCCGCCGTTGTTCCAGTCGAAGTTGTCGGAGACCGTAAGTTTAACATCCGGGTTGTTCGCATCGGTCCACAGCCTGTTTGAAGACGCGTTCGTGATTCCGACAGGGTTGAAGTCGAAGTCAAGGTTTGCGGTCACTGGCTGAATGTCATATCCGAGCTCCTGCACATTCACACGCAGCGTAACCGTAGTCGTGCGGCAGGTGATTGTCAGGATATGGGTTGCTACAACATCGGATTTGTAGGACCATGTGTTGGACGCCGTGCTGAGATGCAGTTCGCTTACCAGATTGCCGTCTACTCTAAGTTCCACGGTCGGGTTTGAAGTTCTGGGATCATAGACAACATAGGGAATATTGAAGGTGTTGTACTGCTTCACATTGGCAAGGCCATAATGGTCATACCGATAAATGCAGCCGATCACCGGATCGTCGCTGGCTTCGTCGTACCAGATGATATCTTTGAAGATGTGGTCGGTTTCGAGGTTTTCACCGTTGACTGTTGCTGTCATCCAGAATTCCAAAAGGTGTGCGCCGTGGGACTGCGCCGGGACGGAATAACTCTGAAGGATACCGGAAGCCGAGGTCGTCACGGAGGGAAGATCCCCGCCATCCAGCTTGAAATGAACTACCTTCGGGACAGAGCCGTAAGGCGTGTATGTGACGTTGACAGCCTTCCCGGTTGCGTTCGTGTATCTGTCGCTGAAGGCTGATTCAATACGGACGTCGACAACCTGCACCGTCCAAGACTTTGTGTTCATGGACCCGCCGTCGTCCGTGACGGTGAGGGTGAACTTTTGAGAACCTACCGTGCAGAAGTTGGTGACATTAAAACTATTGAGGCCCTGCACCATTGCGCCGGTCATAACAACAGCGTTGCCCATTTTGAGGACATACGATCCGTCTACCGTCTCATTGTCCGAGTCAACAGAAGAATAGTTGACCTGAAGAACGATTGTATCAGTCGGAGTCACAGACAGAGGCGTCGGCGTAATGCGTTCGACCGTCATGATCGTTGTGCCGCTCGTTCCGCCACCGCCACCGGTTCCCTGAGGAAGCGTGATGGTACTGACCGGGTTTTCCGTGTCTTCGTTCTCATACATCTCAATCAAGTACACGTCGCCGTTCTGGACAAGAGACATGGAATACTCATTGATATCCCCGCGCAGTTCGTCGATATCGGCATTTGCACTCTCGATTGCTCTGCCGAGGCCGTTCACGGCATCATTGATACCGCTGATATCCGTGGAGTGATTGGTGGTGATTTCAGACAGCTTGTTATCGATCTGTGTTTTTGAGTAGGCATCCGCACCGACAGCATAGAAGTCACCGAGCGTGTCGGACCACCGATAGTGCAGATAGATTTTCGGGTCTGTCGTCGCCACATAGTAGTCCGTGAACTCATCGCCGTCAGGATCGCCGTTCCCGTCCTCCGGAAGCGCAGACACTACCTTTACCATCGCGCCACCGATCATCTTCATGACGCCGTCGATCTTGCGGTACAGAAGAGCGCCGGTCCCCTGCTTCACGACATAGTTGACGTTCTCGTCGGCAGAAGCAGCCGAAGGAACGCTCGAAACAACCTGCGTGGAATCTTCCACCTTACCTTCCAGAGCACTCTGAAGGCTTTGCAGAGACGTATAGACGGCCTTTGCGGAAGGATACTGAGTGTCCGTCGATGCGGAAGTGATAGACGTAACCTTATTCGACAGCACTTCGTAATCGGCAAGGATCTCGTCGACCTCTGCTTTGGAGTACGCGTCGGACCCGATTGCATAGAACCGGCCCGGGACAGCCTCAGTGCCGTGCTCCGGGTCTGCGGCAATGGGATCAGCCCACCGATAATGCAGGTAGTTGTCGCCGGTCGGGTTCGGAATATAGTATTCCGTGAAGATATCGCCGGTAGACGGAAGGTTGTCTCCGACATAGGCCTTGGAACCGCTGATCAGGACCCATGCGCCCTCGATCTTCTTATACAGAAGGGCAAGGCCGCTCGTGTACAGGACGTAGTTTACCGTCTCAGACGCGTCTGCGATTGCAGGAAGTGCGGACACAACAACCGTTCTGACGTTGGAAACGCCAGTGCTGAGGGCGTCCAGATTGTCCTTGACGAGTTTTTCAGACGGATAGTGTGTATCATCCGGGGTAGCCTGAAAAACGGAAACACGGTTGGCATGACGCTCATAAGGCGTGAAGTCGATTCCGTCGATGCTGCCGCCAAGGTCCGTGACAACCTGATCGATGGTGTCCTTTACCAGTTTCGCAGACGGATACTGGGTGTCGTTCGGGACAATTCCGGCGAAGGTGGTAATTTTGTTTGCGGCATTCTCTTTCAGGTCCAGATTGTCCTTGACCAGTTTCTCAGTCGGGAACTTTGTGTCACCGGGGACCGCAGAAAAAGCGCTCGCCTTGTTTTCCGAGCGCTCTGCGTAGATGTCTTTGACATCGTATGTGGTGTCGTTTACATAGACATGTTCAATAGGTCTGTTAGCCATGCTTTCACCTCACATCAGGCAATCATCAGTGTGGTATCGACGACTGACGTGCCAAGTCTTGTGATTATCAGGGTAGTACCGGACACGGACGCATCGGCCTTATTAACCAATGCGTCCATAGCGGCAATTTTATCGTTCATTCGCTGAATCATGTAGGCGTACTCGGTCTTGCGTTCGTTTTCAGCCTGTACGCGCTCATCCTCGTTCAAGGAAGCGTTGTACAGATTGATTTGCAGCGTTGCGAAGTCCGTTTCCGAGCCCGTGTATCCCTGCTCTACCGCATAGGCATAAGCCGATTTACCGGTTTCACCCTGCACGGTACCAACGGAGGTTGTCGTGCCGTCCGCCCACTCCATGATCAGCTGATAATTGTTGTCCACGTAGGCACGGACGATGCTGTTTCCTTTCGGGATTCCGAGGATCAGAGCGCCGGTAATCAGGTCATAGTCCACGCTTGGAGATTCTGTCGTCAGGAGCTCATTGACCGTGACCGACATAACATCGCGGTTGATGAAGCTTGCAAGAGTCGCGCCGCTCAGTTTCTTGGCCTGCCCGTTCTGTTCCAGTACGAACAGGTCAGCGTTACCTATATTTTCAGCAGCAGCAAGAGAGCTTATCGCGGCATCAGCCATACATTATCCCTCCTCTTCGGAGTCTTCTTCCACTTTTTCAGGTCCTTCGTTCTTTTCAAAAACAAAGTCACCCGGCGCAGCTCCAACTACGCCATTTTCATACATTCCGGAAAGCAAGGACACGCAGCCGACAAGCATGTTCATGCTGTCGTAGCCCTGCACATTCAGTTGCTTCAATGTGACGATCAGGTTTGCAAGCAAACCCTTCTCAATCATGCAATACTTATTCTTCTTCGCCATGTTCTACCTCCGTTTGTTCTTCTATGATTTCCCGCTTTTTCAGGTCCACATTGACGCCGCCAACCGCGTCCGAAATTGATTCCAGAACAACATATTCCGGATATCCTTCAAACGGCAGAACGTTCTGACCGCCGAAAAGCATGACCGCCTCCATCAGCGTCATGCCAACAAAATGAATGTACAGCCGTTGCGTGCTGCGGCTTTCGATACAAAGGTCGCATTCGTATTCGTTCCCGTTTTTTGCTTTCAGTGTCACCACTATTTCCCCTTATCTCTTATTGTCAATAATTCCACTTTGCTGTTCCAGATTGGGTGATGCCAAGTTGAGTGTTTCCATACCAAGCTTTCGCATAATAAGTAATCGACGCATAAGATCCGTGGTCTTCCCATCCGCTATTAGATAGTGTGGCATATACACTATTTTTAACATCTTGTGCTCCTGCACTATAGCCATTTGACCAGACACCCGTTCCAGAACTACCACCTAAAGTTGTGATTTGGTTTCCTGCCGCATTTTTTAGAACTACATTGATGTTATAGAACTTGCCATCGCTGCTCTCGTTTGCAGTAACGGTAGACCGTGAGGACGAAACAGTAAGCGCCGATACCATGTCCTTATATGTCTTGGTATCGGCTATATTAAAAGACCCTTGTGTCAGGGACGGTCCGCCGATTTTGATGGTGCCATTGCTCTCTGTAAATGTATGGTAATGCGACTCCAAGTGTATCTCATTGTATCCATTGCTGTTTGAAATAATGAACGATGGACCGTAATAGCTGTTTGGAGTCGTAAAGTGCCCCGCTCTAAAATATGCAGGAAAATTCGTTGTATTCTGTCCGGTCGCGTTGTTATAGTCATTGGCCCAAGAAAGCCTCTGCCTAACCGCTTCTACGAGAGGACCGGTATCTGTGCCATAAATTGAACTTGGAGTAATTCCACCGCCACTGAAAGTACCGTATGAAGCATTAGTTTGACTCCATACAACGTTTTTCGCATACACACTCCCAGCAAACGTACCATTGTTTGCTGAAAGATTTCCGTTTTGGTCCACGCTAAAGTTATATCCGCCGCTTCCGTTCTCTCCAATATTGATAGAGCCGCCTGTTATGGTAGAACCGGAAATTGACCCGCTGAATGAGGCGTTCGACGCGCTCATGTTTCCGTTGATGTCAACAGAAAAGTTGTTTCCAATATGGATGGTGCCGCCTTTGATGTCACCGGTAAACTCACCGGCGTTCGCATAAATCGTTCCTGTGAACGTACCATCGCCAGTGACATGAAGCCCGTTCGCATCGACCTTCAGGACCTCTGTATTTCCTTTTTTGACCGTCCAACTGTCGTATACCAGAGACCAGCTAAAGCCGTCCCCCGCACCTTCTTTGGTAACCCGTGCGGAAATCTCGTCGGCCTTAATCAGAAACTCCGCCGCAATGTCAGCGAACTTCCGTTTGTAGTTGCGGTCCGTGCTTGACTCGTATTCCAGTTCGTTGTCGACCTCTTCTTCCCACGGGGCCCCGATATCCGACGCCATCATGGAGTCGAAGGTCAATTCCTGCTCGTAGATTCCGCTGTAGTATCCGTAAGCATGGATTGCATCGCCGATCTCCGCAGCGGGGTCTACAATCGCTGTTGTCGCCGAATACGGCTGATACTCATAGCCATAAAGGTCTTTCAGAAGGTTGTCCGCCACGGACTGACGTTCTGCTGGTTTGACCAGAGGGCACGCCGCTTCCATGCAGGTGCCGCTTCTGGTCATGGTGATGTTCAAAGAAACGTTCTGTTTGTCATTGACGTTCGAGTCTGTCGTCTTGATCAGCACAACCGTAATCACGTCCCCGGCTTTTGGCTGGTCTGTGAATCCGGTTACGCTTGCGAAGTGGACCTCTATGCCGTAGGTGGAGTACAGTTGCTCCGTCGTGTAGTAGGTGCTCGAAGTGTTGTACCGCCACTTGTTTTGCGTCGTATTCCATGTGAAGGTGTATGTCCCCGTATTCCGGTTGGCCCACGGTGTGTAGTTGCTTCCAGCAACCCATGCGCTGCCGCTGTAGGAATACCACTTGTTTGCCGTATAGCCTCTTTCACTTCCTGTGTAGGCGTAGCTTTTCGAGGTATCAGTCATGGCGGATGAATCGGTTACTTCAAGGATCTTCGCACCCGGGCTTGAGATGTAGTTGTTCTCATCCAGAGCAAGGATAATCATGTCATAGGGCGCGAATTTTGGAGAGGTGCTGAATTGACCTGCCCCGTATTCCAATGTTACGCTGTCAGACATTCCGCATCAATCTCCTTTCACGCCCTTAGCAGAATTCTTGTTCCGCCGAAGGTAATTCGTCTTCCGTTCTCCGTAATAAGATAGAAGGTCTCTTCCAGCATATCGACAAATCCGACGAGGCTGAGCTTGCCGGTATCGGACATGATGAAGTTGCCACCGTACATGGTCGCAATGCTTTCCAGAACTTCCCGCATCGTATACTGTGCAGGGAATCCGATGATATGCGTTGCCGCTTGCAGCTTTGTTATGGTGTCCTGCTCAATATAGTTTGTCGGTCTGCCGTTGACTGTTGAATACGAGACTCCGAACATGTGCGCGACGATTTCTTTGACGACGGCGTAAGCGTTCGGGCTTGTTGCTGTCCACGACAGGGTGGATGACGGGTAGTCCCTTTCCGCTTTTCGCAAAGCATCGTAGCCGTAGATTTCAAGCCGTCCTGTTTCGTCGTCTGCTTCTCTGGTATTGATGAAGAATTCGCCCTTCTGGTACCACGGAGATACCTTGTTTCCGCTTCTCAGCCGGAAATACGGTTTGATGGAAGCCCCGCGCGGGATCTCCCGTTCCGGGTCTTCCATCGAAATCTCAATCTCACCTGCAATCGCATTTCCGAACATGGGCTTTTTCTCTTTGAAGAGCTTCTTTCGTGTGCACATGCTATAGAGCTTTGATTGCTGGTACGTTACTCCGTTTATAACCACATAGGCCTCGGAGATATAATCTCCGCTGTCAAATATTTCTCGGTAGGTGGAGTTTACCTCTTGCATCGGTCCACCTCGCTTTTATCTCTCGATGATATTGAATGATACGTCCCGGTTCATCACCGCGCCGCTCGTGTCGATGAATCCAATGCCGCCGTTTCTTGAACTGTTATAAGCGGTGAATGACACGGCTCCTTCCGGAAGCATGTTGGTATTAATGCCTATATACTGCGTCCTCAGCGCTGATATGATCTTCGTGCACTGGGCAAGGGTTACCGGCACAAGCTTGATTGAGATCTTCCGCTTGTCCGTCACCCTTCCTCTGTGCATGACCGCGTCAAGTGTACGCCCGGATTTGGGCGCGTCTACATCGTTGTATTCCCACTTGAATTCTTCAATGAACGGTGCAATATTGATGTTCCCGATATAGAAGTAATAGCTATTCTGTTTTGCCGTCATTGACTATTACCTCCCTTCGGATCTCGCTTTTCGCCGCATCTCTTTTTCCACTGCCTCCGCGATGACACGGAAACTGCCGAACTGGGCGACAAGCTGCATGTTCTGGATTGAATCCTCGAAGGTATCCAGTGCAGACATGAACCGTTCCATCATGCTTCCAAGGTCCGCTCCGCCAGAGCCTCCGCCAGCGCTGGACACGCTGTACGGGACAACAGAGCCGCCCGCAACAGCAGGCATCCGGAACGATACGGTTTCCGCAATGTCCGTCATAGCCTGTTCCAGCTTTCCCTTTTGGCTTTCAATGCCGCCGACGAATTCCTTGATCATGTCAGGGCCATAGGTGTCAAAGTCCGCCAGAGGTCCCTTGTCAGGCTTTGTGAAGTGGATGTAGGCGTTGATCATATTCGCGATTGCCTGAAGCTGTGCTTCGAGCGCTGGCATCTGCGACTGAATACCATAAATAAAGTTGCCTACCATATCTGAGCCCCAGATGCTTGCGTTTCCTGCTACCTGCTGGAATGTTGAATCGGTCTTTGTCAGAATGTTTTCAGCGTGGGTCGCCGCCTCGCCTTCCAGTTCGCTGTACTGTCCAGACACGTTCTGATTCATAGCCTCTGCGTTTTGGGTTGCCGCAGTGTTTGCCGCTGCCGTGTTGGCTTCCGTCTGAGTCTTGATCTCCTCGGTCGCAGCGTTTACGCCAGCAGCCATTTCCTGAGCGTTTTGCGTGATTTCGCCAGATGTGGTTTTGTACTCCTCATTGGTTTTCGCAATCGACTCCCGGTTTTCTTCCATCGCCTGCGCGGAAGTAGCCATCGCATTCCCGAGGGCTTCGATCTTCGTAACGTCTCCGCCTGCGGCTTCAATCTGAGCTTGAAGCTGTTCTGTGGTAAGTCCAAGCTGTTCGGCGAGGATCGGCAGGAATTCGTTATATGCTTCCATAGCATATCTGCTTTCCTGCATGCTCCATCCAAGTGCGGTAGTGTATCCGGTGGTGTCGTTCATACACTCATCCAAATGACTTGCGGTCACTTGGAATTCGTTCATCTTCTGCGCCATCAGTTCGACAGAGCCGCCCGTCTCATCCATCGCTTCTTTGGCATAATCCGAACTGAGTTTTGCATCCCACAAAGAAACAGCATAAACTCCAAGTCCAGCAGCAGCACCGCCAGCCGCAGCGCCCAAAACGCCAATTGCTGATGCAGCGCCAGCCGCCCCCGTAGATGCTGCAGTGGAAGCTCCTGCAACACTACTTCCGGCTGCTCCGGCACCGCCAGCCGCACCGCCAGCGCCGCCCCCTGCAAGAGCCTTTACGAGGTCTGTAACCGGCTTGATTGCGTTCGTCGCTCCGGTAATCAGATCCCTAAACCACGCACCAACTTTCAGACCGATCAGCAGTTCTACAGCACCTTTCAAGAGCTCTACCGCTTTGTCCGGATTCTTATTGATCCACGCATCGATCTTATCTACGACCTTCGTAAGAAAGTCTACAACTTTCGGAAGCGCCTCATTTACCAGCCAGTCTATAGTCGGTTTTATGAAGTCGTTATACAGCCTTTCCAGTATCGGAAGAATATCCTGAGCCAGCTCATAGATCTTATCGCCGAGCTTTCTGAAGGCTGCAATCAGAGGGGGTTCCTCTTCCGTATCGCCCCAGAACAGGCCCCAGATAAAATCAAGCACCGCATCCCATGCAGCTTTGATCAGCCGCATGATCTTCTCTGCAATCTCCTGAGGATTTGAAAACAGGTTTACAATAAAGTCCCTGATTCCTGCGCCAAGCGCCTTCCAGTCGAATTCATCGACGAACCCATAAAGCAGATCGAGGAGCCCCATGAAGTAGTATCTGAGCTTTGCGCCAAGTTCTCCCCACGGGATCTTTGCTATCATCTCATTCAGTTTTCGCGCAAGCTCTCTTCCGGCCTCTTCAAACATTCCGTTTTTCAGCAGGTCGGCAATCTTCTTCATGAACTCGGACGGTTCAAGGTCCCGCAATGGGTTGCTTTTATCTTGCTGCGTATTGTCCTGCAAAACATTCAGTTCATCGAACCCAAGCAAGGTTCTCTGAAGTTCCTGCGTATTCTTCTTTGCCTGCTTCGACAGTTCGGAAGCAGACTTTCCGGTAACACCAAGTAATTGCAGGAATCCAAGAAAATACGATACCGCTGTGGAAATCCACTCAATAATCTGCTCGATGATAGGACCGAGTACATTTCCGAGAGCCGTCCAGATCGCGTTCATCCTTTGACTGAGCGCTTCATTCTGTGACATGTAGGTGCTGATGGACTTCGTCAGAACACCAATAACCGAGCCGACACCGACGATCGTGGAAAGCATTGTTCTACCAAAAGACTTCGCGGTTCTGGTCAGCGACTTGATCGCCTGCGTCATTTCTTTTGTGCCTTTTTCAAAGCCTTTTGTGGATAGATTCGCCATTACTGTAATCGCATCTTCCACAAGCCATCACCACCTTTGCTTTTTTATCCAAGCAGTTCTTTCAGTATGCGTTCATCCTCTTCAAGCTGTCTGCGCTCTTCCGCCGTAAGCTTCGGATGCAGCAGCACGATGTCTTTGTTTTCTTCAAAGAATTCTTTTTCCCAAGGCTCCAGTTTCTTGCCCTTTGCTCTTTTGCTTCGGATATTCAGTACCGTTGAATAGGTGCATTCTCCGATTTCCATAAACCACGACAGGAAGGTCCACCAGTGGACGTCGTCCTCATCCCGGATCTCTTTTCCCGACACGCGGTTGATCGCCGAGACAATCAGCCTGAAGTCCTGTTCAAAGTCGACCATCTTGATGTTGTCTTTTTTCTGTTCATCAAGATCGTTGTTCACAAAGTTCATAGCTGCCTCAAATGCAGGCGCATAGTCTTCTCTGTGGAAGTGCTCAAAGTTCTCGTAGATAATCCACAAAAAAGCGAGGACCTTTTCCGAGTCTTCAAGGTCCCCGTCATTAAGTGCCGCAATAGCATCCAGAACTGCTGTATACTCCCACCGGATCGGCTCTTCCCGTCCGTTTACGGTGAGAGTTTGCGGAAGCCGATAGTTCATCGGTCGCCGCGTCTATGTCTTCCAGTTCGATACCCGTGCACATGCTTATCGATTCGGGCATCGATCTTGTTAAGTTCAGTTTGAAATTTCTTTTCCAGATAAGCCCCAATGGACTTGAAGACGTTCTCACAGTAGAAGTTGCCGTTGACCGGCGTGAAAACGTGCACCTGACTGAAAAACGCTTCTCTGGAGTCGGTGCCAAGCAGATAGTCGAACAGTTCGATCATGGCATCCTCGGCCTCATTGAGAGCCCTGACGGAATCGTCGTCCGCAGCCTCGCCGTTCGGATCAATGCTTGTGTTTCTAAGCGGTTTCACGACCGTTCCAAACTTGTCTGCCACTTCGTTGTACCGGTTGATGATGTTGACGTCGGTCGGGCTGAACTTGAATGTTCCAATCTGTTCCTTAAGTTGGTTATATACCGGTATCCTGATATAACCGTCTTCTACGAACAGGCCGTCTTCACCCGGCGTCAGGTTTGCGGTTTTGCGCTCATCCATGATTCAATTACCTCCTCTTGAATCGGTTTTTCCCTACAAATAGCTAAAAGGCCGATTCTTTATCAGAACCGGCCCAAGCTACACTGCTACGCCAATCCTGTAATCTTCAGAGTGGAGAGGCTGAATTTCACCTTCACTCTCTTTCCGGCTTTGATGATCTGGAAAGGCGATTGTATACCGGACGTATCTCCGCCGAAGGTCTGCGGCACGACAAGAACGTCCTCTTTGTACGCCCAAACAGCAAGACCGGTCGGATCACTCATGTCGATCATTGCATCGATCATGGTCGTTCTCGTATCGTCTCCAGTGAGACGTTCGAGCACAATATTCTGAATCCAATCGCTGAGCGCTTTGTTTGCGTCAGTAGGCTTGTTCGAGACGTAGAAAGTATCTACAGAGCTTTGCGGCTGGTATCCTGCGTGAATCACATACGGCTCTCCGAGAATGTTCCTGTGAACGTCCACCTGAGGATTCAGTTCCTCGCTGTACTGTTCAAGGTGCTCGCCAAGGCGAGTGTAGTTCGTTGAAGTCGTGAAGTTGTTCGGCAGGTTGCTCGCGTCAAGCGTGTAGACGTGATTTGCGTCAATAAAATGCGCCAGATACTTTCTTTCAATCAAAGACACTCACCTCGCTTTGCAGATGTAAAGCGAGCTCAGCTTCCAGACGCAATTGCCATGACTTTGTTTGTGACAGTAAACTTGGTCGTCACATCTTCCCTGTTTCCAAGGTTGGAGATCTGGAACGGAATCTGCGCACCGGAAGTATCGCCGCCGTGAGACTGCGGAACGAGGTAGCAATCCTCTTTCCATGCCCACAGAAGGTTTCCGGCCTCAGAACTGATCACTCCACCCGTGATGACATCCAGAGAGACGCGGGCGTCAACGCGCTCGGTCCTGCACATGTCACCCTGCCAGCGATGGAGCACGATCGCTTCGAGGAATTTGTCCAGATAGTAGTCGTTGTCAGATTCATGGTCAGTCTCGTAGAAGGTGTCCACGTTGCTGCTGACCTGATACCCGTTGTGGATTGCGGTCTGATAACCCCAGATGTTCTTCCGGATATCGACCTGCGGGTTCATTTCTTCAGCGAAGTTTTCGAGGTGCTGACCGATGCGAACCCAGGTCCACTGAATCTGACTTTCGTTTGTGGTGCCGATTTTCTCCGCGTAGTCTTCAACATTGGTCGGCACCTTGACGTAATGAACGAGATATTTTCTTTCAAGCATATCTGCATCACCTCATCGGTCAAATTCATTGAGATACTGGATTTGCAGCTGCATGATCCAGTTCTCTACTTTGCTGTCTTCCTCCTGACTGAGGTAGACAGGCGTTTGGCGGCTGATCTGTCGGATTCTCCGGTTTCCCGTAAGTTTCGGCCAGTCACTCAGCCACTCTGTGTGTTCATTTATATTCACGGGCTGTCTGGTAAGCCACTTTGCGAAGGTGTCCATCCATTCCTGAACTTCAATCTTCCTGCGCTCGTTCAATCCAGAAGCCCTATAAATGATCGTAAAGGGATACAGGCAGGTCTGCCAAACATGCCCGGTTATGCTCTCATGGTCATCCATGATGAACGAACCGGATGTCGCAAATACCGTAACCCCATTTTCCGGCTCTGCCGTATTGAACATGACAACCTCATCCTCGCGGAGTCCCGGATAGTTCCGGACCATGTTCATCAGAGCCTTGGTTACTTCCTCATAACCATCCACATCTTGCTGATACTGTTTCTCAGCCATTCTTCGGATACTCCCCTTTGACTATGATATGCTTGATTCCCTTGAGGAAATCAGCTTTATAGCGTTCATAGGTGTAAGTTCCCCATCTCGGCTGCGTGTTCGGATTCGTCCAGTGGAACGGTCGCCCTGTATTCGGGTTGATTCCCGGATATAGCCGCTTACCTTGAGGCGGGACCGTGGTTACGATCTTTCCGGTTCCCCACTTGCCAGCGTTTTCCTGATTGATCTTTCTCAGGTATTCGCCGGTTTTACGTGGTACAAAGGGCTGCATCTTTTCCACAAGCGTTCTGTCAAACCAGATTTGAGCACGCCGGAAGTTTCCGTTGAATCTCGCGAAGTGAATGTTGCAGGTCATGAACTGGTCTTTCATCGTAAGGTCTTTGAAAGTCGGTCCTAAAATCGCCATGCTTATCACCTCGCCATGATCTCGAAATGCGGGATCAGATTGTATCGGGATACTGACGTAATCACGAACACATGGTCGTATCGCGTGTTCATGTAGTCCAGAAATCCTTGCCTTGTAAAGGACACATCACTGATTGGAACGGGAAAATCCTCGTCAAGCTCGCCCTCTATGAAGAAGTCGTAGTACTTGTTCCCAAACTGGAAGGTGATAGCCTCTTCCGGAGCCAGCAGACGCCGGTACTCTTTCGGCAGATAGTACTTCTTCTGCACAACCTCTGTTTCACCCGGGTTTCTGCACTTGATCAGCGCGTCGGTCCCGGACACCAGATACCGGATATGCAGCCGCACATTGTCGTTTTTCATACCGCCGTTGTTGTTCCACGATGCGGACTCGTCCGTGACAAGGTGCACACCTTCCAGCACAGTCGGGTACCAGATGAATTCTCCGCTGTCATGGGCTATCGGAACACGATTGAACAGCGTTACCGTCTGTTTGTAGATTGCCTCAAACCCTGCCATAGAAGTTCTCCTCTCCGGAGACGTGGATCGGAACAATCGCCATGCGTCTCAGTTGCAGGAATTGCGTGCCGTAGATCGTCATGGTGTATTCCGCATCCACTTGCAGGTTGCCCGGACCGGCGCTTGCAAAGCTGATAGAGCTTCCGCCGTCAGACACACTGGACGCTGCATAGGCGTTTCCGATCTTTCCAAGGTCGCCGAGTGTGTTTTCACCGAATCCGGCCATTTTCAGCTTGTGGCAGATCATCAGAGTAATCGCCTGATAGTAAAGGTTTCCAAACTGCTTTCTGCTCACCATCGGCTGCACAAAGTCAATCCAGAACCTCAAATCTTCTTCGGACATGGAGTTAAACTCACCGCCGCCGATGGTTTTGATCATCGTTATTAACTTCGTGTATTCCTCTTCGGTGAATGCAGTCATGGACGTTCTCCTTTACTCAGCCTTCTTGTTCCGGCCTCCGCGTGCGGGCTTCTTCTCCGGTTCTGCCGCAGCATCAGCAGCAGCCTCTTCGGCAGGAGCCTCTTCCTTGACGGGCTCAGCCTTTGCGGCCTTGGTCTCTTCGTAGGTCAGCATGCCGAGCTTGGCCTGCGCCAGAATGCCGGGAAGAATGACTTTTCTGCCGGTCTTGTTGCCGTCTTCGTCATACTCGTCGCAGTAGGCGATGCGGTCGGGAATGTGGATGGTTTCACCGGGCTGGGCAAAGAGCCTGCTTCCAAAGCCGATCACTTTCGGGGCGTTTCCTGCTCTATCAGTAGTGTTGGTAATGATCATTTGTTTCGTCTCTCCTTCTAAAAAGTCTGTAGAAAAACAGGGGCCTCTCCTGTGGTGGAGAAGCCCCTTGCGGTTACTCTGTGCCGATTACACGCCGATCGCAATCAGCGCGGACATCGGGTAAGGAATGATCATGCCTGCGGTACGAGCTTCGCAGGGAACGAGCGTTTCGAGGTTGCGGACCTGCACCGGGTACTGAATGAAGGGCATCGGATTGTGAAGCGCGAGCTTCTTCTTGTTGTTGGTGTACAGGAGAGCAACGCCGGAGCCGTTGGACGCAGCGGCATAGGGGTTGGTGCTGGTTTCGTCGTCGTTCAGCTCAGCCGCCATCTCGATCTTCTTCAGCCACGGAGCGTTGCGCTGAATGAAGGTCAGAACGGTATCGGCGGTATCGCCGACACGCTTCATGGACAGGGCGGTGTGAATGTTGGTCGGCAGGACCAGCGTATCCGGACGCTCGATGTTCTTGGTGGTCTTGGAGACCTGAGAATACATGTTCATGAGGTCCTGAAGGATCTCATCAGCATCCTTTTTCAGCCAAGAGGTCTGGCCGGTGGTGCCGCCAGCGGTGATGGTGTAGGTCGGGATATTCTGACCAACGGACAGAATGCCAAGCAGGTTGTGGCCGGGATCGCCAGCCCATGCAATGCGGTTGATCTCGGCATCGATCTGGTAGTGGGCACTGTCAGCCTTGCGGGCATCGAGGTGCTTGTCTGCCATACGGGAAGCACGCATTTCCTGAGCGCTGTAGCCATAGCTGCTGCCGATGGACTTCACTTGCGCGGTGTTGGCCTTACCGAAGGCATCAGCACGGGGAAGGTCAGTGCTATAGTTGTCAATGACCTTCGCAGTGCCTTCCTTATCGTACACGTAGTAGGTGATGGTTTCTGCACCAGCATCCGCCTCGGTGTCGATCGGGAAGAGCTGATAGGCCATCAGCTCGGGGTATTCGGCTTCGTAGGCTTCGCTCTTGACATAGTCAAGTTCGCGGGCAAACCAGATGGAAGCGGCGTCTGCGCTGTCGAAACGAGCGAGACCTTGAATCTGGAGCAGCGACGCAGGGATTGCGGAGCGCTTGATGGTATCGACCTCAAAACGGTCGTACTTGTTGTGAGTCTTTTTCATGATCCATTATCCTCCTGTCAATTCTCGGATTACGCCTGAGCCTGGTGGAAGAGCTCGATCAGCGCAATGCCGTCCTGAGCGCCACTGAGGAACACGCCCTTCACAGCAACGTTGTTGGTGCTGGTCTTTGCAAAGCAACCGGCGTCATTGCCGGAGACGACCAGATACACGGGATCACCGTAAGCCGGAGTCTCGTTTGCGGCAAGCAGGCCCCAGATGCGGCCATAGCGCATAACGCCAACGGTGATGTGCTGATTCAGCTCGACGCCGCCGAACATGGCATTTTCGGAAGTGCGGCGGTTGGTGACAATGCCCTCGAACTTGGCGGCAGTGGCAGTGGAAGTAGGAACGGCAATGCCCTTACCGGGATTGGCACCCTGCACGACGCCCATGCCGAACTTCAGAGCGCCGTCAGCAGATTCATTCATGAAAGAGTTGACCTCATACGGGGCCAGGTCGTAAATGCCACCGGCCTGACCGACAGGGGTAGTGAAGCGATAAACAGTCTGTGCACTCATTTGGATATCCTCCCTATTAATTACTTGCGACCCTTGTTGTATTTGGCGATCATGCGCTCGCGGGCTTCGAAGGCAGATCCGCCGTCAACAGAGTCCATGTGTGCAGTTTTCTTGTTGTACATCTGTCTCTTCTGGTCCGCAGTGGTCTTGCGGCTGCGGGCCTTGATCACGTCGCGGGCAAGACCAAAGGCCTCGTTGACGTAACGGTCGCTCTTTCCGTCCATGCGGGTCTTAAGACCTGCTGCACGGATAATTGCGATCTTCGCGTCACGGACCGGCTTGCGGGCCAGACCCTTGATTCCGACTCTGTCACCGAGTTCGCCAAGGGCGATCTTCATGTTGACCAGACGCTCCACCGAGTCGGCGTTCATACGCTTGCCGGTGTAGTCTTCGCAATCCTCGCCGTCTTCGGCGAACAGATCTTCCTCTTCTTCCTTGTCCACGGTGTCGTCCTCGTCAGGGTTTTCCTCGTCTTCGGGGATAACCTCTTCGTCCTCGTCGGCGTCGGTCACAAGCTCTTCCTCTTCGTCTTCCGGAATCTCTTCCTCGACGACGTCGTCTTCGTCCTCGTTGCCTTTCAGGGTTTCGAGGTCGTCGACTTCGTCCGCTTTGACTTCTTCCTCGGGAACTTCCTCGGTGGGCTCTTCCTCAGCCGGGACTTCTTCCTCGTCGGAATTGGCGGCTTTGGTCATGTCCAGACGGGCACGGAGGGTGTCCACCAGATCAATAAGGGTCTGGATGTCTTCGTCCTGATGTGCAATCATGCCCATTGCAGCATCGACGTCTTCCGGATCTCCCTCTTCGTCGCGCTTGTCGCGGCGTGCTTTGACTGCCTCGACCGTTGCTTCCACGTCATCAGACGGGGCGGGCTGCTCGACGACTTCTTCGGTTTTGACAACCTCTTCATCGTCTGCGTCGGTCTGGGCGGCGGGTTCGGTCTTTCCGTACTTCTTGTCGTACTCCTCAAGCGCCTTATCCAGCTCTTCGTCAGTAAGAACGGCATCAGCGTGAGGAACGCGCTTGGTTTTCTTGCTCATTCTTTTTCCCCCTTTGAGCAAATTTACTTGGTCGCGGCTGTCAAGATTCAGCCGCGCCTGTTCTCCTGCTCGCGCCTCGCGAACAAGAGCAAGGTGGTTAATGCGGATGTTCTTCTGAACAGCGTCGTAGCGTTGACCATTCCAGACGCCGGGCGTTTCATCCAAATCGAGGTTATATCCAAGACTCAGCTCTTTCAGCCCAGCAGACTTCATAGCGTCCGTGTCATGGATGATGATCTCGGCCTTGACGTCATTGCCACTTCGCTCTCCCTCGCTGAGAATAGTTCCAATCTGATTCTCAGCCACGTTGTTCTTGTCAATCAGCCCCGCTTCATGAGTCAGAACAACAGGCTTTCCGATGTAACTTCTCAGGCTTTCAGGAGAAAAAACATCCTCCGGAAGCCGAAGCTCCCGCCTGACGCTCCCGTCAGGATTTGTATACTCGAAGATTCCGCAGGAGGTCAGAATCGGCCTGTCCTTCAGGTAACCTTCGGGGGTGAAGTACGCTCTCGGCATGGGCATGCTGTCGTAGCGCACGACTCCGTGAAGTATCATCTCTGCATCTCTCCTTCCAAGAAACAGTGCAGCTTTCGCAAAATGCTTTTAAGCATCTCGCGGGTATTAAAAAAGCACCGAGCTTTTTGCTCAGTGCTTCTTCACAATATTATGCGGTTTACCAAACCTCGTTTGACTTCGGAGGCTTGTAGTTAAGCTTCTCCTGCCAAGTTACGCCTTCTTCAAGGCAGGCTTTGTAAACCTTTTCTGCTTCGTCGGGGTCTCTGTACCTGCTTGGTACTCCCCAGGTTGGGATCGTGTTCCCGTGGACCATATAGTACTTCATCGTGTACTTTCTGCCACGGAAAGACTCCCAAAGCCTCGTGACGCCGTCCATATCCATGACGCCCTTTTTGTCGATGTAGGCTTTCTGGAAGAATTCAGCATCGTTAAAGAAGCCGTCATTCAACAGCTTGATTAGTTCGTTCTGTTCTGTCATCATAGGTCTACATTCCTCCAAAGCCATTCGTCATAGGCTTTTTCAAGACTGTTGTGGACACTCGGCGCAATAGACTTCAGGAGATTGAGTCCTTCGGTCCAGCCCATCATGCGCATCTGGTGGTAGTTGGCTACCGCCTCGCTGTATGGTGCCGTGCTTCTGGAATAGTAATCCGAACTGTGACCGCCGCAAACCCAAGGTCCGCGTCCGTTGAACATACCGCAAATGATATCCGAAACCGGACCGATCATTTTCTCGCGCTGCCTGCACCGCTCCTCGTATTCCCGGGTTTTGTCGTAGTACTCGTCCGGGTTCTTGGCAATCGCGGCTTCTCTCTTCTCTCTGTATTCTCGATGCAGACGATTGTACTCTTCTCTTGCGCCCTTGTGTTTCTCACGTTCCCGGAGAAGCCTCCGCTTCGGCGTATAATAGAACTCTATGTAGTCGCCATACTTTGGCTCTTCGCTGGAAAGCGGACAGCCGATCGACCTCAGATAGTCGTCGTACTCGCTGTCAGCGAACTGGAACTTGTTGAACTGGCTGTCCACGGCAGACGCAATCTTGAAGAACGCCGTGTCGTAGGCATCTTCTATCATCCCGCCTTCGGAATTCTTCACAATCAGATAATGCCCGTAAGGACTCTCTTCGATTGTGTAGTCTTCGACGCCGGACTCCCGCAGCAGCTTATTCATATCGGCTGCGGATTCTTTGCTGTGCATCGCGCTTCCATCATACAAGGCCTGCGACAGAGACGACCTGTATTCCGTATCGCTGGACAAGTTTCTTTTCTTGTGCGAATAGCAGTCGCTCTGATCCGGGTCATCCAGATAGTGACCGTATTCATGCCACAGGATACTTGGCTTCCGCATGTCCTCTGCCGACATCACGATCGTCCCTGTTCCTTTGGAATAGAACGAATCAGCGCCGGAGGGAGAAACCCTTCCTTCGCCGTCCATGATTCTAACATGACCGGCTGTCTTTTGCAACAGAAGCAGCTGCGCATCAGACGCCCCTTGCAGGCTTTCAAACGCAGATGCCTTTGCCTCATCGGACATTCCGTCCCATGTGGACGAATGCTGGATCTCCTGAATCGCGGATGACCTCTCATCACTTGTAAGAAACCGCTCCTGATCCAGTTTTCCGGAAACCGCGTGTGCTTCCTTGTGCGCCTTCTCTCGTCTCACGGTTGCATCGTGGGCCCTCTGTCTGGCCTTGGCGGCGTGTTCCTCCGCCTGACTCACCTTTTCCTCAGAGAACGCATCCGGACCGTAGCACTCGTCATAAGACTTGATCGCAAAGTCAAGCTTATTGTACTTGGCTTCGACTTCAGTAAATGATTTTTTCTCTTCGTCTTGGAGGCTCCACTTGCTCCTGCCTTGAAGAATGCTGTCCATTTCGGATTTGAGCTCTTCAAGGTCTCTCTCCATGACCTCTTTATCGCCTTCGCCATAGCCGAGGTCTTCAAGCATCTTCTTGTCGTTCGCAACGATCTTCCTTTGGAGATTCAAACGGCGAAGGGCATTGTCCGCCTTGTTTCTCTCATCGTATGCGGCTTCTTCGTCACATTCCGCATCTTCAAGGCTCTGGAATAGGGCTTTCACCTGTCTGCTTCTTTTCCGCAGGCGGTTCCTCACAAGCTCTTCCCTGCTTTTCGGGTTTGGACCTTCGCCGCGCATGGTGGAAAGCACATAAGGATTTCCCTTGTCCGGGATTCCCTGCTCATTGATATGCACATGATGGTCGTTTTCTGTGGTTACCCACCGTCCATCGTCATCAGCTGCGTCATGACGCTGCGTCTGAAGTTGCTGGGCGTATTTCATAACGCATTCGCCGACCGCAACTGCAACCGGTCTCGGATTCGCGCTGCCCGTATACTCGGACATCGCTTCCGCAAACCACTCGACGTCACCGCCGCTTTTGTTGTTGACGGAGTATCCGGACACGGCTCTCTTGCACTCGTCCCTGCTCATTCCGAGCTTGGACATAACCTCGTTCATCACCAGCGTGGAAAAATTACCGCTGTGGAGCTTCAAGGCATCTGACATGTAGTCGTCCAACTGATGAGAATACTCATGCTGGACAACACTTTCCTTTGTGAGTCCGGGCGGATGGAACTTGTCCGTCATGCACCGCTGCCAAGACTCTTCAAACTTCTGCTCGTCTCCGTAGAACCGGTTATTCAGGCGGACGCCCTTGCCTCTCTGTGAGTAGCCGTAGACGCCTGCGTCCTCGGCTGTCATGTCTTCAATCACAAGACGCCCGCAGTGCCCTTTCATGAAAGGCACCTTATTGATATAGTCTACAAAGGACTTCGCTGTCGCCTTTGCGGTATCCAGAGACACCTTGTGTCCAAAGTCGCACACGATGTCGTCCCCGTCAAAGGCACCCTCAGCAGAAAGCCGCTCCGCGATATCTTCGACCGTCTTACAGTCGTCGAATGTTGGAAATCTTTCCGTGACGGAATCGTAGTATTCCTGCCGGACAGGCTTCAGACTTTCTTTCGCTTCCGCAATCTGCCGTTTGTATTCTTCAACCTCGGCCTCTGCGTCCTGAACCTCTTTTTCGTACCCGGCAATCTTTTTCTTGACGCCCCGTACTTTTCTGCTGGCCTCTTTATATCCGCCGTCCGGACCGTAGCGGTCGTAGTCGTTATTGAGGATATTGCTCAGAGCGTTGTATTTTTCAAGAGCTCCGTCCTTGGATAAGAGCTCAGTGTCGATTTTCTTGATAATCTCGCTTCTGCCGCCGTGCTGCTCGCACCATGCGTTCCATGCCTCGCGTTCCGGTGTTCCGCGTTCCGGCCTGTCGTAGAGCTTTTCATTAAGCTCTTGGGCCTCGCGAACACGTTTATACAGAGCATCCACTTCCGATTCAAGCTCTTCTTTGGTCCTGCCTGCGATCAGGTCTTTTCTCCTTTTCGCTTCAACGGCACCGCGTTCGGCTTGGAGAAGTTCACTTTTGGCACGTGACAAAGGACCAAACTCTGTATCAATTCGGCGGTTCGTCGCATCGATGATCTTTCGATTAAGCTCTTTCGTCTGCTGGGCTACTTCAGTCTGCTTTTCTATGCAGGACTTCTTCGCAGCAGTGTGTCTTTCCGGGGAAACGACAGTTTTTTGTTCTGCTTTCCCACGCTCGCGGAGTTTCTTGTATTCCTCAGCAGCGCTCACGCCTTTCCCTTCCAGCGCTTCCCACGCTTCCCTCGGGGTCCAGCCGTTTTGCACCTCAATGCCGTACTTCCTGCACAGGCCATAAGGCAGTTTGGTGTTGCCGTGGTTTTTGGATGAGGAATCACCTTCCGACTCTTCGTCCGCATCGAATCTTCCGTTCGGTGCAATAAAGCCGGGGACAAAAATCTCCATCTCGCCGCTCGTGTTCAAAGAGCCGAAGGTGTCAATCGGGCGGATCTCCGCCTCGTAAATCACGCCGTCGTCAGTGGCTCTTCCGTGGCCTTCGTTGCTGGCTTTGAACTTTTCCGCAGCTGCTCTGTCAAACGTATAAGAAGAAAACGCAAGGGCCTTCTTGTGCTCCTTGCCGCTTCCGCCTCTATACATCTTAACCGGTGTAACGAGGAAGTCTTCAAACGGCAGATCCTCTTCGCCCTGCGCTTTGCAGTGGTATTGATAGTTCTTATACATAACGTTCAATGCCGCGTTATGTATCTCGCTGTTTTTGGTCAGCTGATGTGCAAGCTTTTCCTTGACGCCCGGATCATACTCGGTGATCCACATGCTGGCGACACCTTTGTCAATGCCGTTTTGCAGGATCTCGTCGGTTTCCTGATCACTGATGCGTCGGAGGTTTCCGGTCGCGTTTTGAAGTCTGGCCTTGAGCCATTCTTCTTTCACGCCGTCCATGCCCTTCTCTTCAAAGATGGGCATGAGCTTGTCCACATTCTTGCTTATGAACTCTTGGTGCCCGTCTGCCGGGTCCAAGTCATAGTCGGTTCTCTTAGGCTTTGTGCTGTCGCTCAGATTCAGTTCGCGCTGTCCTGCTTTGGCCGGTCCCTTTGAGGTAGCCTTGATCTTTTTGGCAACCTCGCCGGTCATGTTTCCCTCATCATCAAGGGGAACGTGCGTACCTTTGATCGTGACCCAGTCATATTCACTGGAATCTGCGTCATCGTGCTCTTTGCGCTCATCGCCCGGATAGATGGTTTCGTATTCGTGGTGATGGTCGTCCAAGTCACCTGCGAAAAACACGCCGTCATTACGAACCTGATCAAAGCTCTCTGTCAGGGACTCTACCAGTTTCCGGATCTCCTCGCCCAACTTGGACGCCTTCGGCTCCTCAGCGGTCTTATACTCTTGGCACAGCAGGCTCAGCTCTGCAGTGATGTAGCCGATCTTATGCAACTAATCACCGCCATTCGGATATGAAAAAAGCGCTGCCCGTCAGCAACGCTTTGTTTATTAACCTTTATCGACGATCTTACCCGACCATGTGTAGTAGGGCTTCTTCATTTTCGGGTTCTCCGACTTCCAGATGTTCGGATAACCGCCGCCGTTCATGAACTCTTCCAGTTCCTTCTTGTCCTTGTCGGAAGCACCCGGAAGCATGTGCCACTCGGGATCTGCGACAAAGTACTTGCTGCTTGTGAACTCAGGGGACGGACCAATCATGTTTTCTACCTCCGATTGATGTATCAGCCGTTTTTCTTCTGGATCATGGCGGCTACTTTCTTAACCGCTTCCTCCGGTCCGGAAACGTTAACCGTGTTTCCTGCTTCGTTATCCCAGCACGGAGTGATCGAGATGGTCACGCGGGACCCGTCAACCTTCGTGCGGACTTCAATCACATCAGCATCGATCTTCTTGACCTTGTCAAGGCCACCCACGAACTCTTTCTGCGTTTTGAAGCTGCAATAGTTCTCGTGGGTGTCCATGTCCGAGTAGCCACGGCACTCGACGATCTCAAGCTCGCCGTAGCCGCAGGCCACAGCCGCGAACCGGAAGCAGTCCTTTTCCGTCTTCATCTCGTCAGCCGCAAACTTGTAACTGACCACATCGCCGCGAATCACGCTCTTGCCGACATACTTCATTTGCTGTTCCCTCCGTTGTTCCATTCTCTGTTGTTTCCGCCGTTCGGTTCTCTCTTGTACTCAATCTTCGTGCCGTCTTCGCAAACAAGCGTCAGGGCGTCAATGCCGCCGTACTTCGGCTTTCCGGTCTTCTTGTCAACCTCGGTCTCAATCCGTTTCCACATGTCGTCATAGGCTCCCGTGGCGTTCGGATTCATGTCATTCGCGCTCTTGACTCCGGTCATCTTGATCTGCATGCTTCTCGGAATACCGTTGATGGTATTCAGTTCGCCGCAGCGTTCCAGAAGCGCCTCCACCGTGCAGTGCGGAACATCGTTTCCGCCTCGGAGCGACACGCTCAAAGCAAGACTGCCGTTATGCAGGACCGTGTCAACCTTGACCATATTCCGCTCACCAAGAACAACCTTTTTGGAAAAGTCTCGGCTCTCCTGTCCGAGCTCTCCGATGAACCCGTCCTTGTCGTCATTCAGGTCATGCACGCCGTTGTCGTCCTTGATGCTGATCTTGGAGTTGTTGACCTCATCCTGCCAAGACCCGCACTGATCCGGCGTTGCCATCTTGTCGATGTCGTACTTACCGCCGCTCTGGGCCCGAAGTGGAATGTTGGCTTCTCTGTTGGCGTCTCCAAGACGTACCGCCGCAACCTGCGAAGCCATGTGGCGGATGTTCTCTTCGTTCGGTTCCCCGCCGAACACAGAGTCGCGGTCAAACTTGATTTTCTTATTCGGGTTCCGCTCATTATACTCGTTAACGGCGGTTTCGATCTTGTCCAGACCAACCTTCCAGTCTTCCGGACTCATCAGGTCATTGACTCCGGATTTACTCTTCGTGTGGGCAAAGGCAATAAACGCGGCCTGACTCGGATTAACGCCAAGCTTTTGAAGTTCCGCAGAGTGCTCAAGAATATGCATCGCGGAATTCATTCCGTGATTGCCACGGATACCGTCTCCGTTGTCTTTGCTCCAATTGATGTCGCCGCCGTCCATGCCGGTGTCATGAAACCAAGCAGACACAAGCATCAGTTTCCGGTCCATCTTGGCACCGCGAAAACGGTGATTTCCCTGAAGCTGCTCAATCACGTCCGCAGCCTGATTGGTCTTCTCGACCACCTGCTGGATGTGATCCATACCATGCGTGGTAAAGGTTCTCAGCGTCGGCTTCTCATTGGCGACCTTGGTGCCCTTGGCATAGTGCTGTCCGCCGACCTTGTCGCAGCCGGAAAGCGTGTTGTTCACCGTCGCGGCATCAAGGCCCTTGACCTTTGGCGGCATCCAGTTCCCCTGATACTTCGCACGGGAAGTCTGCTTGCTGCGCTCACCGCTTTTTCCGGTCACATTGCCTTTCGGTCCTCTGTTGCCGAAGCTTTTTGCAGCCGCCTCAGCAGCGCCGGGATCTTTCTTCTTGATCGCGGCCCAGACCTCTTTGGGCTCCATGCCCTCGGTCTTGATTCCCATGCTCTTTGCAATTCCGTAGGCCAGACGCGCACTCGCGTCAAAGCGTTCCTGAAGCCTCTGCTCTCTGCGCTGTCTGTAGGCCTCCACGCTGTCAAGCCTTGCCTTCCGTCTTCCGGCAACTCTCGTTTTTCTGCGGTTCCTATATCGATTAACGGAATTGTCCATCTCTCCGACCACCTTTATTATACACTAATATTAGTACAGTGTCAACACTTTTCTCACTCTACAAAGGCTTAAACTTGTTCGCCAGATAGCGTTTTGCAATGTCTATATCAAATACCGGCGACGCTACGCAGCGACAGCCGTAGCTTTCGCCCGGGTGGCAGTATCTTCCAGTGTACACAATCCCTCTTGATTTCGTCATGTACCACTCGGCAGGCGGCTCGCTCCACTTGTGGACCGTTCCATGCAAGGCCCTGTGGCTGTCTCTTACTCGACTGTCACGCTTGGTGATCCACTTATACTTGCCGACGCCAGCGCTTTCGTGCTCGTATCTCGTCATCTGGCAATTGAGTGTTCCCAACTGGTCCCTTGCAATCATCATTGCTTTGGACTTTGTCAGGCCGATCAGTTTTTCCAGTCTCCGGTAGACGTTGACCTTCGGCTGTTTGGTTTCGTAGCCCCACCGGATAATCGACTCGACCTCGGCAAGGTACTCGTTCGGAATCGACTGGATCTTGCTCACGTTTTCGTGAATCCAGCGCTGGACCATGCTTTCCATATCCTCTTGATAGCTCTTGACGTTGATCTCAAAGCCAAGGGCATCACGGACCTGATCATTCCAGTCTTCGATCGAGTGGTTTTTGGCAAGGCTTCCGCTTCTGGCATACTGCCTTTCAAGCTTTGCCAGAGCGCCTTTTTTACGGTCCAGCCTTTCAGCCGCCGCCAAGCGAAGTCCTCTCGCGGTTGAAATAAACTCTCCGGTCGCGTCCTGCCGTACCTCGCCGCGCTCCACGTACTGCCGCATCACGCTGTTGATCGCGGGCTGCACCGTCTGAATCACCATCTCTGTATAGGCCAGAGTGCCGCGCATGCATTCACGCTCGGCGGAGATCGGATAGGTCGGTCTCCGCCTTGGTGAAATTTCGCCGTGCTCTCTTATCTGTCCGTTTCGAACTCTTTTTCTTCGGAGTACATCTATACCCCTTACGGGCTTCTCGTCCATTCTGTACCCCTCTCTGATTGTCAGCCGATCTTCGGCGTTGCGTACTTTTTGAGATCCGGAGACGTCCTCAGGTCAGATTCCTTGCAGCCGATTTTCGCAGCGTAGGCTTTTGCATCGGAAATCTTCTCGAAGATCTTCAAGGTTGTACGGTGCCCGGTGAAGTCGGTGCCTGTGACTGTAAATCCACGCCTGCTGTAAGGGTGTCCGGTCTTGTTGTACCGCGTGCCAAGTACAAGATCCTTGTACCGCGTTTCCCCGACCTTGGCAACCGTCTTCGGCAGCTTCATCTTGCTCGGGTTCACCGTCTCCCCGGTATCCGGGTCCTTAAACCGGCTGATTCCGTGCTCCTGAAGGCAAGCGTACATTTCCTCCTTATTCAGGAACGTGTGGAACGCGGCAGCAGTGGCCGTGATCGGCCTTCCGCTCAATGTGCGGTCTGTGAAGTCGCCTCTCAGGGTGTACTTGCCGTCATTTACTTTGGTCGCGCTCAGGTTTTTGTATGTTGCGCCGCTTCTGGTCCTGATAAAGCTCGCTCCGCCGTTTCGCTTGGCAAACTCCGCCTCAGGCGTTATGCCCTTCTCCGCCAGAGCATCCCATGCATCTCTCGGACTCCACGAACTGTCCACGTCAATACCGTACCGTTGGCACAGGCCGAACGGCAGGCGCGTGTTTCCGTGTCCACCGGTTCTTTTGACCGGCGTGTTATTGTTTCCGTTTGCCTCCTCTTCGGGGGCATCGCGGTGAAAGCGTGCATCAAGCCTCTGCTGTCTCCGCTTTCTGTATTCAGCTACAGCATCAGTCATAACGCACCACCTTCCGATAAAAGCAAAAGACGCCTCGCTCTTGCGAAACGTCTTCAGAAACTGTTCCTACACGTGGCAGGTCAGCTATTCTTTGATTGGAGATACCCGTTTTCGATCAGCCATTCCCGTCTCTCGGCAGTAGGCAGATTATGTTTCCCGGCCTGATACAGCGCTCTGTACCCTGCCAGTCCTTCCCAGTTGGCACCACCGGCCTCAGGATCGGTCTCCTGCATTCCGTCGTCTTCCCATCCGCATTCCTCGCAGATCTCGTAGGACCCGTGTGTCGGAAACTCGAACTTTCCGCATACCGGGCACATGTGCGGCTTGAAGTAGTCCTCTCTATCGATCATACTGTTCCGCTTCCTTCCTCGCCATAAAATAGTTCCTCGCAAAATCCAAATCTATGTCTGTCGGGTCCGCCGCATTCAGCCGTGTCGGATAGAAACACGTTTTGATATTCCCTCCGGGATATCCTTTTGCATACTCGCCGGTGAGTCTGTTGAACCGGCAGATGCTCCCGTCCGAACAGCGATAGCCCCAGATATCCGGACCGCACTTCTTCATCAGAAGTTTCTTTGCGTGCTCGTTATACTCCTCGGCTGTCATGTTCGCATACTGCTCGGGGTGCCTTTGCTCCTTGTGAACGCGAAGGTTGTTCTCCGTAAACCCTATGCACGGGAAGTTTTCGCCCTCGGCGGAAATCTGCTCCATCGGATACGGGCTGCTGTATCTGTCTCTATGTTCCGGCTCTTCCGGCTCTTTGCCTTCCCGCTTGGCCTCAATACTTGCCAGAGCGTTGTCGACCATCTCTTGCAGGTCTTGTGCGCCAAACGCTTTCGGCTGTCCGTCCACCGGGAGTCCTGTTTCGGAACTGAACTTGATGCTGTTTCCGTTGACGGTCCGGAAGTAATAGCCCTGCGCTTTTTCCTGTTCTGTCAGGTCATCCGGCAGGGCCGAATTCTTCTTTGCCGCAAGAATCTCGCCGATGCTTGCATCCTCTCGGACCTCGGACTGTCCAAAAAGACTGATACTCAGTTCTTGGAGCCTCAGCAGGATCTTCCTCGCATAAGGCGTCCAGCCGTTGTTCGGAACGATAGCGCCAAGCTCTTCAGATATCGCGGCCATCTCATCAAGCTGCCGCTCGCCTTGTTTGCTCAGCATTCTACCCCTCGCAATCCAACTGTATTATACACTAAAATTAGTACACTGTCAATGCTTTATAATATCAAATCTGCTTGACCGCTTCCTCAGCAGAGATGCAGACCGGCTCGCCTTTCTCATCCTCCCGATAGATTTCTTCAAGAAGGATATTAAGGCTGTCGGCAAACGGCTTGAACAGCAGGCCTTGCATGTTCGTCAGGTCGGCAAGGTCGTGCCAGACCGCTTCTCTCATCTCCACGTCGTCGCACTGCAGGATTCCGGAGTACATCGTCGCCGTGAAGATATGCGATACCTTGACAGATTCGTCATCGTCAACGATGGTCCCGATTTCCTTCAGGTCAATCGGTCGAATTCCGAACTCTTCTTCCGTCTCCCGGCAGGCTGCTTCTTCCGGAGTCTCCATGTACTCGATGTGACCGCCCGGGCCGCCAAGCAGGCCATAGCCGCCAGCGTCACCGGCGATTCTGGTACCGGTCAGGATCTTGTTGCCCTGAATGATCAGGACTCCGACTCCGCCCATCGGCTTCTCGTCTTCGGCGTCCTTGACTTCCAGCCTGTCCCACACATTTTCCTGTTTGTGCGGCTCGGGCTTTTGCACCATCTCTTCCTTCGGCTCTTCGGAAATCTCGTTCTCGGCGTCTTTGTTTACCTCATCAGAGAAGTCCATGTCCTTCGGAAGCTTTGTCGCCTCAGGGGCCGCATCGGGGGAATTGCCTTCTGTCTTCTTCGTCAGCTGCTTTTTGAGCTCTTCTTCCTCTTTCGGAGGCTTCGGCGTCTCATGCTTCGGCTGCTGTTCCGGCTGCTTTGGCTCTGCGGGTTTCTCTGGGGCCTGCGGCTGTTCACCGCCACCGCCCATCATCGCGGCAAACGGATTCTCGCCACCGCCGCCTCCGCCGCCCATCATCGCGGCCATCGGGTCTCCGCCCTCCTGCTGCTGATTCTTCGGGTCGTTCTCTTCCAGTTCTTCCTCGCTGAAATCATCCAGCAGCGTTTCCACATCGAACTCACCTTCATCAGCAAGCTTTTTCCGGACCTCGCCCGGATCAATTGCCTGCATCTGCACATAAGCCGCTGCGGTCTGCGCCTTGGCACTTTCAACCTGTGCCTTCTGGAGATCCAGAGCAACCTTTTCGGTTTCCGTCATGGACCACAGAGAGTTGAACTCGATCTTGATTTTGGGGATCTTCTTGATTTCGCCGGTGTGTTTGCCCGCTTGGAGGATAACAGAAAGCAGATACCGCAAATTGCTTCGCAGCATCCGCTTCTGGATTCTCTCTACATAGTTGTAATAGTTTTCCAAATCGGAAGAACCGGTTGCGTTCATACCAGCAGGAGATCTTCCGAACAGGATTGTCTGCGGGATATTGGTCAGCGCAGACAGATAGTTGCAGGTCGTGTTGATGACATCGGAGACTCCGGTGTAGGAGAAGGACTTAAAGTCGTAGTCCTCACCGTTGGCGTCAAGGACCATGCTGTTCATCAAGCCCTTTGCCATGTCGATGATCTTCAGCCTTTTCAAAACAACGTCCTCGCCCTGTTCCGATTGAAGAAGGTTGGAGAGATTTGCCATCTTATAGATCGCCTGCACCGAACGGTCAAGCATCTTCGGTGCCATCCCGTGCGCAATCTCCACATCCCGGATCGCCCGATTAATTCGGACGTACTCCGGAATACCCCAGAACTGATACTGAGATGTCGTGGTGTTCTCCGGAAGCACCCCGTTCTGGAAAATCAGGCACCGGGTCTCATGGACCGTGAACGATCCGTTTCTGCCGGACACATGAAACCACTCCGGATACCCAAGCCTGCTGCCTCTGGTCCGGAATGGGTCCTGTCCTTTGAGGTTGTCATATTCGTACATGCTCGAATAGTCCGGTGAAATCACCGACCGGTCGAACACCCGGATATCGTCGATGGACTTGATTTGGTCCCAGTTGACCGGTCTGTCGATGCTTCGACCGTCATTGATCAGAAGCACCGCAATCGAACCGCCGAACAGTCTGGCCCATTTAAGGCTCTGCATCGCAGTTTCTTCCCAGTCCAGTTCATCAAGGCACTCGTCGGTGAAGCCCTGAATGCTGTCGTCTTCCAGATCGACAATCTCAAAGCCGTGCTTCACAGCCTCCTCCGCAGGGGCATCAATCACCCTTGCGAACAAACCGTTCTGCTCGTAGAACGTCGCCAGTTCCATGTCGGTAACATCCGCATCCGCAACGTAGTTATAGTACTCGCTTGCATCTCTGGACGTTCCGTACTTGGTCAGCATGTTCTGGTAGCCGCCATCGCCCCGGAACACTCTGTCATTCAGCGGACGCACCGCCTGCACACCCGTATACGATTCCAGCATCTTGGCCGTGCCGTCCGCGAAGTCCATATTGAACTGCGCCTGTTTCCGTGTTTTGGTCTTTGCCAACGTTGCGCCCTCCTTTCCGGAAGGGCAGCGCCCTTCTGCGCATAAAGAGAAAAAGCCCGGTAACGCCAAGAACGTTACCGGGTCCTATTGTTTTCTTTGGTGGTGTCGGTTCCTTTTGCACCCTACACCTATACCATCATAGTAATTTTATCACAAGCAGGTGTCACTTTCATGAACAAACCGTAAACCTTAAAGCACTTATAAAGTGCCGCTTGTCATCCGTCGTGGAAACAAAAAGAGAACTGTCAATCTTCGTCCTCTTCCTCGTCCACGTAGCCTTCCGTGAAGTCATACTCCCGGTTGCTGTCCAGCCAGTCATAAAACTCCTGCTGCTTTTCCATCCACTCTGGGAAGTCGTCCGACTCTTTCTCTTTCCCAATGGTGGTCAGATGCTCCGCAAGCTCTTCCTTGTTCTGCTCGATCAGATGCAGGCACGCCACTTCATCTTCGCACTCTTCGCACTTCTCGAAGGTGTCGTACCATCTGCCAAGCACCGCAAGCCAGCTCCACAAGACCTTGCAGGTTTCCGTGTCCGGATTGACGGCGATATACTTTCCTTCCTCAATCTCAAAGAGTGGAAGACCATCCAGTTTTCCTATCAGCTTCATCTTTTATCACCCTTTATATTATATCACACTTCTGCCGAAAAGTCACCTGGATATTGATCTTTTATCCATTCCCAAGCGTCCTGAAATTCGCTTCGTCTGTTCTCTCGATAGATCAGCTGGACTCCGTTCTGGCGCAGCAGGCCGATGACTTTCTTTCTGCGGGTGTCGGACATTTTGTTGAACGCCGCTTCCAGATCCTTCTTGCTGTTGAAAGAGACCTTCTCGATATCCGCAACCGTAACGGGGCCGTGGAATTGAAGTTCAATGTACCCGTTGTTTGCATACCTTCGGATATCATCGAACATTTCCTTGTAGCTGATCTCGCCGTTCTTGTACCTTCGGTAGGATTCCAGAGCATTCTTGACGTAGTAGTCGCTGTCCAATGCAGACATGCCCTCGATTGTCGGCTTGTCCCCGGCATAGCCAGCGCAGGCCATCCAGCGTCTCGTATTCAGTGAATCGCCGTAGGTGTAGGTCGTGCGGTCCTTCATAGTGTCTTTCCGCAGGGTGTAGGTCAGGGGGCTTCTGCCGCCATAGCCCGGATGAGCGCTGTCGTCCCAGTCTTCCGCTTCATCCGCAAAGCCGATATAACCGCACTTCTCATAATCCTTGTCGTCAAGGCCATCGTGACCGTAGAAGATTTTCGAAGCTTTCTTTCTAAGCTCCTTGTCCTGCGCAGCACCGGAACCGCCTTTTCCGGTTTCTACTTGGCTCTTATAGCCGTTCTCGATGATCGCGCCGAAGCTCGATGTGCTTCTCGCTACACGATAAGCTCCCGTCTGAAATACCGTTGTCAGCATTTCGGCGATCTCGCTCTTTTCATCGGCTGTCAGGTCGTCGATATAGCTCTTGCTGATCCGGTCCATGCGGTACACATCGAACTTGCTCAGGGACGGCTGGGTGTGGCTTCTCGGTGCATCGTCGTTCGGATTCATTCCTCTGGTCTTGATGCTGCCGGTATCCACATTGTTATCTCGAAGCCATTGTTTGGCTGCTTCCTCGGTCGTCGTGGAGTACACCTCAGCGTGCGTTCCTTTGGACGCGCTGTCCGCATATACCCGGAACGATCCGTCTGTTCCTCTCAGCAGCATCACGTGACGCATGCCGTCTGCCGGTCTGCCATAGGTCCCGTCTTTGGTGAGAAGCTTGTAGTCCTTAACATTGAACTTTTCAAGGGTGTCTACCGTCTCATCCCAGTCGGCGGTCTCAATGATCTGTTTTTCCTTCCCGTCGATGTCCACGCCCTTGATAGACCACTTGTCCCCGATCTTGTCCGCGTGGATTGACTTAAAGGCCTGACCGTCGATACCCATGTCATAATACTCGCCGCTCGCAACCGCGTCTTTGGCCTTCTGCAGAACCTTTTTCCGCTCCTTCATACTCTCGGACGGATCAAAGGAATCTATCGTCAGGTCGCTGCTCATGCCGGAGGTCTTGAGCTTCTCGTCCATCGTGTAGGCGCTTGTGGATTCGACAATCGTTTTGCGTCTGCCTCGGATATCTGTGCCCTTCAGACGGTACCATCCGTCACTGTCATACTCCATTTTCAGGTCCAGATACTTTTCGCCGCCGAAGTCCTTGGCCTCAGAATCGAACTTCTCCTGAATCTTCTTGTACTCCTGATAAGCCTGCTTGACCTCCGGCTGCTTGATGAAGTCTTCAACATTCAATCCTCTCGACTGGGCATACCGAACCGTGGAATACATGTCCGTGCTCATGGACATGGTTTTCCTGCTGCCCTTCTTGTCGTAGCCGATCACCTTGAACTTGCCGGGGTCATCCGCTGCCACAACTTCAACGTCTGACAGTCTGTAGCCGTCGATATCGATTGCCTTCTGCTCGAACTCTGCAATACGCTTTTTGAAGGTCTCGTACTCCTGACGGATCTTGTCATCCTTGATGTACTTGTCGATATCTGTGATACCGCCCTTTTCCATCTGGTCCGTGAGAGAATACATGTCGCCGCCGTAGGTGAGTCTGCGCAGCTTGCCGCTTCTCTCGTATCCGACAAGGCGGTATTCCCCGAGACTATCCACAGAAACAGAGATATCCGCATACTTGCCAGATCCGAAGTCTTCCGCCGTAGCGTCAAAGTCTTTCCTGATCTTGTCGATGCGGTCGTATTCTGCCCGAAGCTCATGGTCCTTGATAAGGTCGTCCGGATTCAGTCCGTTCTTTTCCATCAGGTCGATCATGTCAGCCATGTTGCTCTGCGTGGCGATGCAATAGTCTCTGCCGTAGCTGTCGTATCCTCTCAGTTCCAAAGAACTGCCGGGACCGTTCCAAACCAGTTTCGGCTCCATGTACATGCCGCCCAGCACCGGAACAGCCTTGCTCGGGAACTCTTTCCTCCGGCGTTCCTGATCCTCCTGCTCCTTCCTGACTCTCTTGATATGCTCCTTGACGTCGTCGTCTTCGCTGATCCAGTCGTCGGACTCAATGCCCTTTTCGGCCATCCTCTCCCGGAAGGCCTCGAAGGTCTCGTACTTCCTCATGTAGTCGATGGAATGTGTTTCTCCGTCAAGATCTATGCCGTAAAGTATCAGGTCCCCGCCTCTAAGCTGGTACTCGAAGCTCTGATAAGATGTGTTGTCGATTTTTACAAGAGCATCCGGAATATCCAGTTCGGTCGGATTCACAATGCTCTTGTCTTGGTCTCGGACCTTCTCGACGCCCTGATCCTTCAGGTATTTCAGCAGTTCGGTCTTGGATGAGAAGCTCAGTTTCTTCTGTCGTCCGTCCTCATCTTCGCCGAACAACTCATACCATCCGCCATAGCGCTCTTTCTGCATTCTCAGGTCGCCGTATCTGACGCCGTCGACCTCCATGTATTCTTTCCGGTCGGAAGTCAGCCAGCTCAGACGCTCCGTCTCTCTCTTTTTGAGTGCAGGAGACAGTTTCACATCATCCTCGGAAACACCGTGACGTTCAAGCCACTGCTTTGCGTCTTCCAGAGACCGGAACTCCTTCACAGCCCTTTTCTTTCCCATAAAGTCTGTGCCGGTGATTGCATACAGGTCCTTCTTCATACCGATCGCCATAGCACTGTATCCGCGCTCGCCGTCCGAATACAGCATGGTCGGAAGCTCCATCTCGACCGGATTCACCAGTTCTCCTGTCTCAGGGTCCATGAACTCTTCCACGCCCTTCCTTTTCAGGAAGTAATACATGTCTGTCAGCGTTGCGAATCTGCCAAGCCATGTAGACCGGTATCCGTGTCTTTCGTCCTCCGGAACATCATCATGCCACTCCGGCGTTCCTTCCAGAGCCCACGGCCTTTCACCGCGATAGCCCCAAGTCTGACGCGCCTTCAGGTCTTTGAGATAGTATTTGCCTCCGGAACCGTCCACGGTCTTGACCGGGTCTTTCTTCGGCGGCTCCGTCTTGATGTCCGGGCCGATCTCTTCGCCAGCTCTCAGTTTCCGGTAAATCTCTCCGGGAGTCACACCTTTACCGGCCAAAGCATCCCACGCGTCCTTTGGCGTCCATCCATCGCCGATCTCGATGCCGTATTTCTGGCACAGGCCGAACGGAAGCTTCGTATTACCGTGACCGCCGCCACCGCCTCGCTTCTGCTCGTTCTGCTGATCATCGTCTCCGTCCGCGTCTTTCCGGAAGGTCGGCACCGGAGGCTGTTTATCCAGTTTTTTCAGGTCCTTGGATTTTCGGTACTGCCTTTTCTTGACTCTGATCCCACGCGCAGCAAGGCGTTCTTCCCTTCGCTGCCGGTACAGAGCAATTGCGAGAGTATCCATTGCTTATTCCTCCCTGTATAACGACAAAAAGAGGCTGATCCGCAGATCAGCCACTTTTTCGGTTTCTTAAATTAAAACAGTGGGGCGTCGTCTTCGTCGTCTGGCGGTGCAAACGTCCACTTGGGCTTTTTCGGTTCAAGAGCACTCTTTGGGTTTTGGATGAACTCTTTCATAATCTGCCCCACTTCCATTGCAATAGGTCTCGGCTTCTTTGCGCAGCAGTATTCCGAAAACGCCTCGCCAAGGAACTCCATTCCTTCAGGAGACTTGTTGTTTACCGCATACTTGCTCACCTTCCGCATGATACTGTATTTATCCTCATGCGTGTGGTTTTCCATGATCCTGCCGATCACATATTGGCAGAACGGCTTTCCGCCAAGCTCTTCCTTGTACGTTTTGCTCAGCCAGTCGTCGATTGCGTGACCGTACTCGTGAGTAACAACCGCCTCAAAGCTTGCCGTCCCTCTCGGATGGAAGCCTTCCTTCACGTCGTTCTTCAGGCTCTCCTGAAGCTTCTCACCGTCGCCGAATCTCTTGCTGCTCAAAACAACCTGCGCATCGCTCCACGCGCTGATTTCGCAGTGGGCATACGCATTTGCTTCCACATCATCGCCTACGAGGAATGGATGCAGTTTCCCTTTCAGTTCCGGGAACTTCTGCTTAATGCCATCCATCGCCTTCCCGATGCCGCCGATCGTTTTTGTGTCAAGAGCATGATAAGCCATCGTGCCGGACAGGAGGTCTCCGGTCTGGAAGAAGTCGTCGCCTCGAAGCCTCGCCTCCAAGGCTGTAGGCGTATCACAATCGGATATATTCGGATACTTCTCTTTTGCCTTTTCGGTCATCGCCTTCTGGATCGCGGCACGCTCCTCGTTAAGCGTTGCAAAGTTGATGTTTTCAAGCTCTTCCACTCTCTCCGCCGCCATCTTGGCAATTTCGTCATCACTCTTTGAAAAAACATCGCGACCGAACATGTCCATGGCCTTTTTTGCGAAGTTCTGCGCATAGTACCGGGCAAAAGAGTCTCCGTCAAGGTCAGACGGATCTTGGTTTGCAGCCTTTTCAAGCTCTTCATAGCTCTCTCCGTGATAGTCGCCGCGCTCCTTCATGGTCTTGATGCGCTTTGCCATCGAATTGATTGCCTTGATGCTCTTGTCCTTTGTCCGGTACTTTTCTTCTGACTCCTTATAACGGCGGTTGTGGTCCTCGTACTCCTTGGCAATGGTATCATAGTCCATTGCAGCATAGTCTTTCTTCCACGGCGTTGCTGCTTTGGCCGTGCCTCCGGTTTTCTTGGAGACCTTGCCCGTCTGCTTCAGTTCCTTGTACGTCTCGCCCGCAGAATAGCCCTTGCCCTCCAAGGCGTTCCATGCGTCTTGCGGTGTCCATCCGGGCTTTACCTCAATCCCCTCTCTTTGGCAGAGTCCAAAGGGGATCTTGGTGTTTCCATGACCGCCGCGTCTGCCTGTCCCACCCTTGTTTTCATCGTCATCGGCGTCAAGGCGGATTCCAAGACGTTCCGCGCGGCGTCTCCTGTACTCGTCCACGCTGTCATAGTGCATGGATGTCTTGAAGCCAAGTCTGGCGTCACGTCTTTGCTTGTATCGTCTAATCGCATCTTTGTCGGCCATCAGATACACCAACCTTACAAAAGAATTATATGAGATTGCTCGGGTCAAACAGCGGCTTGCTCAGTTCATTGAAAGAGTCGGAGCTACCGTCGACCATATCGTCGTGTTTGGATTCTGGGAATGACTCAAGTTGCTTGAAATACATATCATTCCACTCGCCCTTCAAAACCTTCACATGCCCGTTCTGCCACTGGGCCGCAAACGGCGTCGCCCTGTTCACCTTACTGCCGGTTACTCTCTCTGTGATCACGGAGTACCCGGAAAGCTTCTGCACGTAGGAATTGGCAACGATCTTTCCTGCCGCGCCCGGGTCTTGGGGGATACGGACTCTGTAGGCAAAGCCGTATTTCTGCGCGTCCGCTACAGTCGTGTTATAGATAAGCTTTTCGACCTCGCCAGCCTTGACTCTCTGATTAATCACATCCAGAACGATTACTTCCCCGCTCTTGAATCGGCCCATCAGGACGCCAGCCGTGTAGTCTGGGTCTTTTGCCGCGTCGTCTTCTGTTGCCGCAAGGTCCCACGCTCTGCACGTCAGGACAATCTCCCTCATCATCAAGGGATCTTCATCCACCATCGTAACCTGAGAGCGCTTGAAATAGAGTCCCGCTGCCGCCTTGATCTTCCAGTTCCCTTTGAGAAGTCTCTCTCTTTCGACTTCCGGCTGCATCATCAGGTTGCCAAGATAGGACGGGTCAGATTTCAGCAGGGCCTTGTTATCATAGATACTCGAAGCAATGAAGGTCACCGACTTGATCATTGCCAGCTCTTCTTTTGTGGTAAGGTGATAGGTCTCTATCAGTTCTTCCCTTGAATCGCCCCATCTTACCTTGTCGTCAATTCGGACCATCCAGCGGATCACGCCGCTTCTTTCCGGTATCGCATATCCGGTTTCCTGATCGATCCACCATGAGATGAATTCTGCCACCCAGGAGTCCGCGTCCGGGTTCGTTGTCGCAAGGACAAACGGAGGCACACCACACGTACTTCTGTTACGGGTCAGCATATAGAAGAACTGCTTTTCCGTGAAGTGCGTCAGTTCGTCAAAAGCAATGCCGCATAGCTGAGAGCCCTGATATGTGTGAACGGCAAGGTCGTTCTCGATATGGGCAAAGGTAATCTTTGATACGACGCTTCCCTTCTTGTCCCGGAACAGCCATTGGCCGGTCGTGTACTTCGGCACGGCCCTCCTGATTCCGGAGTACATCTCCATCGCCTCGTCCCAGAGTGCGCCAGCGTTGAAGATCTGCTTATACTCGCGTCTGAAAATGGTATAGTTAAAGCCCTTGACGTCCTTGTATCTCAGCGGTGCCAAAAGCTCTGCGTAGGTTTTTCCTCCGCCCGCAGCTCCGCCATATATGGTTACAGAAGCCGAACTGGCAAGAAAAGCCGTCTGCGGACCTTCTTGGGGACGCAGAGTCCTTGTCGCCATCGGTCATCACTCCTCGGTGAGGTTCAGTCCGTAGTCCTCCGGGCTTCCGACTTTTATTCCATTGTCCGGAAGATAGATGATCACATCGCTCGTTTCCTCTTCTTCATCTTCTGTATCACCCTGAGCAAGCTGGATCACCTGTGACATTCTCGCGACCGCCTCATTCTCCCTCATTTCCTGAAGCGGTGCCATTCCTGCCCATTCGACAACCTGCCGCGCGGCATTCAGGTCCCCTGTGCTCATCGCCTTGTTGAACAGCCTTACGAACAGAGCCGCAGCATTTGTCATGTCATCCTGCTCGACTTGGTGGGTCTCCATCAGACTTTGAAAGACCGGTGATGTCGCCTGCATCAGGAAGTCTCTTCCGAATTCTCTGAGGTTCTTTTTCTTGCGTCTTGCCTCTCCCGATGCAATACCGCCCATTGTAGCAATTTTTCTCTGTTCGTCCTCTGTTCGTTGCGAAAATGGAACTAAATTGTTATTTCCTCCTACGCCCTTTTTCTTGGGTGCTTTTTTCTGTACAACTTCGCCCTCGACAACCTCAATTTTCTGCTCCTTGGGAGCCTGATCCTTTTTGGTCCTCGGCTTCTTCTGGGCGGTCGTCTTCTTTGTCGCGGTGGTCTTCTCCTTGCTTTCTCGGGATCTTGTGGTTTTACTTGCCGTACTCGGTTTTTTCTTTTTTGCCTCAGCAACCGGTGCGGTCTCGGTTTTTTTCCTCGGCATTTTATTTGCTCCTCCTGGATATAAAAAAGACGCCACCTTTCAGTGACGTCTAAGATACGTATTTAATTCTCCCTCTTCTTTGCTGCCGGATACCCCGCTCAGCTCATGATTGCCCTGATCAGGTCTTCACGCCCAAGCTTCTCAAGCTCTTCGGCGTGCTTCATCACATAGTCCTCGTTCCTCTCTTTGAAGAACTTCACCCAATACTCATTCTCCTCATTGAACGTGATCCAGTCCTGCACGGACAGTTTGTCCGGATAGTCCGCGAACAGATTGTAGAACGTTTTCTTGTCAAGCGTAAAGGCGAATTCTCCAATCGCTTTCTCATTGTCCAGCCACCAAACCTTGTCGTCCTTGTTCTCCTTATAGATCCGCTTCACTTGATACCACCCCCAGCGCCTTTCTTCTGCTTGTCCGATGCCGTATTGATATATCCCGTCAGGGAAATAAGCTCTTTGTTTCCGGTCAGCTTGTCTCCGCTGATCAGATACGAATACTCACTGCCGCGACGGCTGGTCCTTTTGACCTTGAACCGCTGTTTGAGAACGGAGTCATTGAGCTCTTCCCATCCGCCAGTTCTGTCTTGCAGTTCGAGGAACTCAAGCTTTCCGTTTTTCTTTCTGACAACCGCAGCATGCTTTCCTGCCGCGAAATAGTACTCCTTGCCCTCTTCCACCTGCGAAAGATGGTCGTTTGCGATTTTGAAGCCGTCGCTGTCGTGTGTGACCGTTCCGCCAAGTCTCCGGATCACATCACCGCAGTTATACGAGAAGAACCGTCGTGATGCTCCGCCACGGAAGTCAAGCACCCTGTATCCGGACTTGTTTACGAAATAGGCAAACGCCAGAGAAGCGCAGGAGCCGCTTGTCTTGTCACTGCCGCGCAGGTCGAAGATGATCTTCTCCTCTGACGGCGGAGTCATATACTTGACCGGATTAACGTATTTGACCTTTTCCCTTGACAGAGATTCAGCCGCTCTTTCAAGCTCGGTATATGGTCCATCCTGCACGGTGTCTTTCTCGACCGAAAGCTCATAAATCTGCTTCCAGTCCTTGTCCGCAGCGTCGCCCTTTGCCTCGTTCATCCGTCTGTCATAGTCCTCGACCTGCTTGGAGTACTTGTCGACATTGGCCTGATTGACTTCGAGAAGCTTTCTGTTGGCAGCAAGACCGTTGCCCTCATAGAACTTCGCGGTTTCCTCGTCTCCACGTTCTCTTGCTCTCCGGGCCATCGATTCATAGAACTCGATATGCGATTGGGCATATTCGACATTCTTCTTTGCATTTTCCAGAATCTCCCTCGCGCCCTCAGACTCTTCCTCGATTGTTCTATAGTCGCGTACCTTGTCGGTGTACGGAGAACTGGACAGCAGGTCGTCAACCGCCTGATCATACTGTTTCTTGTGATCTTCTTTGCTCGGATACTCAGCCAACTGTTTCTGAAGGTCTTCGTGCTTCTGCATCAGGTCCGGGATCGTCTTTCCGATGTTCTCGGCGTCCTTGGCATAGCTTCTCTCGTTGTCACGATACAGTTGATAGCTCGCCAAAGGAGGATAGCCGTATTCTCCCTCTCTTTTGGACGGAATGTTTTCTTCGGAACCGTACTTTTGGACCATCTCGTCGGCCATCTTCTTGTACTTTTCGGACGCGGACTCATACCTCGCTTTGGTGTTAATCGCTCTCGAAATCTCGATGTTGGCCGTATCCAGTTCTTTTTCAAGCTTGTCACGCTTCTTTATAGCCTTCTTCAGGTCGGAAACGGACTTGCCCATCTTCTTGATCTCAGCAGGCGTCCTCGCAGGCTTCTGCGGTGCCTTCGGTGCCACCTTGCCGGTTTCCTTCAGTTCTTTATATGCTTCCTTGGCAGAGTATCCCTTGCCTTCCAGAGCGTTCCACGCATCCTTCGGGGTCCAAGTCGGGTCTACCTTGATGCCTTCCCTCCGGCAAAGTCCGAACGGAAGTTTTGTATTTCCATGCCCGCCAGCCGGTGCCGGGGCATTGTTCTCGTCGTTATCATCGTCGAATCTGGCTCTCAGCCGTTGTATTCTTCTCCTGCGGTAGTCCGCAATCGCTTTCGCTCGGCTCTTTTCCATCTCGCACCGTCCTATGCAAAAATATAGGACGGCACCCCTCAGAGCGTCGTCCTTATCATCTCGTTATCTATCTCGAACGAACGCCCGGTCGGCCTTTACTCGACCAGAAAGTCGTAAGCAGCCTTGTATTTCTCCACGCGCTTCAGGTCTGCATCGGTCACCTTTGGCAGACGGCTCAGATCCATGTTATGGCTCAGGTCCGCCAGCTTCACCCTCCGCGCAAGGTCGTTCGTTTTGATTCCCTTGACGTATTCCATATACGGAACACCCTTTTTGTGAGTCAGGCATTCAACCGCGTCCGCGACCTCAGTGCCAAACTTGTTCCGGATCTCGTCCAGCGTTGTGTTGGTGTCCTCCACCGTGTCATGCAGGAACGCGACAACCTTTTCCGTATCCGTGTCCACCTTCGCCGCAACCGCACGCGGATGCTCGATATACGGAACTCCGGCGCGGTCAAACTGTCCAAAGTGCCTTTCCTTTGCAAAGGCCTCTGCCTGCCAGACCATCGAAATCAAGCTACCATCCCCTTACTTTCGGCTTTCAATCTCCTTTTCAGCCTCTTCGATTGCCTTTTTTGCCTCCTCCTCACTGATCACGCGCGTGTTGTCGTAGTCATGGCAGAAGTCCATCGCAATCGAATCTTTCGGAGATACCCAGTCGTGCTTCTCATAGTTCCAGAACTGATAGTCAGTCCCGGTCTCATCACGAACCGAACGAGCAATCCCTGAATCGTCATCGCGATCCTGATAATAGAACACTTCTTTTCTCACACTCAAAGCCCGCTCACCTCCATGGTCATTATACACTAATTTTAGTACATTGTCAAGGATAAGATCCGATCTACCGTTTCTTTTTTGGGATCGGTTTCAGGTCCTCAATTCCTTTGGGGATCGGGCAAGTCTTCCAGATGCTCTTGCATTTCTCAATGGCGGCATCGTGGCGCTTCTTGCCCTTCGCAGTGCTCACGTCTTCTACGCGTGCATTGTCATAGTATCTGTGACCCTTGTTTTTGAATGCCAGAGCGACAGTAGAATGTACCTGAACCTCAAAGCGCTCGCCAGTCGGAGAAATGAATTCAACATGCACGCCTTTGTAGCTGCCGTCTCCGGTCACCCACTTATTGTCTCTTTCGTTGAGCTCATAGCCCTTCTTCTGCATAGCGCTTTCCAGCTTTGTCACCGTTTCTGCGATGTCATCGTGGTCACACAAGGCCGTGAATCGGATGATATCACCAAAACCAGCAGTGTATCCTTCGTCCGTCTTGGTTTCTTTTCCTCTTGCTTCTGCCTCGCTGCGTTTGGTAGAAATCTTCCTTGACGTGGAGTCGCCGCCCTTGAAGCAGTTCTCCAGTCCGGACAGACGGCACCCGATTCCGTTGACTGCATCAATCATGTCTTTCGAGATCTGTGCGCCCTTCTTGATTTTCTGGTCGTAGATCCTCTGGCACTCTTCTGACCGCCCGGTCATTGTCTTATCGAAACGCTGAGCCAAGCCAGGAACGGAAGCAACCTGATCACCCGTCACGGGGTCTTTCATATAGACATAATCGGTCGGTTTCAGGCTCTTCACGATGTCGTCAAATTCCTTTTCTTTTCCGAGTTCCTTTGCGCTCTTTTCAACGCCGGACATAACACTGTTGTCAAACTTCGCGCCAGCCTTTGGCTTTGGGAAATTAGCTCCGCTCGCAGTTTTGTAGGAGGTCGCCATATTCTTTTTGGCTTCCTCCTTTGCATTGGACACGAGGGACTTGTTTACCTCCGGCCCCTTCCGGCTTGTCTGCTTGAATGAGCCCTTCTTTCCGGAAACATTTCCCTTGTGTCCAACAGGTTCAAGCCCTTTCTGGGCACGCTTCTCATTCACAGCCTTGAAGATTTCAGGAATCTCCATACCCTTTGTCTTGATTCCAAGATCCGTGGCAAGACCAAACAGCCAGCCAAGTCCTGAATCTAAATTCGACGAGTCATATCTGACTCCGTATCGCTCACAGAGCCTTTGTGCTCTGCGCCTCTTGTAGGCTGCTACATGTCTCTCCATCTTTGTCACCTCATTGTATCTGCTGACGCCAAATCAGGCGGAGTATTCCTGCGCAAGGTCTCTAAAGAATGCAGGATAGCGTTCCGCAAATACCTTGAGAATCATTTTGCTGACTTCGATAATCTGCGGATGGGCCCTGCTGCTGCATCTCATCCGGAAGTAGTGTCTCCACTCTCTGAGATTCATCGTCATGACGATCTCTGTCTTTGTGGAGTTTGGAAGCACGCTTCTTGCCTCTTCCGGCTTGGCACCGGCTTCGATCATCTCAAAGTAGTGCTTCTCCGCGTCCAGCATTGCTTGGGTCCAGATCTGGTATTTCTTGATGTCTTTTTCACTTGACAGGTCATATTGAAAACCTGTGGCTATATCAATGACGGTAATCTCGTTCCCGAACTTATCCGCCGTGTAGTTGCAGTATCTTGAACTTTCCTGGCTGTAGCTTGCCAGCCTGTGCCGGACGATCTCGTGACTGACTCCACGGTCACAGATCACCCTCACCGTGATGCTTCCGTGTTCGATGACCGACTCGTGACCGGACGCAATCAGGCGGTTGACAAATTTCTCGGCACTCCCAATGCCGATTTTGTCTTCGCTCTTGTAGCAGGTCCGTCCGATCCGCTCGATCTTCTGGAGCAGTTCTTGGTAGTCCGGACCGTCTTCAATGACAATTGCAGATTTTACGATGTTCATGCCGTCCCTCTCTTATTCTTCGTTTTCCGTTTCCTCTTCCCCGAGGATCTGCTTCCAATGTTTCCTCATGATGGTCATAAGTTCGTCCATCTCAAGCCGTCCTCATTTCTTGGTGGATTCTTTTTCTCTTTCGCGCCTTTGCAGTTCGTTGTAGACATAGTCATCGATCTTGTCATAGGTCATGTCTTCCAGCAAGATCCTTGGAATGCCGTAGACATGTTCGATGATATTGAGGTACTTGTCCTTAATCCCGTCCATCTTCGGTTTCGCCTGTCCCATGCTGTCACGTCCTTTCCGGTCGGCCTGTCTTCTTCTCCGGTTGTTTTTTCTTCTCAGGAGTCGGGACCCGATAAATGCAGTCTTTCTCGGACTTATCAAGTACCGTGACCCCTTTTTGCAGTTCTTCCCTTGTGTATTTCATGATCCTACTCCTCCGAATAAATCCATCCGTATTTCTTCGAATTCAGTTCCAGCCACAGACGGCGGTAATCGTCGTACATTTTATTGCACCTGTCCGCAGTTTCCTGTACCTGCGGTCCACGTCTCCAGATCGGATCGATAACTTCGCGGTCATACTTTGCGACGCTTTCCTGATAGTCCCAAGCGAAGTCCATGTAATTTGCAGGCTTTTCGCCATCAAGCGAATACTGCCTGACGAGAGAGTATGTACCGCCTCGATGACAAGCCCTTACTTCCGCCATTCCATGAGCGACGGCACAGCTGACGTCATCCACGCTGAGTGTTGAACCCCGGGGATGGTTATGTGTGAACACGGAGTCTTTCAGTTTGTCCTTATACGCTTCAAGGTCGATCTGACTCGCTTTGCCGTCAGTTGCCTCAAACAAGAGCCTGCCGTTTTTGTCCACGCAAGCTCCTTTTTCGTAATCTTTCTTTCTGATCAAGCTCTCGTTGCCACGAATCGCCGTAACGACTTTTTCAGACCTGACGTATGCCACAGGACCGGACCTGATTGCCGCTTGGTCTTCTTTCTTGACCGCGTCGCGCTCTTCAGACAGTTCTTTTTTCAAGGCTCTGTCTTTCTCCGAAAGCCGGTCTACTTCGCTCTTTGCTTCCTGATATTTTTTCTGAGTCATGGCAAGGTCTTTCCGGAACATCTCTTTGAACTCTTCAGACGTTCCCGGATCATCCATGTACAAATCGTAATTGCCCTTGCTCATCTCATAGTTTTCTTTGGCCTTGTCGCGTTTCTTCAAAGAGTCTTCCAGACGGTACCTGTTGTCTTCAAACTCTTTGTGTATGTCTGCAAGCGGTCTTCGTTCTCTTTTTGGCTGTTCCACGGCTGGTTTCACATTCCAGCCGTTATTCATCGCCTTGCTGTATTTGTCGCTGCTTCCGTACTTCCGGTCAGCTTTTGACTTGTACCCGCCGCCCTGCTTCACAACGTTTTTCAGCTTTTCAGGTCCCTTTGATACCTGTCCGCCGCCGTCTATCAGGACATGCGTTCCTCGCATTGTGATCCACTGGTCGTCCGCGTGGGCTTTTTTGGCCGCAATCCTTGCATCTCGGCGCATGCGGTATTTCTTTACAATGTCATCCACGCTTTCTCATCCTTTCAGGTTTTGTACACTCTGAGCTCGCATCCGGATTCTTTTCGGATCTCCGGTCTCTCTATTCGCTTCCATCCAAGTTCCGCCTCTACGTCGGTCCAGAAGAAGCGTGCCGGAACATTTTTATCGAGGATATATAAAAACACATCCCCGCTCCACGACTGAGTAGCGGCCTTTACAGCCTCCGTGCCGATGTGCCGGTGCCTTGCCTCAGGAACAACATAGAACTCAGCGATATAAAACGCACTCGGGAAAACGTTGAACGGGACGATTTCGGTCTGTATGAACCCCTGCACGGTCCGGTCCTCTACAATAAACTGTGAGTACCACATCCCTTGTTCCCAAGCCAGTTCATCCCACTTGATTTCATGATCGTATTGGCTGAGGGTGTCCACATAATCCTTTGCCATTCTCATGAACAGATTCCTGTCCATGCAGCTCGGTGTCAGTTCTACCATTGTTCGACCTCAGGCCTTGAAGTGGAAACCGCACTCCGGGCAGACATACTCCGGCTTTTCCCTCTTTTTCTTTTCCTTCGGCTCCGCATCGTCCATGTTGAACTCAACGCCCCAGTCCAGAGCAAGACCGCCAAAATCCAGCGTCGCCAGTTCCTCTGTCAGAGCAACGTAGTCCCACGACGCGAACTCTCCGACTTTGTTGTCCAGAAGCCGGAACTTTTTCTTTGCCGTCTCAGAAAGTCCAAGCACCTGAAGCACCTGTACCTCTTCAACTCCCTGCTGGATCAGGCTCAGACGCCTTGTGTGTCCGGCCAGAATCACTTTGTTCTCATCAACAATAATCGGGTTGTTGTATCCGGTCTGTCGAATGCTCTCCGCAACGGTCTTGACCGCGCTTTTATTTTTACGAGGATTATTCTTGTAGGGAATAATCTCGCTCAGTTTCATAGTTACAAGATGTTTTTCCATATTATTCGTCGTATTGGTCCATATCCACCAAGCCCTGCACGACTTTTCCGCACTTCGGGCAGATGATCACTTTCTTCTTCGGCTTGTCGGCGATCAGGTTGTCGGCCATCTGTTCCAGTTCCTTCGACCAGAAATCGTATCCGTCGAAATCGACCATCTCCAGTTCCTCTTGGAGCTTATCGAGATCCCACGACGCAATCTCTGCCGTCTTGTTATCCAGCAGTCGGAATTTGCGCTTCTGCTCTTCAGTCAGTCCCGGGACGAGAATGACGTCAATTTCGTCCTCACCCAGTTCGTTCAACGACTTCCATCTGGAATGCCCGGCAAGGATCTGCCAGTTTTCATCCACGATAATCGGCGTGATGTACCCGACCTGATCAATGCTTTCGACGACCGCGTCAATCGCGTCATCTATGTATCTCGGGTTATTTTGATAAGGTTTCAGTTGGTCAATCGGGACCTGAATCAGTTCCATAGTTCCTCCAAAAGAAAAAGCCCGCGTTTCCGCAGGCTGTAGGTTCGTCAATAGGCCGGATTTCCACCGGCATTGCTTGTTTGCCCGCGACTGTTACTTCCCAAGCAGCAGCCAGCAATCGTGGGGCGGAGGAGCGACTAACATGAAAGCGCCGCAGAAAATCCGCAAACTGCGGCCTATCGCGTCCATCTTCGGCGAGACTTGAACTCGCGACCCCTGAATTGGGAGTATTCAGCGCTCTTGCCATCTGAGCTACGAAGATGTTGTCTCTTTCCGCGTATTTCATAGGTCCATCCAAGTCTCACGCGGCACCAGTCACATTCCTCTTTGTTTTTCACCCAGACTTTGATCAGTTCAAATCCGGCTTCCTCGTATTCTGCTCTGCAGGAGGCGCAGAGCGTGCGAATATCCTTCGACTTACTCATTTCTGCTCTCTCCCCAAAGCAAAGATACCGCCACACCTTTCGGCATGACGGTATCCGATATAGAATTGTGAGCAAACAGCTTTTACGGGATTTCTTTCCCTTTCAGTAGACGGCTAATTCACACGTCCTGTCGTTACAGCCGTTTGCTCTGTCTGCCATCATCAGTCAGCTACAACGCATTCGCGCTTTCACTGCCCTACGGCCAAGTTCCTGTTTTATTCGGCCTATTCCCCGCTTTAAGTGAGAGACCCGGAAACCGGACGTCTCAGCTTCCTTTGGCGCTGTCACCCGCAGCGGGGCGTGTTTGTTCTTTTTTGTGGGTCTGCCATCCCGCACAAATCAGTCGCGTTCCTTCGACGTTGCCCTCACTTGTAGTACCGCCATAGGCCTTGTGCAGGGCTTCCGCCCCGCTTTGGTCGGTCTACCATTCATATTCTCTGTCAGGCCTCTGGTGCATCTGCTCTGACATCATCCGGCAGCTACCCGGAAATGGCGGAACGTGAATGACTCGAACATTCGTAGGGTTGCCCCTAACCACGGATTAGCAATCCGGTGCCTTACCAACTCGGCCAACGCTCCGTATTCTTTTTGGCAGGAAGGCAAGGACTCGAACCCTGATCGCACGGTTTTGGAGACCGGCATGTTGCCATTACACCACCAACCTGTATTGCCCGATAGTCCGTCTCGCGGAGCTTTAATCGGGTCTGCGGCTTTCATAATCCCCAGCTGCTACCTACATCCATCGCCTCGGTGGGACCGAAGCCTTCGGTACAAGGCAGGAATCAAAGCCAACAGTTCTGTATTGTGCCGATTTCCCGGCGTGCGTTCCCAGTACGCACGTTGTTCCGGTTCACGGCTCTGCTTTGTTTCATCCAACAACCGTAGCGCAAGCACGGCCAGCAGACGTGTGGATTTACGAAAGGAGGTGCTTCGATGCAAACACTGCAGCACAGCCACTTGGTGGAGGCTCATGAAAGACTCGAACTTTCGACATCACGGTTAACAGCCGTGCGCTCTAACCAACTGAGCTAATGAGCCATATACCCGCTTGCGGCATGGACCCTGCGGGTGTCGGGTCTGCACCGTGCCGCTCAGCCCCGCTTCTTCTCCGTCTATCTGCGGGTATCTCCCGAGTACGCGTCCTCGGCGGTCAGATGTGCTGGTGATCTCTGCGAGACTTGAACTCAGCATTACAAGCTTGAGAGGCTTGCGTCCTATCCTTTTAGACGAAGAGACCATGTGGTGGAATCGGAGGGGCTCGGACCCTCTGCCTCCTGCTTGCAAGGCAGGCGCTCTCCCAACTGAGCTACGACCCCATGTGGTGATCCCAGCCGGATTTGAACCGAGCATTGCCAGCGTGAAAGGCTGGTGACCTTGCCTGTTAGTCGATGGGACCTTGTGGTGGAAGAGACAGGATTCGAACCTGTGTAGGCAGTGCCAACGGATTTACAGTCCGCTGCCTTTGACCAACTCGGCCACTCTTCCATACTGGCGGAGCCGGAAAGACTCGAACTTTCACATACGAGGGTCAAAGCCTCGTGTCTTACCCTTAGACGACGGCTCTTTGTGGCGCTTCGCTGAGGTGCCGACCCCCATGCCCTCATCGGGCACCCTCTGCTTTCGAGGCAAGGACCGGAGCCGTCCGGCATAACGAAGCATCTGGCGCAGCGTGAAGGGATCGAACCTTCGCAGGCTTCTCAACCTGGCTTCCGCTTTCCAAGCGGGCCCATTACCGCTCTGGCAACACTGCATCTGGCGCGGAACGGAGGTGCCGACCCCCATAGCATCTCTGCTACCCACGGTTTTCAAGGCCGCAGCCGTCGCCGGACGGCATCATTCCGCGTATAAAAAGGACTGATATTGCACCAGCACTGTCAGGAGTCGAACCTTCGAGTTCGCGGAATCGAACACGCTCTTCACAGTCCTTGGTCCCGGACCGTCCGGGATACGCGCAGAAGGCTGATCGGGCACTTCTAAACGCTTTGTGCCATCCAAGGTGTATACTCTCACGATGACTTGGGACATACCGAGTCCGTTTTTTGCGAGCACGGTGACGCTCCGTGGGATGTAACCCCGCCCCGGCATCTGATTTCGCCCGTACAGTCCTTGCGTCAACAGACTGTGTTGTGCCACGCTCAGATGAGACGTATTGGCAACCCTGACGGGACTTGAACCCGCGATCTTCGGCGTGACAGGCCGACGTGTTCACCAACTGCACCACAGGGCTGTATTGTGCGGTTTCCTTTCTTAGATTATCTCACTCGCGCCCCAGCCTGCGCACGACCGTTCACGCGCAAGGAGTTTTCAGAAAGGCCTTTGTTATTCTCTCTCAGGCACACCGACAAGCTACTGAGATCATTCGGGAGCTGCCCGACCTTATGGTTGCGGCGGTTGGATTTGGACCAACGACCTCTGCCTTATGAGGGCAGCGAGCTACCACTGCTACCACGCCGCAATATTGGAAGCTTTCGGTTTTTCATACCGGGGTTTACCAACCCGTATCGTTTATTGTTCCGAGAGCTCTGCAATCCGCTTCTTGCACTTACCGGCGAAGGGATTGTTCCCTGCGTATTTCAGCAGGTGCTTCCAGTCTGCAAGGCCAAGCTTGTCCTCGTAGGCGTTCATCTTGTCGATCACCGCGTCTTTCTCCGGGCCGTCTGATTCGATGTCACTGAGATAGAAGTTCAGTTTGATGTACGCCTTGCACTCGCCGGACGGAGCTTCTTCCAGATACTTCTTCCAATGCGGGTTTTCCACAAAGGATGAAACGGATTCATTCAGTTTTCCAATATCGATCTTAGCCATCGTTATCGCCCTCTATCGGATTTGTCTCCGGATTGTAGTGCTTATTCAGAATGGTCTTTCCGGTCTTGCAGTTGTAAATCGACTTCTGGTTATGCTTGATCGCAAAGTCCATCGCCGTTTTCTCATCCGGGCAATTGAACGAAACTTCCGGATTCCCGTAATAGCCGATGTAGACATCGCTGGACTTGAGTTCGTGCTTCGTAATGGCACACATCTTGGAATACGTGTCGTCATCATAAGCGCCGTACTCGTCGCCGATCTTCAGGTTTTGGTGGAAGGTAACGCAGAACCCTTCGGTCAGGTCAAGCCTTTCTCCGGTTGTTGCGCTGAAGGTTCCGTCCTCGTCCGCCTTGAAGGTTTTTACCTTGTTCAGGACGCCCCTGTATTTCGAGGCCTCCTTTGCGACATCGGGATGCGACGCCATGTACTTGTCAGCAAAGCCCTTGCTTCCAGACGGTCCGTCAAGCTCGATCCTCGATTTTGCAACCGCCTTTGCCGAGCCTGCCGCATTCGCCGCTGGCTTGCTCTCGCTCTGTTTTGATGGTCCGCCGTTCCCGGAGGCGAACTTTCCGTCCTTCGCTCTCGGGTGTTTGTCTTCTTCCCACCGGTTCCCGTCGAACCGTTTGCCTCTCGCTGCAAGTCTCGAATCTACCCGTTTATGATACCTTCGGATCGCTCTTTTGTCAATCATCGCGCTCACCTCAAAAAAGGAAAACGCGGCTTCTCTCAGCCGCGTTCAATTACTATCTCGGAGTGTATCTACACTTTCTCCATCATAGTCATTTTAACACGGCAAGGTGTCACTTTCATGAACAAAGAGTGAACTGTGCAGCTTTCATCAAATGCTTTTTGGTATAATCGAATTATACACTAAAATTAGACCTGAGTCAACCCCAAAATCACACTCTCGCGCTCTGGACTCTGAGGCTTTTTGTGCCGTCCGGGTTTCTATGCATCTCATCGTTTCGGATTCTTTGGAGACGTGCTTCGGCGACATCGATGTTCCATCCGCAGCGCTCGCACACGAAGTCATCGCAGCCGCCTTCCGCCTCTTCCTTGTCTCGTTTCAAGATGCACTTTCCAGCAGTGAATTCCCGGATGCTTTCTTTCCCGTATATGATCTCGGTGTCCTCTCCGGACTCCCACGTGAGTTTGATGTTTCCGTTTGGAAGGACCTCTTTCACGTATCCGATCTTCCCGGAAGGAAACCCAAAGACCTTGATTGCTACCACTTTGGTGCCTTTTTTGTACACCATTCTCAGCGTGTCGAGCGTGGCCTTGTCAAGGCGTCCGACGACCGGATCTCGGCTGGTCTCTGTTTCGGTCATGTTTCGCCGCCCTTCGCTTGCAGATCCATCTCCACAACCGTCATGACAGCATAGTTGGCAAGATCAATCAGGGTGTCCCTGACGCTTTCGTCATTGACTTGCTGACGCCCCTTGATCAGAGCCTTGTATCGATTGAGCTTGTCGCCCATCCGGATTGCCGCCATAACCGGGCCAAACTCCTCATAGCTCTTGCCGAAAGAATCTCCGTAATCAGAATTCTTTCTGCTGTAAAGCTCATTCAGTTCCTTGCAGACCTTAGCATGCTGCTCAACTTTGGTCATCTTGGTTTCCTCCATCGGTTTTATTTTCGCGAACAAAAATCTCTTCGCAGTCGTGCTCCATGACGTCCAGGACCATTCTGAAGGATTCCAGTTCATCTTCACCGGCTGCGAATATGGACCAGCCCCGATACATGACTTTAAAGATGTAGCCGTTCTCTTTTCTCGGGACGCTTTTCCTCGGAACATCCCAACCGTCTTTTTGGATGACGGCCCCCATTCTGACGATTTCCCTCTTCAGACGCTTGGCAATCTTTCGCCTCATCTGTCCGTCCTCCTCAATTCAGATAAATCGTCGGGTCCGGCTCGCCCGTGTAGATCGCCTCGGCAATCTTTTCATTTAAATGCTGGGAAAGCTCAGCTGGTGTGTAGTTCCATTTGTCTGCACCCAAAGACAAAAGGAACGCTCTGACGGAGCCTGCCCACCCCAAGCCGAGACTTGACATGTACCGACTGACAAAAGCCTCGCTTTCTTCTAAATTCAGGCGGGTGATTTCGTGCTTGACCGCAAAGCGGCGAACAAGAGCATCATCCAATGAGTCCGGGCGGTTTGTCGCGGCGACCAGAACAACATGATTCGGGAGTCTGTCCATGTTCTGCAGAATCGTAATCAGCACACGCTTTATCTCTCCGGACACACCGCCGTCATCCCGCCTTTTGGAGCCGATCTGATCAATCTCGTCCAGGACGAGGACACACGGCTGTGAGTTTGCAAACTCGAAGACATTCTCCAAGTTCTGACCCGTCTTGCCCATGTAGGAGTCGATCAGTTGCGTGATGCTCACATAGAAGAACGGAAGCCCAAGCAAGATTGCAGCGTACTGCGCGAAGGTAGTCTTACCGGTTCCGGATTCTCCATGCAGAAGAACCGCATTGGTGTATCTGATTCCAAGCTCAGCGAGCTTCCCGGACACCTGATACATCTTCTTGATGTGTTCGATTACCGTTTTCTCACGCGGAGAAAGATAGTACCTGTCTGCATGAAATCCGAATGGGGAACTGCTTGTCCGAATAACCCCCTTCAGGTTATACGGGATCTCCGGTCCGGCTTTGTCCTGATCATCCATCTTCTGCAAAATATTTTCGCAGAACTGGGCGTCTTTTGCCGTGCTGTTCGTCCGGAGAATTACCTGAGCATAGGCCCTTGTTTTGGGAAGGTCGTTCGCCGAAATCGCGCGAAACAGATTCCGGTAATACTCATTCATTCTTTTCTGATTCCTCCCGGATGGAAGAAAACATTTTGGAGAGATCTATGTGTTTTCCTGTCTTGGTTACGCCGTCCGTCTCAAAATAGCAAAACGTCTCTCCATCGGAATTGATGCCGGAGTATGTTTTGCATCCGTCATTGTTCTTGATCTGCGTGACAATATACTTTGCGTCACCTTCCGCAATGACCTCATCTCCGACCCGGATCTGTTTGTCGTACTCCTGAAGCTTTGCCAGAGCCTCGCTCGGAGTATACCGTTTGAAAACCTCATAGTCACATTCGACATCGAACAGTTCTCTCAGGTCCTTTGTCGGAATCGTTCCACCATCTTCCTCCGGCGTCACAATGATCGTGGCAATATCCCACGCCGCCAGAGCGCCTTCGGCGTTTCCGTCCCGGGTGCCTTTCTGATAGGCTGTCTGCTTCAGCTTTTTGGCCCATTCGCCGTTTTCATCGAGCAACCGGATTTCTGCCTCAGCTTTGCCGCTTTCATATCCTTTCTGGTAGGCGATTTCTTCCGCGTTGGCGATACACTCCGCTTTCTGAATTGCCGCGTCCAAACGGCACTTGAAAGCTCCGAATACGGCTCTGACATTCTTGTATTCTTCTTTCAACTTATCAATATCCGTCATCGTGTCGTTCCTCCTGACAGTCCGTCATAGTGCATGCAGACAAGCCGCATCATCAGTTCATTGGCCTTATCCGTGTCCGGTCGCTTCGGAAGCGTTGTCTCCTCAACCGCCTTTTCAAACCGCGCCGTGTAATCCGCCAGAAGCTCGTCGAACTCAGCAGTCGGCGTGGTCTTGTCTTCTTTCAGGTACTTCCCGTTGCGGATGTCCATGAGAAGGTCGTGCTCCGCCTCGCGATATGTGACGATCTTGTGGGATTCCAAGATGTCAATGCCCATCATGTACAGACGCAGCAGATGCATCATATGCTTTGCCAGTTTGCTGTGCTCCACGGCCTTGCGGTTGCGGGAACTGGACTTGTAGTCCAAGTGAACGTTATTGATCTCGTTGGTTATGCTGGCAAACTTGTCAATCGGCATAGACTCATTGATGGTCAGAACCGGCACGCCGTCCACCTCATCAATTCGGATGTTTTGCAGGCCTTCCCTTTTGCGGATCGAGCTCAGCGTTTTGGAAATGGACCTGACCTCGTTCGAGACCACCTGATCGTTTGCCCGTCCGGACTTGTTCATCAGGCGGTTCAACTGCGACTTTGCATAGTTTCCGAAGGTGTAAGCCGCGTGCTTGGACAGAAAGATTTCCGCGTTGTCCACCAACATCTGGCCTTCTTCGGTTTTGTACAGGTAGTGCTCCGGCCTCAGCCCGAGAATTTCAATCACGTTCGGATTGCACTGCAAAAGCAGATGCATCATTTTCTTCAGGCTGTAGATTGTGATATCCGTTCCCGATGGGCAGTACTGCTCCGATACAGGACGGCATCCGATAAACTCATCCAGAGGATTCATGTAGATCCCGCGAATATCCACGTCTGAAGTCGGCAGATTCGTCCCGTAAGCGATACTTCCGCCGTAGCCGATCAGCATTGGCTCGCATCGATAGAACATTTCCCTTGTCTGCGCTTCCGTCATGTCCCGGATCACCGGGACCTCTTTTCCTTTCTTCGTAGCTATCACCTCACAAATCTCCAAGTATCTTTTTTCTCAATTCCATGCCCTCTTCCGTCAGGACGTTTATCAGCATCGGATTCTCAATTCCTGCCTCATAAGCCCATTTGAAGAAAAGCTTTCCGCCGCCCCTTGAACCGCCGCGCAAGAGCATCGTATCCGGATTCTTTGGAAGAGCCAGACCGGCTGCTTGGCAGGCTCTTTCCAGATATTGCCTTTGCCGCTCCGTCAGCCAGTTTACAGGTCGTCTATGCTGAATACGATTCCGATACAAAACAGTTCTCCGTCTTCGTAGATGTTGAAGGTCTCGTGCGGGATATCCGTCTTGTATGACCAAGACGCCCCAGATTCCGGATCACACCAAACCGCAGTAATTAATTTGGCTTCCTTCTTTGCGGCTTGGTAGAACTCGCACCTGTCGTTGCCGCAATCCGGACCGTTCCAAACGCGGTCTTTGGTGACAGAGAACCCGCCGCCATCGTAGCAGGACACCTCGTCATCGATCGCTCCTTCCAGTTCCGCGCAGTCATCCGAGTACCCGTAGACGATCACAAGTCCGCTGGCTTTCGCTGCAGCTTTGTCGTCTGAATCTACCTCCATGCCGTATTCCCGGCCATTGAGGATTTCCGCCATCTCTTTTGCGGTCATATCAGTTCTCCTTCCATCATGGGAGCTCCGCAGTTGGAGCAAAACTTTCTCGGCGTAGGATCTCCATCTTCGGCAGCAACAACCGGAAAGTTGAATCCGCATTCCGAACACCGAAGGTGTGGAGTCCATCCGTCTGTGTTATAGATCCACGTTCCCTGCTTTCTGTTCGCCAGTTCGTCAATCTTGTTCGCACCGTTCGTCGCATACAGATGGATGCAGTTGCTCATTTTGTCGACCTGATCCACCGCTCCTTCTGTATACGGGAACATATTTGCCAGCCATCTAAGTGACTTTGCTTCCGGAATTTCCATCACTCACCCCTCGGCTCATCCAAGAAGGTTGCGGCTCCATCCGCCATATTCAGGTAGAAGGCCAGAGGGCTTTGGGCGTAAACCTTGCCAACATTGTTCTTGTCGGCTTCGGTGAAGCTTCCCATGTGAAACCGGATCGCCTGAGCCTCTTCGTCCGTCAGATTCATATAGTTGCGGACCAGATAAACGCTCTTCTCGCCGTGACCATAGATGAATTGCTCGCGGATCGTGTAGGTGGGAACACTCTCCCAGATGAACTCTCCCCTGTTATCGCTCTTTCTCTCTTTTGGAGGCGCATTGCGGACAACTTCCGAATCGTAGTTTTTCTGGTTTTTCCAGTCCATTTCGTAGAATCCGGTCTTACACAGGTCGTGCAGCAACGAAACAATTGCGATTGTTTCTTCACTGTAAGGATTGTTTTTGCCGTACTCACAGTCAAGGAACATCTTGAGCCGGTTGTATACGTTGATGCTGTGCTGGCACAATCCGCCCGGTTCGCAAAGATGGTACTTGCTGCTTGCCGGAGCAACGAAAAAGTCTGTCTCGTTTTCCATCCAGTCATACAGCGCCATAGCCCCATCTCTTTCGATGCGATCATAGATCATGCTGAATTCGTCTTTCGCTTTCTGGATGTCTACTGCCATCTTGTCTCTCCTTTTCTAATTGATTGGTGCTTCCGCCGAGATTCGAACTCGGAAACAAACGGGTTTGAGCCGCCCCTGTCTACCGGTTGCAGCACGGAAGCTTGTGGTGTGCCCGGAGAGATTCGAACTCTCAATCCTTTTGGCGTCCGATCTTAAATCGGATGTGAATACCAGTTCCACCACAGGCACATATATGACAGTTCTGGATTGTGCACCATCCAGAACTGTTTGCCGGTCAGACCGTTCAAAACTGACCGGCGCTTGCAGGCAGAAGGCGTTTCGGATTACTCACAGGCCCCTATCACGCCCTGTTCATCTTCTGTAAGGATTTTTGGGAGGACCCGCTTTCTGTCTTTACGTGTCCGCGTCACGCCTGCGGTTCGCGGTGCTTTAAGTTATTACGTTCATTACTTTTCTCCACCCCGACGATGAAAGGACAAAAGGTCGTCAAGGGCGCACCCTCCGGTTTTTCTTACTCTTCGTTTTCTCCACGCAACTTGTTCGCACACTCGTTGCAGACGAACACATTCTGGTGCCTGATCATGAACGCAGCATTGATATCCTCGTCGTCGGAAAACCTGTGTCCGCAGTTGAAGCACTTGCAGAGTTTCTTCATCTTGCCGTCGCCGCCGAACACTTCTTTGCGCTGTTTTACAAACTCACCGTACTTTCCCCAATACTGTATGGAAGAAATCTTGTAGGTCTTCGTAACTGTTTTACTGATTTTCATTTCCAGAATACATCTCAATGACTTTATCCTGCAGGATCTCGGCATTTGTCTCATCGAACACTACAACCGTGTGCGGGTATACATCGGTAGTGGTAGTTTCCCACCCGCACTCGCATTGGTATACGTACTGTGGAGGATATGTCGTCAGGAATTGAGAATACTTATCGATTCTCTTTCCGCACTTGTCGCAGTATAAGTTGACCTGATACTGCTCAATAACCTTAGCCTTCTTTACCACCGGTGAACCTCTCCCATCTTGCAGCGATGTCCCTCAGATCCCGCGTCAGGAACTTCTTGGCCGTCTTCTGCATTTCTACCGGGACCGGGTAAACCGCCTCAGCAATACCACCGGCAATAGCAGCAATCGTATCGCTGTCGCCCCCAATAGAGATGCAATTTCTAATGACATCCTCAAAGTCAGTTCCTTCAAACAGGCAAGTGAAAGCCTGCGGCATGGTAACCTGGCAGATTTCTTTTCCATGCTGGCCCTGCGTCTCCTCTCGAAGCTCATTGACGGTTTTGTCAAGCCGGTAGTAGTTGTCGTTGATATAGCTCTCGACCTGACTCAGCGTGCTGCCAGTCTTGAGCATCACCTTTGCGACCGCCGCAGCCTCCGCGCCCTTCATTCCTTCCGGATGATTGTGCGTGATCTCCGTCACAGCGGCAGACAGTTTCTTGGCTTCCTCGACGGACTCCGCAATATCTCCAACGGCAGAAATGCGCATCGCGCTGCCGTTTCCGCAGGAATTGTACGGAATCCAGATCTCCGAGAACATCCATCTTGCGAATCGTCCGCCGTACCCGGCACGAGGATAGCGCCTGCCGATCTCGTGCATTGTCCGCGCGGTCACGTTCGGGAGATCCTTGTAGTTGTTCTTCCTGCTGCGCATCAGGCTTTCAGCCACCGCCAGAGTCATCACGGTGTCATCTGTAAACCGGCATTCCTCCGTGAAGAACTCGAACTTCTTTGTATTTGTGTTGTGGAACTCGAAACGAGATCCAACGATATCTCCGATAATTGCTCCAATCACAGTTTAAATCAGTCCCATTCCCTTTCAAATTCTTGCCTTTACGCCATCGATCCACGTCTCCGTGTTATCGATAATCGCCTGAATCTCCGGAAGATTCTCGCCAGTAACCACAAGCCCCTTCAGGCCCGCAATCCGCTTTTCCAGTTCCTCGACCAGATCCGCCGCGCTCAGATCTTCGTGAACCTCGCAGAACCGGTCATCATAACTGGACCATCCGTCGTACCAGTACCCCTCGCCGTCGAACTGCCGGTGAACGAAGTCACCCTTGATCTCCTTCCGAAACTTCGGGTTCGGCGGTGAATAAATCATCGTGCCGTGAAATGCCCAGATTCCATCCGCTTTGATCATACCTTTACCTCCTCCAATCCAGCGGCGGATACTCGGCCAGATCGATTTCTCGCTGGCTTTTGCCGCCCCATTCGTCCTCGTCTTCTTCCTCTTCATCGTCAACCGGCTTGTCCTCCGGCCCCGTGAATTCAAGGCAATCCCACTCGTTTTCCTCCGTGAAGAGTTCCTTGTGGTCGTCCAAGTAATCCATGACTATTTTCGTCAGGACCGCCAAGCTGCTCTTGTAAGTATCGTGCCACTGCACCTTCCACATGGCCTTGATTGCTCCGGCGAGTTCTGTTCCCGGATAAGTCTCGGCAATAAATCTCGCTGCTGGATTGACATACTCCGTGTCCCAGTCTCCGCCGACCATTTCGCCGTAGCTGAAATACCGGAAGACGATGATTCCGACCGCTTTCAGCAGTTCACCGGCCTTTGTTTCGGCTGGCTCTTCCATCGGCGGCACATCCTCAGAGTGGTACTTGTCCCAAAACCGGTCATCAAGCCCGCTCTTGATTTCTGTCGGTGTCCAGATCATCGTATCCCCTCCGTTCATCATCTTTTGAACGCTTCAAAGCATCTTCCCAGCAGAAGAAAAGCGGCTTTCGCCGTCATGCATACCAGCTTCGATACATCTTCTCGCCGTTGTAGTGGTGAGCGTCCTCGTAGCTCGAAATCTCAATCAGATCGCCCTCCGGCCTGTTGTCCTTGTAATAGTTCTTGACCTTCCGGCGAATCGGCTCCGCTTTCTCATCCGCCACAATCGTTCCCGGCATCGGGAGCTTGAAAGAGATGTCCTCAGACATTCCGCTTACCGCGTGGACCTTGTTGACCGGAAGACGGCACGGCTTGACCGTCACCATCGAAGCGCCGTTCAAGGCCACAACCTGATACAGGCTGATGTTCGTCTGTTCGTAGCCCCAAGAAGAAGCCAGAATGTCGCCGACCTTGAATGAATGATTCGCAGCTTTCGCCATTGTCAATCTCCTTCCTCCCGCCGCAGCGGGAACAACCCGTTAACTTCCCTCTCAGCATCTACAGTATACCAAAAAGCATCCGGATTTTCAATTGACAATATGTACAAATATTAGTGCCTAAAACTATATAAAATTTACAGTATGACGGGGCTTATATATGCCGGATCATGTGCATCTGCTGGAAGCCTTGGTTGTTCATGTTGCGGTACCAGATCATGCTCTTCCAGTATTTCCATTCGCTGATTTCCGGGTACTGGAAGGCGGTCCACATTCGCCGCATCTCGTTTTCCGGTATCTGCCTGTATCTCTTGGCATTGTTTTTCAGGCAAAGGTCCAGATCCGCCTGTATCACGATGAGGTGATGGTCAAAGTCCGGGAAGAATTCGATCAGTTGGTTTCGTCCGGAAAAGGACGGGCAGTTTGTATCAAGGATGGTATCGACTTTTTCCTGCTCGGCAATATGCAGGGCCCGATAAACTGCCATCCAGACGTCGAACTCATTGCTGTGGTTTCGCTCGTCCCCGTTGAACAATTCGTAGAACTGATCCGGATTGAGGTATCTGAGTTCCCTCGTTTCGCAAAACCGCTTTGCGAACGTCGTTTTCCCGCTGCCGCTCATGCCGCACATGACAAAGAGTTTCGGTTTCTCGGCCATCACGTTTCCCGCCTTTGATCTTCCGCAATCTCTATCAGCCGCTTGTCGATAACGGCCTCAATTTCTTCAGGCGTTCCAAGGGCCTTGTATCTCATCAGGAGGTCCTTGTATTCTTCTCCGTCCTCGCCGAAATAGATTCTGCTGTCGTCTTCCTGTACCAGTTCAATCTCAATGTCCGTGATGAGTCCGTCACCGGTGCCGACAACTTCGATATCCGGGTCCGCTATCATCATATCGCGAAATCTGAAAGAGATTTCTCTCGGTCTGCCGGTTATTCCACCAAACTCATTCTTTTTCAAGAGTTCAATCAGTTCTGTCGTTGTCATGGTCCGAAAACCTCCTCGCTGCTTCTCTCTACCAATTCCAACCCATCCACGGCGTATCCGCCTGTGAAACCTTCCAGAAGTACAACTTCCTCTCCGCAGGTGGTCCACGGCCATGACCGAACCTTCCATACCTTTCCGGCGTGCTGTTCGCCTTCAAAGTACTTATCGGTCATGCGTACCTTGTCTCCAGGCCTCAGTCCAGTCATCCGCCATTCCTCGCTTTCAGAACAACATTACAGGAATTGGTCAGATAAGTCGTTCCGTTTATCCGGACTTGAAGCTGATCTCCGTCATCAAAGTCTCTCCACGTCTCCACAGTTCCTTCCACAACCTTGCCGTCCGGGAGCCTGATCATGGCGTAGTCGAATTCGTAGGTCGTGTCAAACCACTGTCTGTTACTGCCGCACCCGACAAGAAAAACAGCCACAATCAGCACAAAAAGTACCATCACAATCTTTTTCATGCTTCGTCTCCTCCATCTGTTCCTTTTGATTCTCAAGATTTCGCTTGTCTCTGTTGCTTGGCCCGAGATTCTTGGTGTTATATGCGTATCCGCCGCAGTTGTTCCAATGCGGACCTTTGTACAGACGGTGTGTTTGGGCCTCGACCTTCCCTTTCAAGCCTCCGCCCTTTCGTGACTCACCTCTGACATTGATACGGATGTTTCTGCGGATCTTCCGCCACATCTGCTTCCGGCGCGTCCATCTTGTACGTTCTTTGCCTTCAGAGAACAGTTCCTCCACTTGATCGGTAGTCTCGTCCATTGTTGTCTCCTCTCATCAGCCGGATACCATACACGTAATCGGACAAAGCTGATTTCCGCAGGAAGCGCACCCAGCCATAGAGCACGTGTGCGGCCTCGTTTTAAGGTAGAATCCATCTCCGATGCAGTTGCTTCCACTTTCCGCCTCAAAGACGGTTCCTACCTCGTACAGTCCGTCCTTTCCGACATACACCCAGCTATTTGTCTCTGGCGTTTCCTGCTTCTCCATGCTCAAGTTACTCCTTTGGCGGCTCCGGCGTGTTCTGCCAATGTGTCGCGCTCTTTCCCGCAGATCCGTTGAATTTCTTGAAATTCGGCGCATAAGTGGCAGAAACGACTTTGCCCTGATTGGTGACGATCAGATAGGTTCCCTGTTTTTCCGGAAGGTCATCAGGATCGCTCCTCAGATCGTGCCACCGCCGCTTTTCTTCCACGTCCGCAGGCGGATGTTCCTTCACTGCGTCGATGATTTCGCCAAGCGCGTTTTCTGTCTCATCGCTACTTGCGCAGTACTGCCCGCACACGATGTCGATAACGTCGCTCTTGGAAATATATTCCTCTCGAATATCATTCTCCATTGATAATCTCCTCGGCCACGATCACGTCAGTCAGGAAGTCAGTTGGAAGGGCAATTCCCGCCTGAATGCAAACCGCGTACTGTACTTTCGCGATGGTCTGAATGCTGCTGCCCTGTTCCGTCATGGTCTTTGTCAGAACCTTCAGAAGATTTGCAACACCTCCGTGACTCTGCGGAGTTCTCTTTCTTACGCTCAGCGCAGCGCCAGCCACTTCGAGCGCTTTCTGTTCCTGTTCCAAGTGTTTCCTCCTTCGCTCGCCGAAGTATTTGATGTAATCGTCTCTCAGACTGTTGTAGTTCGTCATCTGGATCATTCCGGATTTCAGGTCGCCCCCGAACCGATCTCGCACATAGCCTTGGAATATCTTGTCGCCGTTGTCATTGAAGTACAGCCACGCTTTACGGAACAGGCTACCTTTTTTCCAAAGTCCAGACCTTCCGTCTACTCCCGGGAGAAAATCAAACCGTGTGTGGTATCCCGCATTGTAGTAGAAGCCCTCCAACGGGTCTGGCGGATACTCTTTCCCTTTGATGCGGATCTTTGGAGCATCCTCGTAAACTTCTCTGCACGCCCGATATACCGCGTTATTCACCAGTTCTTCCATCATCTTTTAGTTCTCTCCAAATTTGAACTCCGGGCGTAGTACACGGAGACGTCCTGTGTAAAATGTTCCTCCAACATCCGGGAACTCGCTCTTCACAAGCTCAATAAGCTCTTCCTGAGCAATTTTTTCCGCAATCATCCTTGTGATGTGCTGTTTTGCATAGTTTTCTGCACTGTCCTTAAAAACTTTTGCTTGAGCCTCAGTCACAACGAAGGTGCCGCCAAGCACGAACGCTTGGCTTTCCTTTTCTTGAATAACACCAACCGGCACATAGCTTCCATCAGCCTTTGGGAGCCGCGTAACACTGAATTCCGCACCGCACCTTTGGCACACACCGCCCTCCCCAATAAGGCCGTTGCAATAGTCACATCTGTGTTCCCCGGAGAGTTCAAAGATCGGCTCATACAATTCGTATTGTTTTCCATCTATGGAATCTGGATACACGCAGTCGAAGCACCGACCATCCCAGCCTCTTTCACCGTTATGAATGCATGTCCGACATTTGATTTTCCTCTTATCCATGCTATCACCTCTTTTTGACTTGAAGTATCTGTGTTGGGCTGTAAGACCGGTAGTCTCCACCGGCAATCTCCCTCTCGTTGCAGTGCGTAACCGCAACGGTCATGTCCATCGGCAATCCGCTTGCCGCCTTGTAGTCCCGTTCCATCTCCGATGTATCTACCTTTGGAATGACCGCATATCGAAGTCCACCCTGAAATTCGTTGAAGACGTTCGTGCGGTCGAAGATGTTCTCTCCCACCTCGCCGACAAACGTCTCATTTTCCAGAGGCCCTTCGCCATGTCTCGTGACATAGGTCCGCGTCACATAGCAGACCTCTGCCTTGTAGTCTTCGTAGCCGCGCAGAAAACGAACGGGATTCAGCAATCCCGTGTTGGACGTCGTTGTCCAGATTCCGTCTCTGTCTTTATCCAGAAGAAGCCCCTGAGCCCCCTCAAAGATGATAGCCCTGTTTTGATTCCAGACCTCGCAAAAGGCTCTGAGCCTGATATGCTGGAGGAAAAAGTTCAAGTCAGACTTGAAGTGTGCGCAAAGGAATTCAAACCGTCCGGACTTCCGATCCACGTGCTCTTTCCAGTGCGGGATGAGGTCCAGATCCACTTGAAACGTCACGAGTCTGCTCTTTACCCAGTCCATCAGGGTTTCCATCATCAGGCGATAATCCCCTGTCGCGAAGTGCATCAGCGTGTAGGCAAGGTCCGGTCTTTCTTTCAAACGGTCTGTCGCACTCCATGTACCATAGCCGCAGCTCCCGTATTCCCTCGCGCCGCTTTCTGCCGCGATATAGTCCTCTATGATATGGTCCGCCAGCATATCCAGAGGCGTTACCACAACACACTGAGGACTGCAATATACAGGCGGCACAAACCCAAGCTCTTCTGCCTCTCTGCGAAAGTCCATTGGATGGACAAGGAACGTATCCGCATAGTACGTCAAGCTTCCGTCCTTTGCTCCTGCACAAAAATTGTGGAACACATGTCTGGTCCCGTCTTCGTAGTCAACGGTGTGCCCCCTCTGAGCGCTGCCGTTGTGAAATACGGTTATCGGTTTCTGCCCGTTCTCCAAGAACTGTTTGGCAAAATACCGCGACATCAGGCCCTTGCCCTCGTCTCCGTAATTCGCTCCGATTACGATTTTGACATTGTGTTCCACTGATTCTCACCTCACCATCTGATTTCGCTTGGAGCCTCTTCCGGCATGCTGTCACCGGCATGTCCTGTGATAATGCCGGAAATCATCTGCTGCAAGCCGCTAATCGTCGATACGTGATAGTTGTCGCCGAGAACCGGCTTCCAAGATGCGTCAATTCCGCCATTGCGGTTGTAACGGCTGTAAGAAGACTCCGGATCGTCCACAGAAATGTGGTGGATATCGAACTTCTCGCTCGCCTCTTCAAACAGGGTGCGGGTCTCGATGTCCGCCTGTAGCTTATCTCCCACGCGCAGCCCAAGCTCTCTTTGCTGGAGATACGGGTTAATCTGCTCGTCACCCATCGTGATAATGACGCCCTTCTTCCCGCGTTTCCAGCAGTCCAGATCGCAGTGATTCAGGCCCATATACCACGCTGTTGTGTAGGACTCATAGGCGTTTCCTCCGCCTCCGCCCTCAAACCAGACCTTGTCCAGATGCTCCGCGATACGAACATCCGACTCAAACTGAGAGATCTGAATCGGTGCCGCATCGCAGTAGAGGTCGCCGATTGCCATGATGCAGAACTCCACGTCAGACACAGAGCTGTGCTCGTAGATATCCTCCATGATCGGTCCAAGCTTTTTGGAAACCTCCGTCGCCGCCTTGCCCATTGAGCCGGTCACGTCCAGTGCAAGAATGACGGGAACGGTTTTCGGATGCTCTTCCGTGTCGCGGCAACTGCGCATGACGTTCATTGGATTCAGGTCCGGATGAATCTCCCGCATCTTGAACGCCTGCTGTACATTGATGCTGTCACAGGACGCATATTCTCTGGCGTTCATTGCTTTTGTCGCAACGGTATAGTTACAATAGGCTGTGCTTGTCCATGCTCCTCCGCCCATTACTCTTCAGCCTCCGTTTCTTCATCCTCTTCGTCGGAATCGAAGATCCCGTCGAACATATCCGAGAAGTTTCCGCCCATCATCATAAGCGGAAGCATTGAACTCATCTGGTTTCCGCCGGGAGTTCCGCCCTTCATCATCTCGGACATCATCCAGTACTTCATGAGCTTGTCGGTGCCCTTCTTGCCGTTCGTGATGCTGTTCCCGAACATGCTCACGATCTTACCGTAAAAGTACGTGTTGCCCATGAACACGTGGCGCTCAGGCAAAATGTTCTGGACAGTCGAATCTTCGTAGTTGATCACCGTCAGTGTGTCCTTATCGACAGCGATCACGCACTTCGGTTTACCGGACGCAATGATAATGTCGCCCTTCTCCACCTTATTCGTTGGAATCACGAAGAAGAACTCTTCGCCGATGTCGAAGACAAAGTTGCTGCAATTGGTCAGCTTGTTTGTCTTCACGTTGTAGGTTTTGTACCCGTCACTGGTCTTGACGGCAATTCCGCCGTTCATCGACAGACGGCACATGCCGTTTGCCACCTTGCCAAACATACCGTTGAACATGTTCATTGCTCATTCCTCCATTTTTCTTTTTTGATTTTGCTTCAATCACAGCCACTTCTCTACAAACTCGCGGTCTTGAGTAAATATCGGGATCTCGGTGTCCACGACCCACCTGTTTCTCTCCACCGTGATTGTATTCCCTGGATTTCGCGGGTCTTCCATTGTCTCTGTCCTCTTAACCCTATAGCACGCCGCTCCGCGCTTGAAGTCTGTCGGGTAGTCGTTCCAGTTGATTCCCTTCTTGGTGAAGAGCATGTCTTGGATCTCGTTGCAGCTTTTTCCATGCAGTTCGGAGTGTGAGAAGTTTGCCTGTCCAGCAGCTTCAATGCTGTTTCGAGTGGCGTCCTGCTGCCGCCAGATCAGGCAGTTGCACACCTCATCTTCCGGGACCGCGAAGCATCTGGAATCGAACAGGGCCTTGTTATACTTTGAAGCCAGAAGCATTGACCTTCTCACAAGACCGTCTTCCGGATTCAGCACCCCGGATTCGTCCTTTTTCCCCTCCAAGAAAGCCGCTGCCTTGACGTAATTACTTTTTTCTCGGAAGATCCGGTTGAACTCCAATGTTGCGATTGACGCGGACACACTTGCCATCTTCTGGACGTTATAGCCAAACCACGCATCCGTCTTGATGGTCTTATAGTCGGTCAGCACCAATGTGATCTCATCCGACTGGGTGTACCCGAATACGCAGCCCTGAATCTCTTTGCACAGGCTCAGCATGGTTTCCTGCATCACAGTCATCAAGAACCGGTCAAAAGGCTTCTGCATCCCTTTCGTGAAGGAATGGAACGCTTTGCCATCAAGCTAAAGGCGAACAATAACCGGAACGCGGCGCGTGAGATAGTATCTCTGTACGTTTTCGTACCCTTTCATCCTATCGCCCAGCGAATCGAATTTGTTCACCTGATCACCCCCTTATCAAAAATTTCTTTAATCATACGATGATTTCTTTCTCCACAATCCGAATGGACAGTTCCGGCGTGATATACTCACTTCCGACGCTTGCGGCATCTCTGCACCACTTTGCCACGCGGTCCGACTCTTCGCGGTCGATTCCGGCAGTCCGGCAGAAGTTGAAGATCGAATAATACTGCCAGACCTTCACCTCGGATTTATACCGTCCGATCCGCATGGAGGCGAATTTTTCCTTGATCGTCTCCGGTTGTTTTCTTGCCATCTGTTTTCCTCTCAGCTCGCATTTTCTCTTCCGACTTTGTGGACCACGGCGTCAACTCTGTCCGAATCGCCCATCACAAACACCGGCTCTAACCACCGCAGTTCCAGCACCGTTCTTCCCGGGCCCGTCCAGTAGTGGTGCCAGTGGGCCCGCCTGACGTGTGGGCGCTTTGGTGTCCATGACCTCTCGTCACTGCGCTGCTCGTTTTCTCCCCTCTGTGCGTACATCGCCTCGAAGCGCTTCCCGATTCTAAAGCCAACCTCTGACATGCTGACCGCAACCGGCTTCTCTTTCCCGTTGACCGTCACTTTTGGCTTCTTGTTTTTCGAGATCTTCACATCTCGGACCTCTGCATTGGACGCGCAAAAGTACTGACATGCATTCAGAGCAAGGCGGTACACCGGCCTCCATTCCATCCGAGCTTCTTCCAGACTCCCCGTATAGAGAATCTTATCCCCGTCACGAAGCGCAGTCTCGTAGCAATCTCCATCCTTCAGGGATGTGATCCCGGTTGCAACGATTCTTTTTCCCCTTGCAGACGTTCCGACAAGCGCAATGCTGATATAAACATCTGTTTCGGCCTCAATGCCGACAGTCACCAGCAGGCATTCCACACTTCCGAACACCTGCGGGAACAGATCGATTATTTTCTTGTCATCGTCAAATGTCAGAGCAAAGCTTCGGAAAGGCAACCTTCTGATAATGTTCACGGAGATTGGCGCATCTTCTGTTTCGGCCAGATACCGGGCAAATGTGCTGTTCATCGAATAGATCTTCTTGAACTTACACCAATGATACGCGATGTACATGGACTGCACATGATTTCCAACCTCAGTCTGGTCGGCCTTTTCTCCGCCAGACGCGCTCACGTACTTCTCAATCCATGTCGTCACTTTTTCAATAAACGGCCACGGATATTCGTCCTGCAATTCGTCCGGCATGTTCCATCTCATCGCGTCCGTTTTGCAGTCCGTAGCGAATCGGACGATGTCCTGGATCTTGTTTTGCATCACGCCACTCTCTCATACACGGCAATTTCCGTGATCCGGACATTGCTCTTGGTCCCGAACGCGCTTCGGCGGCTTCTCTGTTCAATCACACGGTCTGTGACATCCTTTTTGGCATTCTCGGCGCTATTGGCCTTCACAAACCGATCGAACTCAGCTTCGCTTTCCTTTGACCTTTTCTCGCCGTCTGCCACATAGCTTGTCGTCCACGCAACCGTACCCTTCACGAAGAACTCTTTCATCAAAGCACCTCCTCAGTACCGGTTTCTGGCCTCGCGAGCCAGATTCTTTACCTTTCAAGCATTCGTCAAATGCCTTTCAGCACTCGGCGGTCAAAAAGAAAAGCCACCCGCCAGCATGATAATTTTACCATATCAGGCCGCTGTTTGCAATTGACAATCTGTACAATTTTTAGTGTATATTCTTGTGCATTTTTATCGGTGTGTAGAATCTTTTCCGGACCGTTCTTCCACGATGCTTGCGGCCTCGTTCGGTGTGAGAAATCCGATGAATTCTTGGCCGTGCTGCTCGGCTATCCGGATTGCCTCGCGTCTGTTCACGACCGGTGTTGTATAGATGTTCAGGTCGCCGTCAAGAAAATATGCTGTCTTCATCAATCCGCACTCAATCAAGAGTCTGATCCTCCTTCCCATTCGTATCTCGTCCAATACGTCAAGTTCCCTTCCTGATCCCACTCAAACCGTTCGACTTCGCGATCAAGACTATAGTTGTCCCCGTCCAGAGGCCTAAGGTTTTTTCCGTCCCACGCGCAATATCCGAAAAGCATGCCGTTCCGGATCTCTTCTTCATCCAGTTCCGGGTTCATCCTCTCCGGATAAAATGTGCGTTCCATGATGACCGGTACCGGAGTATCACCAAGAATCTCCCTCAGCTTCATTCGGCCTTGCCTTCCTTAGATCTGTCGTAAACGCCAGCAACCGAAGCAGCCATTAACGTTCTGACACATTCGTCATGCGCATCTATTTCCGCCCATTCATCGAATGAGAAGAAGGGGAAATGCCTTTCCTTGATTCTGAAATGTCTGGCCTTTTCCACTTGGTCAAATGTGATGGGCTTCTTGCACAGGTCACAGATCGTTTGCTTGCTCATTGCTGTCCTCCTCTCGGGCTTTTCTTTCCGCCTCCATCTCGAAGTAAAATCTGATCGGCTTTTCATTTTCGATGATATTGCCGTAGATGACACCGATTTTGTAGATGTAGTCGTTTCTGAGTTTTCTCGGGATCTCCGCAATCCACCGGCGAAACATCTCCAGACTGTTTGCCCTCTTGTAGTGATTGCAGCTCCGGCAGGACGGCATCAGATTTCCGATGTCATCGACGCTGTCCATTCCCGGAACGTTTCCGGACGTGAAGACGAACTCCATGTCTTTTGGAATGAAGTGATCCACCTGCATATCCTTGTAGGCGATCTCCCTGCCGCAGTAGGCGCAGCGCCCGTTGTATTTCTGATAAACCTGTTCTCTGGTTTTCTTGCTGATGCTCATAGCGCTTCTCCTTCATGGGTTCTATTTGACGGTTCCGAATGGGTTTTCCTTTTTCTTTGGCTCTCCCTTATTGCGGTCATACAGATCTTGGAGATTCGCTATGATGGAAGGAATCACCTCTACCACCTTCTGCCTGTCATTTGCCGAAAAAACGGTCTGCCACTTCGGCCTGCCGTCTCCAAGCGGCTTATAGTATACTGCCAGATAATACCGGTCCGGCTTTGCTGTCGGATAGTGTTCCATGTCAATCTTCACTTGTCCGCAGACAGACGCGTTGTTTTTCAGTTCTTTGATCCTCTGCTCCAGTTCCTTTTTCTGCCGGATCAGATCGTCCAGTTCGTTCATGTTTCTTCTCTATCCTCCTTTGGCTTGAACAGACATTTCTTTGGAAACGAACGGATGAAGCCATTCTTCTTGACGCACCAATAATTGCTCACCGTCCGTGCCCCAAGATTGTCTTTGTTGCCGTGGTGCTTCACAAAGTACTTGCACCCGGCGCAGTCACGGATGTTCATGTTTTCTCCTTCGGTTCCAGCAGTCTTCCGCAATTTCTGCACTTCTGGAATTCCTTCCCGTACAGTATTACCCTCGTGAACTTCATGGGTTCATGGAATCCAAGCAGGCATTTTATTCTCTTAAACGGATTGATGTGCTCTTCTCGGTAGGCCATCACTCATCCTCCGTTTCAAGCATCCATTCTTCATACGAGGTCGCTTCCTGCGCCAAGTGATCTTCATATTCTCTGTCAGCTCGCTCAATGAAATGCCGGTCAACGTAACAGCCGACTATCGCTCCTTCTTTATTTTCATACTGAAGTGGATTGTCCCAGGCGTCGCCAAACAGTCCGCAAGCCTCGCCTCTGTCAGATTCATTATTCCAGCTCGTGTATAATGGGCATCTCGCACACTTCATCACTCAGCCTCCTCTATCTGTTCGTGCCCTGTGCAGAGGATAATGTCATTGATAGCTTTACCGGCATTCTCGCACTCGAAACATTCGCTACAATATCCATCATAAGCTGCGCTGTATTTGCAGTCCTGACAAAGGCAACGGGTATTTCCATATTTGCAATTCATCACTCAGCCCTCCTCTGCCATACTTTGCAGCCACCGATGCCATGCATTTTTACACATTCCATCCTCGCACAAGTCTTTCGCAACACACCGGTAACAGTCAGTTCGATTACTCGCTATAAACTCAGCGATTATTTCATCCGATGCTCCGCGAAAAACATTCCCGTTTGTCTTTGGAATATAGCCAGCACACTTTTCCGGGTCTTTAGGCTTGTTTACCGTTCCGCAGATAGCCATACACCCTTTGCAGTTCGACAGCATCACTCGCCCTCCTCTGCCTGTTCTTCGGATTTGCACCGCCTGTATTCCAACGCTATATCACAGCATACGCAGCTCGGGAAATGTCTCCTAAACGGGCAATGCGGGTCACACAATGCAAGCCATTTTTCACTTTCTTTCATACGGCCTCCCGTGCTTGTCGCAATCGCGCCACTCTTTCCCATCCCAACAGCGATAGCCGCAAGCCGTAGGATAAGGGTAAAATTCAATAACTTCGTAGTAATGAAACATTTCAGCCCTCCTCTGCCGGTATAATTGTTCGGCACTTCCCGATTTCCTCTTTGACCTCTTTCACCAGTTGCGTATACACCGCTACAAAATCTTCCGGAAGCGCAAGCGACGAAATTGTTTTTATTCCATCGTCAAGGCGTGCGAAGAACTCACTTTCGTCGATCATCCGCCCATGCGGTGGGACGGGGACGGCTTTTTCTTTCAGAGGCACCCATGTGAGATCATCATTTCTGTGAATCTCAACTGTCCCGCCAGGTCCAATAGAAATCAAGGTTGTTTCCTTCGGCATCTCCATGTTAGGTAGATAAATTCCCATGTTCATTCCTCCTCACTTGCGGGGACGACGGCTTTAACGATTCCCCGATTCTTTTCTATGATGTGTGCAACCGTTACTTCAACTTTTTCGCCGCGTGTGTCAATTAACGAAATCGGTGCGTCCGCATCAATCAGCCGACCGTGCGGTTCTTGGACATTACAAGCTTCAAGCGCGAAGTGCTCTCCAATGACGAACACGTTGCCGTTTCCCTTCACAGCAAACTCGATCATTTCGTTTGGATCTTCTGGGAGATAGATTTCCTTTATGTATATTGCCATCGCTTATCCTCCAACTTTTATTCCATAACTGCAATATTGATCATCTTTCGTTCTGATCGTCCCGTATCTGCTCCAACTGTCGCACAATCCGCTTTCGTGGTGATTGATGCGGACACTTCCCAGAAGTTGAAATATGAATTGCAGTTTATACACTTCACATCCAGCCTTCCCACATTGTCGCCAACGAGATGTCGCATATAGTTTCCATTGCCGCAGTTCGGACAAACGATGTTGCACGGTTCAAGTGTCATCTCGCAGTCTCCTCTTCAGATCGCCCGCGCACCGATTGCACAAGACTATGACAGAATCCCTTGTGTTGTTCCAGTTGGCAAAATGGATCTCGATATCCGCTTTATCGGCGCAGCAATTGCAGAACTTTGCGGACAGATCGTTCACCGGTGTAACGCTTACCATCTGTTCTCATTCCTCCAATCGGTCCAGACTTTCTCTCAGTTCTCTGAGCCACAGGTTTCGTGAAGCGGTTCGCTGCTCCTCTTCTCTGGCATGCTGCTCATAGCGTCTAATATCATCTTCGCGCCATTTGATGTGTTTGCTCAGCCATTCTTCGTCCGACTCTTTGACGGGTTCTTCCGTGAACTTATCCATTTGTTGCAGGTCCTTCAGACACATATTTATCTGATCAAGAGCGAATGTCTTCACTCCTTCATGGTCCTGCGTGGGCGGAGTCCACTTTTGAACGCCATCCAGCACAGATAAATAGGCCTGACGTTTTTCTTCTCTTTCTTTCAGTCCCGCTTTCCATCTGTCTACGTGCTCTCGGTACTCAGCCTCATTCGTCGCGTGCACCTCGTCCTGCGACATGGCTTTCAGCTTCGAGAGCTTCGTTTTGGCATCTTCAAGCCAGAGCCGGTAAGTGTCATCCTCGTTGAACTTCTCCGGGATAGGTTCCGACAGTGGCTCATCCCTCATTTCAATGCACGCGCCGAATGCTCTGGCACACAGCAAAAGAAAATCCTTTGCCGTTGTGATCTTTCCATCCTCGATGAAGCATGTATATCCTGTTGCCATTTTTATTCTCCTCCCGTTGACGCGATTACCACAGGCCTATAAGCCGAGTGATGACAGCCGTGATCGCAGCAGCCATGATAATAAAGTTCATTGCCGGGATCGATTCTCTACCAACAAGCTTTGTAAAGTTGATAGACCCAAACCAAACGGTCACGAAAATTGCAAGAACGAATAAATAAACCATGTTTTCACTCCTTAATTGTCATTTGAAACATTGTTTCTTTGGATCTCACGAATCCGCATTTTTCATAAACGTGGATTGCTCGCTCGTTGTCTGACCTCACCCAAAGCGTCTGAATCCCGTATCGGGCAATCAGGCTTTTGACCACCCGCGTCCCATATCCCTGATTCTGATACGGCTCGAAAATGGTCAGTCTGGACAGTTCTTTTTCATTCGGTTCGATCTCTGCGGTTCCGATCACTTTTCCGTCTACAACAATCTCATGTTCGATGTAGGTGCTCGTTCTCTTGATCTGAACAATCGGTTCGCTGCGGTCGTGTTCCAGACAATCGATACAAGGCCATTTATTGGATTTAGGCCCGAATTTGCAGTCCGAACATGCTTCAATCATCGGGAGACCTCTTCTTCCACTCATCGCATCCGCTCATCTTTGGAGGCTGTTCAAAATCAACCTCGCCGTTATGTTTCCAGCAGTGACCGGCAATGTTTAGCCCAAATTCGCTGTCTCCATCATCGCCATATTCACAGTTATAGCAGTTTCGCGGTTCCGTTCCTTTTGCTTCCAGTTTTGGAAGGTCCGGAAGTTTGACCCAGTGTGTGACTGTTTTTATGCCGCACGGAGGTTCCTGCCTGTTTTCCAGCCACCCAAAATTGCAGCTATCCCACGCTTTGGCATCATCTCGCCAGAAGCCGACCGCATAGTCTTCCCCATCGGTCACGAGGACATCTTCATAGAGTGGCGGCTTTCCCTCTGAAGCAGGCGTCCAGTTTCGCATAGAATCGATAACCTCGTTTTTCCGGTCAAGTTCTATGCAGAGTGCTTCGATGATGTCGGCGCAGCATCCGTACAGTCCTTTGTCGTCGCTGTCCTCTTTTCTTAAACTTGCAACAAAGTCATGAAGTTCTTTACTCGTCTTACAGTTCACCGGCTCTTCCGGATAGTCTCGAACGAGCTTTTCGATCCCTTTGCAAAATTCTTGGAATTTTTCCGTGGAAAAAATATATGGCACAACGGCGATCATTGCGATTTTGAGTGCCGCGTCCTTGCTGATATACCCAGTTCTCATGTTCTCCAAAATCCTCCCCACCAGAGTATCGCCGCTTCGATAAGCACTCCGAGAAAGCTGGTCCAGAAATTATATGGATCTCGCGGTTTACCATGTTGGGCCATTGAAATTCCAAGGCTCAAGGAATACAGCGCTATTAACACGATCTGTGGCGCTTTCATCAGAAGCCCTCCGGATATTTCTGATGAAGAAGTACGAGACCGGCGCTCATGCATCCGCATCCAGCCGATTTGTGACCCTCAAACATCAGGTAGATTCCGATCGTTGTGAGCACTGCACCCGCCGTAAGCATCAATTTGTCCATCATTTTCCTCTCTTTCACAGTCTGCCCATTTTGCAGGATCTTCTGCCCTCGGCATCATTGGACTATATGCCTGCATCCTGTGCAGCCTGTATGGGCAATATTTCTTTGCAAGTTTTGTCTTTCCACATGGAATAAGATTGCATCCGTCGCAGCCTTGATATTTGCTCACCGCATCACCCCGCCAGCAGCGGTGTCATCTGCGCCGCCTCGATCACATACATGCCCGGGTTCGCCATGACCTTCTCATATTCTGCCTCGCCCTGGAAGTCGTCGATGACAGCGCGTTCCTTTTCGTCCATGTCTCTGTACTTCTTTCTTCCATAGGACGGAGGAAGCCAGTTCCGCTGCCGCGCGGCATAGATGTTCAGCCGGTCAACAATCGGCTCTGCCTCTTTCCGGAACTTGATGTGGCAGGTTCCCTTCTTGTAGAACTTGACAGTGAAGTATGTGAAGTCCAGTTCCGCTCTCTGGTTTCCGAGTTCGTTCGCCATGTGAATCACGTTATACGGGTCTCTCTGCCACCCGATTTCGCCCTTGTCAAGGTAAGTCAGGCTTCTCTCCATATCGGAGATCGTCTTCACGATATCGTACTCATCCAGCTTTTCGGCGGACCATCCGAAGGACCGGAAGCCGTTGATCGGGAGAATCACCTTCATGCCAACCTTCCACGCCTTGTTTGTGGCCCATCCGTTGAAGTAATGGATGTTGTCGTTCTGCACTTCCCGGCTCCATGAGTGCTCTTCGCTGAGTTTGGAGAAAAGCTTCATGATGGAGTCTTCGATCCCCTGCTGCAGTTGAATCTGGATGTCGTAGAAAACCTGCATGACATTGTGCTTATTGAAGTCATACTCCGCCATCTCAGTCACCTTCGAGTGGTAGTCAGCCTGCATCTGTGATGTCATCTTTTCACGAAGCTGCGGCCTGTCCAGAAGCAGATTCCAGTATTTCAGGCGCAGGCTGCGGAGATAGTTGTTGACAATCTCGTTGGTCATTCCACGGAACGTGCTCTTGCCGACCACAAGCTCGATCAAGGCTCCGTATCCGTCTTCGCCAGCCATGATATGCGGCATCAGGGCGTCGTAGGTCTTCATGAACTCAATTCCGGCTCTGGCCTCTACGTTGAAGTACTCGATCAGGCTCAGAATATCGTCCGCAATGACCATCTGCTCGTCATCCTTCCGGATGTTTTCAAAATCCTGCTCCTCCGCTTTCCGCGCCCCTTCAAAGATGTTGGACTCCGCCCTTGCTGTCTTCGGAATATTCAGGTGGATCACCGCCACCTCCACGCCGGTTTTCCGCTGCGCGTCTGCAAATGCGTTCTGCACAAATTCAATCCGTGCCTCATATTTCGCCAGCAGGCTCTTCAGAAGCTTTCGTTCATTTGTATACGGGTTCCGGATCGTCTCCGCATTCAGCAGGCACGCAATCTGCCCGCCTTCCTTCTGGAGCTCAATCGCATGCAGCAGATGTTTTGCCCCCTCAGAAAACGGCGGGTTCATGATAATCAGGTCATAGCGTTTGTTGGTCCGGAATTCGAGAAAGTCGTCTCCGACCAGACGCATTCCCTTTCCTCTGAGGATCAGACGCAGGTTATAATCCAGTTCGACAACGTCGAATTCCTTCTTTCCGCCTTTGGAAGCGCCGCGCACTGTCTCACAGTACTTGTACTGCTCTGTCATCTTCTGTACCGCTTCCACCAGATCTCCTTTACCGGCAGACGGCTCAAGAATTTCCTTTACGCCCTTCCAGTCTACACCGGCAATCAGTTTTCCAGCCAGATTATCCGGCGTCGGATAGAAGTCTTTTCCGTCTCCCGCAGGCAGATAGGCGACGTTTTCCGTCTCCTGTTCGTCCTCTTCCAGCAGTCCTGGATTGTTTGCGATGTATTTGGCTATCTTTCTCTTGGCCTCTGCAATGGTTTTCGCATCGAACAGGCGTTCGCCGTCGATATACGATGCATTACCCCACGCGCTCTTTCCTTTCCTCAGGAGATATACAGTAAAGACCGGCTTGCCCCATGAGGTGTTTTCCACGAGAAAAAGCTTTGCCTTGCCGCCGTCCACGATAACGTCAACAATACGCTTGCCGTTCTCCATCCGTCTTTCCGAACAGTAAAGAGTCAAAAATCGCACCCCCATCATCTGCTGATTTGGATATGGTTTACAACCTTCTGGCACTTCCAGCACCACATGTTTTTCCGGTGTCCTCGCGGCGTCATTCTATCCCTTCTCTTCGTCGCGGTCGTCACGTTTCCGCAGATCGGACATCGGAAGAACCGACGATAGACCGCATACCGCATCATGCATACACCTTGCCGTCTGCGCCGGTCTGGTAGTCTTCCAGCACCACAAGCACGTTTTTCAGGATCTTCTTGATATCCTCAAAGTACCGGCTGTCGAAGCATCCATACTTGGATTTACTGATTGTCACGTTATGAGTGCTTTTAAGCACTTCCTGACCAAAATTTTCAGGAAGGTCCTGCCATCCCTCACAGATAGCGAAGCTTCCATGGAAGAAAAACTGTTTCTCGGATCTCTGTTTCCGTGCCCCTCGATACGTGAGAGCAACCGTGTCCCAGTGCTGGGCGTAGGTCGTAAGCTCCATGCCCTCAAACGTGATCTTCTGCGCAACCGGCCAGCCGAATTCATTCAGGCGGAAGATTGTGTACCTCCCTCCCGGCTTCATATCGGCCTTCAGGAAGGCATTCTGGGTCTTCCCTGCGTACTTCATCAGCAGTTCTCGGAAGTTCTGCTGCGCTTGGACCTCATCGTCCGTCCGCTTGCAGTCCATTTCATCCGCATCACCGAACGGCAGGTTCCTCAAAACCATTGTCTCAAACACGCCCGGTTCCAGTTCTGCGGTATCCACCGTATATCTCGGTCCCATCGCATACCCGCCGCCAAGTTCCTGATGTGCAACCGTTCTGATCAATCACAACACCCCCTTCACTCTTCTTCCAGTGTCACAAGGCCAGCGTCCACCAGAGCCATGTTGGCGATCACCCTTGCGCTGTGCTCGTCGAATCTGCCCTTCGCAAATTCGTCCGCATAGCACTCAAGCCAATGCGCCATGCTCTTTTTGCGCGTCTCCGGATCAGCCAGTGCGTAGTCGCGAATCCGCCTTGTATAGAAGTCGTTGACATCAATCTTTGTCTCAGCCATCACGCGGCCTCCCCTCTCGAAACCACCACGTACTCGCTCGGAATTCTCTTCTTCGCCCAGTACTGTTTCTCGCCCTTGACCTGCCACCAATCGGTCTTGAACTGATATCGCGGCGCACGCTTGACAACCTCGACTTCCCTGTTGCCCCACTTGAAGCGGATCTCAGCCCCATAAGGAAGATTTTTCAGCGCGTCCGGACTCTTCTTTGACTCGTGATACTTCCAGCAGCGCTCGCGCCACGCCTTCGCAAATTCCGAGTCTGTCGGAGTCAGCATCTTCAGAATTCCAGCAGGACACTTCGACTCGCCAGGCCCGACCGTCTCGCTCATCGCTTTGTATCCGAAGTTGAAGTAGTCTCGACTCTTCATTGACGTCAGAACAACCTCTGCAGTCACTTCAACGCTCTCGCCGTTGTCCACCCGAAGAGCTCCGTACCAAGTCGAACCGACCATCGCGGACTTCAGGACCTTGACGCTCTGTCCGTCCTCTTCCCAGTTGAACTTCTTGTCGATTTCCGCTTTCCTGTCCAGATCCCAACTGTCAACGTGATAGAAAGTCCAGCCCATCGCAATCTCCTTTCTCAGCAGACCTTTGTCCACTCACCACCGGAGAACCTTTCAATCTCCGTTCTGTCGCTCTGGTCATAGATCCTCGCATGATTGAAGTATCCGGATTTGAACGCGTCGGATACCTCCTCTTTTGCCTCCGTCATCGTTCCGAACTTGGAGAACTCCATCGTTCCACCGTAGAAATACTGTCCGGTCGTCGACCGTCCGCGAACCCTGTCAAGAGAAACCGCAAACATCTTGGCTCCTTTCTCAGGCAGCAAGCCACTGCTCATACACAACATCGTACCCACAGCCCATGATTTCCGCCAGACGGGAAAACAGGGCCTCCCGGATCACGCTGTCTCCGACGCCGATGTACTCATAAACATCACCGTAATGGTCCAGAGTCTCGAACAGGCCTGCAAAATCCGCATCCGGATCGATGTTCTCTCCGTAGCTGTCGGTCGGATACTTGCTCATGTAGAAGTCACGAAGCTTTTCCTTTTCCATCAGGCACCTCCTCACGCAGCCAGGCGCGCCGCAACCGACTCGTAGAAGCTCTTGGCTTTCTTGTTCTTCACGATCCAGTCGCAGTTCTCATCCCAGCCCTTCCACACATCGAGCTTGATGGACTCGCCGAGCTCATCGGCCTTTTCCGCGAAGTACTCCCGAGCGCCATCACGCTTCTCGAACGGAATCACTTCGATTTCCGCGTGTTCCGCGTTCCATTTCCGAGCTTCCGCGTTCTTCCACTTGTCGTTCGTCCAAGCGCCGAGAGGCCAGAAGGCGGTCTTGTACTTGTTCGCACTGATCTTTCCGTCGCGGCGGAGCCGATACAGGCAGTGATCGTTTCCGGTCCAAGACGGGTCACCGGCAGAGTGAACGACCAAGTACGTCCCGTTGTCATTCGCGAAGAACGCGTTGCTCACGCGGACCACATCGCCGGTCCTGATTTCCACGCCGTTTTTATCCAGCATCCGAAACCTCACTTTCCACTCAAAAGCCAAGGCCCGAAGGCCGCTGAGGACCGCCCCCAGCATCTATAATATACACTAATTTTAGAACATTTGCAATTCGCAATATGTACAAATTTTAGAGTACAATTCTATGAATTCTGTACAGCATTCATAAGATGCTTTTCAGTTGAAAGTTTACCGTGATCTGATAGCGTTCCCCGGCGTTCATCATGGTCATAACCTGCGCAAATACGGCTTCAGGCTGACCCTCGAAGGTCATGCTCCCGGACTGAAGGACAGGAGAGACGATCTTGGTCGCGAGGCCGATTTCCGCGATCTCGTGTTTTTCCTCTGCTGCCTGTTCAACTGTCGGCTCTTCCGGGCCCGCTTTCGCCGTCTGGATGTTTCCTTCCTCGACAAACCACGCAACGAAAGCGTCATTCTTTCCGTTTCCGGTTTTGCTCCGGTCGAAGAACCGTTCTCCCTTGTGGTGCTTGTTCATGTATTCGGAGTAGGTTTCCGTCCTCACGCTAAACATGTCGCAGACATCGGATCTGCTTGCACCCATCGCAGCCAGTTTCTTGATGTATTCCGACTGCAAGTCACAGGGAAGCGTCTTGAACACGTCCCATTTCATCGGTTTTGAAAGGTCGTACTTCTTGCACTCCCCGTTCATCTTCTTTTTCTGCGCCGCCGTCAGATGATCAGACGGAAGGCTGCACTTCTTACTTTTGACGCCGTTCTTTCTCTCGGCGGCTCCTCTTCCAATCCGCTTTCGCTCAGAGGAGGTCTGGTTAAAGATAAACTGTGCGTCACCCATGCAGGAGCACCCCCCCATCTTGGTAGGTTTTTGGCTCCCATTCGACAGGGATGTCTACCATCCGCTTCGCGTATTCAACCGCCTCGTAGACCGTGTCGAAGGAATCTTGGTACTCCCAGCCTGTTCCGCCCAAAGGATAATTCTTTTTTCGGTACACGTTGTACCGCATCCCCATTCCGAACGGATTGTGTGTGACGGCCACATACTGCCGGTCCGACAGATAGATCACGTCATTCCCCTTGATTGTCACTTCTGATACCCTCCACGTTATTCTGTTCCATAAGCCACTTTATCACATCGAACGCAGCCGTTTTCCGGACCTCGCCGTTTCGATTCAGCCCCAGCACAATTTCAATGGCCCGCATTTTCTCTTCTGTCGTATACCGTTCCGTCCGGATATCCGAGAAAATCGCTATCGCTACGCCTGTCGTTATTTTTCTCATGTCGGTTCCTTTACCGGAAGACACTCGCCGGTTTTGATCACGACGCCTCCAATCGGCGTCCTCTTGATTTTATAAAGCTGGACCCCGAGATCCACCTTGTCGCGAACCGTCGTCCGCTTTTCTGTTGCCATCAGGACGCCGTCCTTGATCATCCCGCCGTAGAAGAACAGGTTGAACGGCACCGCATAGTCCGTGTCAAAATCGTCTCCGAGATGGAACGTCAGTTCTTTCGGCTCTCTGCACCCGAGCCACGCGTCCACATAGACAGGCCAGCAATCATTAAATCCCTGCCAGAGATCCCTGTACATTGCATAGTGCGGAAACCTCGGCTCGAAATCACGGCATGGGATATGATGCTCGCCGCCGTGGTATGATTGGAACGGCGACTTGTGAAACTTGACGCCGTCGTGGTCCACACGCTTGCAGTTCCGCCCGTTATATTTGCAGTCACCGCAGTATAGATGAGGAACCGTGAAGACCGTGTACTTCGTGTCACCGTATTCTTCCATCCGTTTCTGTGCAAGCTTCCTGCACCGGTAAATGGACGGGCAATAATACTGAAACCCGTTTTCCTCCGCATAGTTCTCCGCTTCGTTGAAAGATTCAAACTCTCTGGAAAACAGATTCTTGTCCTTGTCAGAAAACCAGAATTTCCTCATCTGCATTTTCTCCCTTCTCAGGCTGCAAAGTAGAGCGCCGAGTAATCGAGCCCGCACTTTTCTTTCAGGACCCCAAGCACTTCTTCCGCCGACCGTCTGCCCATGTTCCGGATTCTCAGCAGGCCCCCGCTTTCCGCTACCTTCGCAACGTCCTCCATGGTTTTGCATCCGGCTCGCTTCAGGCAGTTGTAGGACCGGACCGACAGGTCGTAATCCTCAATCTCGTGCCGCAGGTTGCTCAGCGGTTCATCCGGCTTCGCCGGTTTCTCTTTTTCCGGTACCGGGACGCCCTGCGCCTTTTCACGCTCCGCAATCGCGGCCTCCCGGTCATCAAGTTCCTGCTCCCGGACGACGATTTCTCGCTCCCTGTCTCGAAGCTCACGAAGCTTCTCCGTCCCGGCAATCCCGTACTGGATCAGGCGAATTCTTGTCGGATGCCGCAGTTTCCTGCACGCTTTCGCAAGTATCTGCCGGACTCTTTCGCGGCCTACCTGTTCTTCTGCCGCAATTTCGTCCAGCGTCATGTCCTCCCGATACCTCATGTAAACAATGCGCTGTTCTCTGTCTGTCAGAGTAGAGATCGCTTCTTTGAGACCGTCAAGGCTGCATTCCACCGCCTCGTTTCCCTCCACGCGGTAGACGTTCTCCACCAAGTTATACGGCCATGAGAAGACCTTATCGCTCTTGATGTAGTCGTCACCGGCGTACTTGTTGATCAGATAAGCGTCATAAGACGCATCTCGCAGGACCCTGAAATAGTCCGCGAAGTGCTCGAAGATTTCATTGTCTTCCCGTTCCGAGCACCGGCCAAGCAGGAAATCCACCGGAACGTGGAAATAGTCCGCAAGCTTGATGATCGCCCCAAGCCCCGGCTTTGCCCATCCGGACTCGTACATCTTCAGAGAGCTCTCCCTGATCCCGGTTACCTCGGAGAGTTTCTTGTTTCTCGTCTCCGATTCCTTCAGAAGCCACTGGAGACGGTCGGACTTCCAAGTGATCGCATCCAGATAGGCCCTTCCTTCCCCACTCAGCATCTTTTCCGTCATCTCTGCCCGCATTTCTTTCTCCGTCATGTGTTCACCCTCTCTTTCCTGTTGACGCATCCTGTCCAGATGTGATTTCTCGTTCCCGGACATTCTTCCGGAAACTTGGCGCAGCTCCGGCAAATCGGATTTTCGAGGATCGTCCATCCTCTCTTCTTGCACTCTGCCGTCAGATCATCAAGTTGCGCATAGCTCTCAATTTGTTTGACCTTTTCCTCACGCCACCCGGCAGCACACAGATATTCATAGTGAAACTCAAACATGTCTTGCAACCCTGCGAGACACGCAGCCGGTGTAGACGTGATTGGCCTCACCATGACAGTCATGCCCAAGACTGGCGCATCTGGTGCACATCGGATTAATGACCAGCTTGTATCCGAGCTTCTTGCACATTTGGATCGTCCCTCTGTACTCCGGATAGCTCCCGACCGTCAGGGAGTGCTCCCTGCTGTGGCCTCCCGCTGTCGGCACCAGATATCGAACCTCATAACCTGCTCCACCCATCATCACACCTCTTTCTTTTTCCAGCATCGTTCACCATCCAATCAGCATTTAACAGAAGCTTTTCAGCATCCAGCCGACAAGAAAAATGAGCTCTCGCCAGCGTCTATATATTACCACATTTCCGTCTCTTTTTCTATTCGCATTGTGTACAAATATTTGTGCTTATTTTTATGCGTTTTGTGATTTTACCTAAAGCTTAATGTTGCATATCCTGTAGGAAGTCCAAGCTCTTTTGCCTTTTTATAGCATTCGAACGGCGTCTTCTTTTCTAAATAGAAGAAAACGGCTCTTCCTATTTTGGGAAATTCTTTTTTGAGAATGTTTAATTCTTCTTCACTCCAGTTATCATCATCTTGCTTGAGCCGGTAGAACTCCTCGATTAGCAACGCCAGATCTTTGTTTTCTCCAAAAACGCTGACGTGAAATTCTGGTTGCCGACCTGTTTTTCTTTTTGCTTTCTTTCCCGCTTTCTTGCGAACGCCGGTCCAAAAATTATTTGCCTGATTGAGATTCTCTGCATTGTTCACAACATCCAAGATAAGCGGTGATTCGTGTCGGTTAGTACTTAACGCTCTACCGATCTGCTGAAAGTAGACATTTGCGCTTTTCGTTGTGCGAAGCAAAATGCAGCCATCCACTCCATCTATATGCACCCCCTCATTCAGCATTGATATCACAAAAAGCAGCCTTAGCAGATTGCTGTTATCTTTTTCGAATTGCTTCATGTTCTCATATGCCATGTCGTCGTCTGAGTACATTTCATAATAATGAACTTCTCTATGATGAAACCAATTCCGGCTTTCTTCTTTCATCCTTTGGAGGTGCTTATAGTCTTGACAAAAGACAATATACTTTCCATTTTTGTTTTGCATCATCTCATCAAAGTAGTCGGCAATCCCTTTTGTGTGTTCGAGGTATTTTTTTGCAGCCATTAAAATCTTTTTGGACTTCTCAATGTCAGCAACCTTTCCCTCTTGTATCAGCCTTTCCATTTTTTCAACTTCGTCGTCATAGTAAATGCAAACAGAATACTGAGGTTCTGGAAGAATTCCTCTCATTAGTGCCTCGTCTAATGGCAATCTATAAGCTATATCAGAATTGAACAACTCATTAGCCATATCTCGTTCGTTGTCAAGATAACGTATTTCAGTTGCTGTTAATCCCAAAACCTTTGCGTTTGGGCAGGCCGCTAACATCTTCTTCAAATTTTCTCCCCATTTTTTTGCCCCAGCCCTGTGAAATTCATCCAAAATGATAAGTTCTGGCTTCGGCTCCATTTTTCGTAGTTTTGGGAGATAGTTTTTGACTCCTGCATAGATCAAGAAATCTGTGTTTGTTTCACCGAGATATACGTTCACTTTTTCTTGGAACTCTTTCAGATTTGCCATATACGATGTAATATATATTTTCTTGCCATGATAGTCACGTATGCATTGAAGCGCAATGTAAGCTTTACCTGTGCCGGTAGCGTTGATGACACACGTTCTCTTGCTTTTCTCAAATCGTCTTCTCACCCTGTCATAGGCCTCAAGATTGTGGTCTTTGATTATTAATTTGTTTTCGCCCATTGTAGCGCGCACATCCTCTTCTCAAATATACATTCAGACGAACTGTTAGGTTGACAAAATTTCGTTTATGTACTAAAATTAGTATATATACCCTTACAGGAGGTGATACATTGGCTATACGTTGGCGTGTTGACCCGATCCAGCTTTTGAAGGATTGCGGGTATTCCACTTATCGTCTGCGCCGTGAAAAGATTATTGGCGTTCAGACCGTCCGGAACATTCAGGAGAGCAAGTCCATCTCGTTTGATACGCTTGACCGGATCTGCGCTATCACTGGCAAGCAACCCGGAAAGCTTATCGAATACGTCCCGGACTCCAAAGTCGACAAGGCCGCGTCTTCAGACTGAGCGCACCTTTTCCAGTGCAAGATAGACCAGGCCGACCGCGTGACCGAAATCATGCGCTTCGTGGAGTTTCACCGCGCCCGCCAGAAGGGCCTCAATGTCGTCAAGGACCGGCGCTCTTTCGGAAGGCTGGTAGTATTCCTCGTGGATGACAAACGGTTCCGGATTCTTTGTGCTGATCACATCTTCGTTTTCCACTTTACACCCTCGCTTTCACGGTCCTGGTATCCAGCCGGAAGGCAAGATCGATCAGCCTGTCCCGGATCTTGTATTCTTTCCGGTGTTCCTGAAGCGTCCGACGCACACTCTCCGGCATCGGAAGAGACAGGCTGAAATCAATCAGACGATCTTCTGCGGCCTGAAGATTCTTGTATGCCTCGGTCTCTGCGTTGCAAAGAGCTTTGAAGGCATCTTCCGAATCAAGCTTGTCACAGAGCGCATCGAAGTAATCCTCGTCAAATTCTGTGTCAAGTGCCCAGATTTGATCAGGGACGCTTCCGTCCTGATTGTGCACGTTCTCACGGACGATGAAATCCTGCTCGTACCGTTTGATCTCGTCTTTGGCAAGCTGATACGCTGCTCTTGCCAGCGCATAAGCCTTCTGCTCTTTGTTCATGTGTTGTGCCACCCCTTTCCATCTTCGCCGCGCTCTCTCAGGACGATCCTCAGAGATTCCACCGACAGACACATCGGTACAGGCGAGCCACCGGACACCTCGGACCAGATCCAGTTTTTCAGGTCATTGCTCGAATACTGTCTGGCCTTTTCTACCATCCACGGCTCCGTATCCTTGATTCCGGTCATGTATGCATCATCCATAGTGTTCACTCTCCCTCAGTCATCGCCACGCGAGTCTGCGCGGAGCCAAGCAATATCGTCTTCGTCCAAGAAGTCTTCACACTCGACGATTGCGACATCGTACCACTCGACACCGTACTTTTCGGCAAGAGCCGCTTCGTACTCGTCGTCATCCATCTCGAACTCTTCGCGTTTCAGTTCGCACCAACTCTCAGGCGGATCGTACCGAGTCGCCGGAGTCCCAACGCAGTGAGCGCATTTCCCGCAGCAGGTCATTCTTTTTCTCCTTTCATCACGCTGTCATCGCGTCTCGCAGTTCCTCGCGGAACCGGGCCTCTTCGGTATCTCCATCGGCAACCGGGCAGTCAAAGTAGTTGCTTGCAACCTGTACCGCGTCCTTCTTACCGAACTGGATGACCAGATCGAGCCAGAAGGCATATCCTGACTCGTACTGTTTTGCTTTCTTCATCGCACTCTCCTTTCACGCCCTGTTAATAAGTGTCCGGAAGTGGAAGCACTGGATGTTGTATCCACCGGCTCCGATAGTCTGGACCTTTGCGGTTCCCTTTTCGCCGACGATGTATCCGTTCAGATCGTGCTTGGCCCCAACTTCCAGCCCGGAGGCGTCGGTAATCTTCCCGACAATCGCATTCGTGCGTTCGATGATGAAGTCGTACTTCCGGTTTGCCTCTTCGTCCAGATCCTTTTTCAGGCGGGCAACCGCATCTTCCAGAGTCCGCTCGCGGCTGTACGGATCAAGATACTCATACTCGCCAGCCCGGACCTTTCGCTCTCCGCTGTGCTTTCTGCCATTGCGCTCCTCTTCCCAGTGCTCGAAGTACCCGACCCGCTTTGCGCGGAAAGCAGCACTCGCCGCGTTGAATCGCTCTTTAGCCTCCTCGCGCTCCGGGTGTCTCCATCCGAGAAGCTCGTAAGCACGCCCCAGCTCATAGACCTTTTGCTTTTCCTCATAAAAGGCGCTCAGGCCCTCGCTGTAGAACTCCAAGCAGCGCTGCTTCCAGCCTTCCAAGAACTCCAGAATCGCCGGAACGTTCCTGCTTGCTGCCTTCTCGTTCGCCACCTTCAGATCCGATTCATACTTTGCCAGAGCCTCTTTGGCGCTTTCCAAGTCTTTCAGTGCCCAGCGAAGATCGGACTCACTGTAGTAGTACGGATTCACTTCCCATCCGGAAGCCTCAGCCTTGTGGATTCGTTCGAGCTTCTTTTCGAGCTTCGTGATCTCCTTCTGCTTCCCATCAATGCGCTTCTGGATGAATTCGATACTCGCCATCAGATCACCCCTCTCAGTTGCTCAGCATCTCGTACACCGGCCAGCTCTCGTAACGCAGGATCGCGATTCCTCCCGGACGCTCGCCGTCCCACATCGGACCGGCGTACTCCTTGAACTTCGGACGGTTGTCCAGTTCGGCACGCGGCACCAGACCGCCCCTCGCACGGTCCTTGCTCCAATCGGTGCTTCGCTTGTCAGTCAGCTTTTCCGCATCTTCCAGCGGCATCTTACCGGCCATCGGACCGCCAATGAACTCGCAAACAAACTTCATCGCGTCGCTCCTTTCATGATTCCCTCCACAATACTGTGGAGATGAGTCCTCATCCTGTCTTCGTTCTCCGGCGTCTTCGGAATCAATGCCGAACGCTCCATCGCAGGAGCTCGTTCCAGTGATTGTCCCGGGGCAAAGTACCGGACGTTCATGTAAATGCTTTTTCCGTCGATCCAATCGAACGCCCGGACCTTGCACCCGCCAACCCAAGTGTCTATCTCAGTCATCAGCCAATCGAGAACCGGCGAGACGGAACAGCCTTCGTCCAAGCCTTGTAGAGCTCAGGAAAGCTCTTTTTGAAGCCGGTGCTGTCGAAGCGGTTGGACACCACAGAGGTCCAGCGGACCTTCTTGTTTCCGACTTCCAGAATCTCGACGCCCTTGCGATCGAGTTCCTGCTTGAAGTCATCCTCGATGGCACTCTTCTCAGCAAGGATCTCTTTTTCGAGCGCGGAGAGCTCTTCCCAGCGCGCCAGCTTCTCAGCAGCAACCTTCTTACTCAGCATCTTTATCCTCACTTTCTCCCGCCGCAGCGGGCTCTCAAACTCATTACCTCTCTCACCAGCATGGTCAGTATACTATATTTGCGTAAGTATATCAATTCGCAAAATGAACAAAGTTTTTGTTCTTATTTTGGTTATTTTGTATATTTGCGCAAACATATAAACAGAAAGGAATTGTCATGCCGACTTCAAAAGCGCAGCAGCGAGCGACAAACAAGTACATCAGCAAAAGCTATGACCGAATTAACCTGACGCTACCAAAGGGGCAAAAGCAGATTATTGAAGAATATGCAGAGCGACACGGCATGTCTATAAACGCATTTATTCGGCAGGCTATTATTCTTGCTCTGGATGCAGACACGGCCAAGCTCTTAGATGTTCGTGTTTCGGATTCGTCTGAAGAAGAAAATCCCGCAGGGTCCTGAGGATCTTGCGGGATTCCTTTATTTGGCAGCTTGAAACCGAACTTCCGCCACCGCCTAAGTTTTCGCAGCACTGTAAAAGACGTTCTGTTAAGAATTTTCTTCTTCTCGTACCTTGAACATAAACTTCAACCGATAACAAAGAGAAATAACCAAAAAACAACAACCTTGAACCCTAATAACAAAGAATTACTTTCATTGAAAACAGTGCTGCCGGAATATACTTCAAATCAGATCTCGAAGGTTTCCGTCGTATTGAGCTTGTCCAAAGCCAGTTGCGCTCTGGCAAGCTCTTCGGTCACCCGGTCAAGCTGCTCTTGTGCAAAAGCCGGATCATAGTTGGCATACTCATACTCGATCAGGCCGCTTCTGCTGTATCCGGATTCCCGCCTTGTTTTCGGAAGCCTGCTTGCCATGCCTTGATATTTGCCTTTCATGCTGGTAAGCTGCGGGATATAGACCAGCATTTCGTCGACCGTCATGTCAAACCCTTCCGGCTTGTGGCTCACATTGAATAGATTGATTGCGTGCTTCAGTTTCCGGATCTCGGCCTGTGCGTTTACAATCTTCTCCTGCACCGATTTGATGTCGTACTCCGGTCTCGCCGCCTCGACATCCTCGGTCGTAGCCGCGACGAAGACCGCGCTTTTGTTTTCCACAGCTTTCAAAGCATTCAATTCATCCTGCTTCGTTCTGAGGATCTTGTTCGCCTCTGCGGATGTTACTCTCATTTCTGCTCCTCCCCTTTTGTTTCCTTCTCAATTTTCTTCCATCTTCCTGTACCGCCGAAGTCGACATAGACCTCCTTTTCGATCTTGTACATCCTCAGCAGGTATTTGTTCGGATCTCCGCGCTTGGATACGATAAACGCACCCTGTTCTTTGTTGAAAGAGACCTCGACGCTCGAATTTGAGATGTACCGCGCTGCTGTTTTCGCATTCCAGAAGTTGAACAACGGGCACTCATAGCCTTCCCACTGCCGACCGGCGTCAAGGCCACGAAAGTATACGTTATCGCCCTCCAAGCGGAAAAGTGTGTTCCTCAGCTCGATTTTTCGCTCTTGTTCCACAGCTTCGCCATCTCCTTCAGTGCCGATTCATGCAGCCGGTACATCTTACGCCGATAGGCGTTTTCTTTTTCTGCGAGATCTTTTCGGTCGCTATAGAGCTTTTTCATAATCTCGGACCACTCGTACCCATAGAGGTACCTGTACCGGATCATGTCCCGGGCCTCCGGTTTTTTGAGTTGTCCGGTCAGGTCCAGGATGTTCTTCCTGCACAATTCCAATTCGTGTGATTCTTTCTTGATCGCAAGCTCCAAAGACTCACATTGGACAACGTACTCGGCCATTCTGTCCTTTGGAGCACTCGGTGGTCTCGGCATATCTGATAGTTCCTGTGCGCCGACGCTCTTCATCCGCGCTTGGATTGTACGGAGTCGTTCCAGCATGTCGTCGACTTTCTTTACGCCCTTCAGATATGCCTGCAGCCATTCTTTGACCGCATCAGCCTGACTCTTGTACATGCAAAAGCCTCCCTGTAAAGAATTATCCTGTTCATAAGATTCTTTACCTTCCGCTTTTGCCTGCTTCCGTTCCGTCCTCTGTTGTCAGATTAAAGATCGCTATCGTCCAGAAAGCTTTTTCCGAACGCATGGTGCCACTCTTGCATTGACCATCCGTAATGCTTCATGGCGCTGTACTGGGTGATTGCTTTCAGTTTTCGTGCTTTGCTTCCGCTGCTGTGTGCTCCGTCTGTTCCCTGATGACACTCGTGGCAGATCAGAACCCACATTCCAAGACGCTTGCTCTTTTCCCGCAGGGGCCCGTTGAAAGGCTCGTGCCGGTCCAGCTTGCAGTTTCGCTTTCCGCACAGCATGCACCGCGTCTGATCAGATTCCACAACGCTTGGCGCATACCCGTTCCGGTCAATTTGAGCTCCGTATTCATTCGTTTTCATCGCCGATCCTCGCTATGAATATCTCTGTTCTCGGCTGGTCCGAATAGAACTTTCTTACTTCAAGTTCCACGATCTGCGAATCGTCATGATATGCAACAGTGTTAAGCGCATCCATGATCAGCTTTGCCACATTTTCAACATCCGGTCGTTTCGTTGGCCTGACAAGTCCAGACAGCATCCGTTGCTTTCTGATTTTGCTGGTTGACTTCGGAATTTGGAGGAAAAATGTCACGACGACACGCAGCGGGACATCCGCGTCAAAGCCGAATCCCCGGTATATTGACTTGTACACCATCACGACATTGAATTCTTGAATCTCAGTCTTTTCTGGTGTATAGCTGTGCGTGAAAGTTTTCCCCGATTTTGTTTGTTGCCTGACAGTTCTGGCTCTCAATTTAGAAACTGGCTCTCCGTACACCGTGAATCTCGCAATTCCGTCAGGAGGCTCAGAAACGCCTCGTATTGAGTTTTGCTGTTTGGACGTATCCAAGTGCTTCTAAGCCTCCAAACGTTTCAATTCGGCCCGTTTCCGTTTACCACGAATCGGTATCTGTGATGTCTTCCGATTCTCCGCAGACCGGGCACATGATTTCTATGCAGGTTCCTATTCCGGTTCCGGTCAGAGTGTAAACCCATGTGTTCCCTCGTCCCTTGTATTTTCCGTTTCCGCAGCACCGCGCAATGTGCTTTTCCCGGAATTCTCTTGCACGCTGAACTTCAAGGTCTGACATCTGCTGCAAAGAGTGATCATACAGGTCCCGGATTCTCTGGTCTCTCTTCACGATTTCAGAGTCCTTGTCATACTCCCGCAGGCGCTTTCTCAGATCCTCTATGGTCTGCTTCTGGTGTTCCAAGGTCTGCCGGATAGTTTCCAGACTTTGCTCGACGTCCTTTTCCCAGAAAACCTCGTCAATCTCCATCCCACACACCGTCCGGTCTCATTTTTGCCATCGCAATCAGCTTGTGCAGCGGCTTGATTGCGTTGACTGCCGTGGCCTCCCAGTAGTCGTCAGTGTCTCCCTCGGAAACCATGACCGTGTACTCTTCCTTCGTCACATTCTTTCCTTGCAGGATCATGTGGAACGGGTCTTCGACCTCGTTTCCGTTCTCATCGTACCACCTGGCTTTTGTGCGCTCGGTCTCAATCCACTCGCCGTCCTTCTGGTACTTTTCCGTAATGCGTCGAATCATGTCTTCCAGCATCGGGATCGATTCCGAGCCGGTTTTTCCGTAGATTCCGCGAATTCCGTACTCTGTTTCCATCGGGCCCTTCGTCCCGTCCGCGTAATAGCAGGAGACCTCGTCGTGGGCGAATCTCGGGTCTTTGTCCGTCGCCTCGTAGTAGTAAAGGCCATAATTATACGTGATGTTCAGCCAGAGCTCTTTCGTTCCGCCAGCCGCATAGGTTCCTCCGCGCATGAAATGCGGTTCGTTAAGCTCAATCGTCTTTTTTGTCACTGGGTCTTTGAGGGAAATATCATAGCTCATCGCGAAGTACCTCCACCGCTTTCTTTGCCAGAGCAATTTTCAGCCTCATAATCTGGATCTTCGCCGCCAGAATCGCGCTCTTGACATCATACTCGGCGCATATCCAGAACAGCCTCACCTGTTCCTTTGCTGCCTGCAATTTCTCTTTCACTCTTTTGTACCTCCCCTGTAAGTTCCTTGATTGTTTTCCCTGTCTGTATCGATATTCTGAGCAATGCGCTGTTGAAGATTTCCTTGTCCAGTTCCATCCCGATAAAGTTTCGTCCCGTGTTGTATGCTGCAATCGCGGTAGAACCGTAGCCCATCACGTTATCCAAAACCGTATCTCCCGGGTCTGTGTAGGTTCTGATGAAGTATTCACACGCGGCTACCGGCTTCTGTGCGCTGTGGCCTTTGCTCGTCTGTGTATCCCATTTGAATTTCAGGACATCCAGAGGATACCGGTCTGTGCTGTCGTAGGTCGTCAGGCCATATTCGCCGTAGCATTCCGTTTTCTTGCTGTTTCGCTTCTGGTAGGCCGTGGACACCTTCCTCTCGTGCCCGTGTGTCATCTGAGGATGATACGTTGGAAGCGACTTGTAGAAGATCAAGACATTTTCATGCGCCTTCATCGGCATTTTCTTTGCATTCAGGAAGCCGGTTGGCCTTGTCTTCTGAATGATCCACTCATACCGGTAGAGCTTCATGTTGCTGCACGCGAGAGTCTTGTCGAACGGGGACTGCGCCCACAAAGCAATCACGCCGTTGTCCTTGATGATTCTCTCGTATTGCTTCCAGAGCTTGTCTAACGGGACTGGGTGGTCCCAGTGCGCCTTCGTCGTTCCGAAAGGTAAATCTGCAAGAATCATACTGACGCTCTTATCCGGTATCTTCTTCATCAATTGCAGGCAGTCGCCGTTCTGCAAGTCGAATGTCATCTATGCTGTTTCCTCCGTATCGAAAAAGCTGATCTGTGCTTTCTCCCACTCAATCTGCTCTTTCACTTTTTGCAGACGTTTTTCAGAGATGTCGATGTATTCCGGATTCAGTTCGATTCCGAGATATTTCCGTCCAGTTTTTAAGCAAACAACTCCTGTTGTCCCAGCGCCATTGAACGGATCGAGAACTGTCCCGCAATCGCGGCTTCCGACCAAGACGCATGGGGCGATCAGTTCTTCCGGATACGTTGCGAAGTGCGCTTCCATAAACGGTTTGGTCGCAACGCTCCATACGTCACGCTTGTTGCGGTAGCCAGTGTAGTTATAGGCGTTTCCGCTTTTCGTTCTGTAGAACGATTCCGGACGGTCAGAATACTTCTTTCCACCGTATCGCGTTGTGCGGTTTTCGCCGAAGGCAGCAGCCTTGACTGCCGGTTCCTGCATCGCGTCATGGTCGAAGTAGTATCTGCTCTGTTTGGAAAGCAGGAAGATATACTCATGAGATTTCGTGCATCGGTCCATCACGCTTTCTGGGACCGGGTTCAATTTTTCCCAAATAATGTCCTGCCTCAGATACCAGCCACGCTTTCGGAGCTCAAATGCAAGCATCCACGGAATTCCAATCAGGTCTTTTGCTTTGATTCCATCCCATGTTTTTGGCATCTTGCATTGTGGAGAGTCGCTGTCTGGAACGTAGCTTTCCTTTTGCGCTTCCTTGTTTTCCCACGCGCCCTTCCCGCTTCCTGCGTAGCTATCTCCGATGTTAACCCAGAGCGTTCCGTCCGGTTTGAGGACTCTCTTGACCTCATCAAAGACATCTGCCAGCGCTGAGATGTATTGATCCGGTGTATCCTCCAAGCCGATCTGTCCGTCCACGTTGTATGACCGGAGTCCGTAGTACGGAGGAGATGTTACGCACATGTCAGCCGTTTCGTCCGGGATCTCTTTGAGTTTTGTCAGGGCGTCTCCCTGTAGAATCTTCCACTCATTTTCCATTCGACATTTTATTCCGTATGCATGTCCACCTGATCACCCCAGCAATCCCAACCGGAGCGAAGCTCACGACTGAATAATTCTATTCTTGGTCCCTGCGAACATGCTTCAATCAAAGATATAAACTCATCCGGTTTACGGCTGTGCTCACGCTTTTGAGCACGGATCAGATTGACTTGCGATCTTGCAGGGGCGAGTGTCCGATTTGGCATGCTTTTTCGCTTAATTCCGAAAAGCAGGATCTCTGTCACATTCCGGAAGTAGAATCCTACTCCACGGCCATCTGGTCCCCCATCCTTTCGGACCTTCTCCCAAACAAGATTTCCTTTGTATTCGAATCCCCACGCATCCATCACAGCTAATCCATCTGGAAGAATTGCGTTCGGTACCCACAGGTATAAATGAGCTTTGTCGTCTGATAGCGCACAAACTGGAATGGCCTTAATATCTTCCAAGCTCATCGTTTTATATCTGCTCAGGCGCTTGTGCTCAGGCGCGACTTTTCCAGTCCGATTTTGAAAACGCCACGGCGGGTCAGCATATATCGTTTGATATTTCTTCCCGCCAGTAAATGATTGTAGAGATCGTACCGTTTCTTCAAACTCGCTGCTCATTCTTGTTTTCCTCTTCGGCCCTTGACCATGCTTCCCGCCAGATTTCATAGCCGGTATCGTTCCGATCCGTGCATCTCACAAAGGAGTCCGCCGTCTCTCTCAGGATCGTCCGGTTTTCCAGCATACACTCTACAATTCCCTTGTAGGTTTTGTAGTTCTGCTTTCTGCTGTGGCGTTTGATGTCCATTTGAATGTTGGCGAAGACTTCCAGCACGTCCTGCAGTGCTGCGGTGTACCCTTGGACGTAACACAGATCGAAGCTCGGCTCAAAGCTTGTCTTCGTCATACCGGATAGCTCTCGGCGTGTAGTAAGGTCCCCACGCTTCTTTCAGTTCGTTCTCGAAGCGCTCCTCGGAATACCATTGGTCCTTGTCATCAGCCCTGTCCTCTCTGGAATACTGCTGAATCTCAGAGAATTTTTCTTGAAATCCAATCCCAAACTTTTTCAGCCTTTCAGGTCCAAATCCGAAGGTCTTATGCAGGACCATCGATGTGATATCGATAGCTTGCTGCATTCCATCTTGGAAGATTGTCAGGTTGGTCGCCTCTCTCGCCGCGTTAATGCGATTGGAATATGTCTGCGCTTGGTATGAACCTTTCTTGACGCCGTTTTTCTTCTTTCCCATACTCGTCCCCTTCACTCATACCTGTAAAAATCCTTGCCATACAGTTCGTTCGCGTAATCAAAAACCACCCTCATGCCAAGGCCTTGCTTTGACGGGACCCATATCTTTTTCGGATTCCAATTTCTCCATGAGCCGTCAAATTTTGGTGCCACAGGGTCGTAATACGGGTTATCCGCCCACTGACCGCCATTCAAACTGTATTCGTATTTCCTTGGCTCTTCTATCGCAAGTAACTGAAACCTTGTTTTCTCACCATCGTTGTGAAATCCAAAGCCACAGTACACGCATCCCGTGCGATCACATTTTGTGCATTTCAGGTTGCATCCTATATTCCCGAACATATCTACCGCTGAGTACTCCGCTCCGGTCGATTTGTCTATGTGTACGATGTCCCCGTAAACACTTGCAATCGTTACGTTGTACTTCACGAGATACGTTAAGATGTCTTGTTCGGTCCAAAACGACAAAGGCTGGCTTGATGGCTTCTTGCTGTCAAATGCATTGCATCCGTGCCTTATCCATCCCTGTTTTCTCATCCGGCTTTCTTCTGCCAGCGTTCCGATGATCGGATAGAGACCGCTCTGATGCTGATACTTTAACATTGGCCCCTTTTTCATTTTTGCGCAGCACATGTGGGAGATCATAAAGGGCGCATATACCATCGGGAGCCATTTTTCCTTGTTAAATTGCGACTTCTGACCGAACTGTTCTTCGGGCTTGCTAAAGACACCCCCTTCTCCAGTCGTGCCAGTCAGTTTCCCGCTCAAGACGGTTCGTCTGTTCCTTGCAACGCTCGTCTGGATGAGAGTATTTTTCTGTCTGGTGGCAACTTGATCTTTGGTCTGACTCGGAAGATCTTGTTTCCACCCCCCCCCGATTCCGTAACCTTTCTGTAATCTTTTCTTCTCTGGACTCTCTCGCTGCTGTAGAGTCTCTGTCCGCTGAGTTCTCGCCGTTTGCGGCTTGCTGTTCGGCTCTCTCTCTCTCTCTTCTCTCTCTCTCTCTCTACTTTACCGTTTTGTGAACGAATTCTTCTGGCATAGTAGATCGCCTCAGCAACCTCTTTTGAAATCAGCGGATAACCATACATGCTAATTACCTGATCAAACCGCATAGGCGGGACTATGATGTCTACGTTGTCAAATGTTTTGACGTGGCGTTGGATAGAAGCATATTCGAGTCCTGTGTTGCTGAACACGGCCTTGACACCCGGATATAATTGACGGACCATGTGCAAAAGTACCGTCGAGTCTTTTCCGCCGCTGAAACTTACGACGACTTTTCCATCGTAGTGCTTATACCATTCAATGATCCTCGCCTGCGATATCTGGATCTTCCGTTCCAACGGAAGGGCTTGCAGTTCCAGAAGCCGCTTCGCATCGTGCACTGCATCAGCCATTTGCCGAGGCCTCTTTCGTTTTCTTTACCGCATTCAGCTTTTCCATGGCCTCCTCGCGCTTCTTTTCCCAATCTGCGCCAGATGGTGCCTTGTACGGCTTTGGTGTCGGGAGGTCCGGTTTTGGAAGGATTTTCTTCACGTCCGGCAATACCATTGTTTCAAGCTTCGGAGCTTCGATAGCCCTCTGTTTTGGCTCTTCCAGTTTCTTATGCTCCGGCCCGCCGATCTGCATTTTGTCTGCAACCGCCGCCATGTAGTTCTTGACCTCTGTCGGCATCATTTCGAGCTCTTTCTGCTGTTTCCGCTTTGCTTTGAACGTCCGCATGAAGTTCGAGGCAACAACACTTTCAACAGTTGCGGCGTCCATCTGAGCCCATGCCTTTAACTGCTCTGGTCCACCGATGGATCTCTGGATAACTTCCGGAAGCTTTTCAAACTCTTCAACAGAGTGGTAGTAGCCGTTTTGGCAGGCTTTGCTGACCAGTGCCCAAGCTTCCTGCTCGGAAAGACCGTCCACTCCCCTGATTTTTGCAAGTTTTTCTTTCACTTCGCCGATTGTCGGTGGATACCCTTCTGTCCTTGTGGCAATTAGAGCCTGCACAGAAGCCATAACCGCCTTGAAGTCGTCGTCCTCGAACATCTTTGCCCAAAGGTCAGCGATGTCCTGCGCGGCCTTCTGCTTGATTCCTCGATAGAAGCTTGGGAACGCAGACTGCAGAGTTCCAAGAATCAGATTAGCTTCCAAAACGTTCATTCCGTACCATCTCTTTCGCGTTGTCAAAAAACATATTCCCCGTAAATTCCTCTACCAGCGACGACTGTCTGTTATATTTTCCTTCGAGAACCTTGATGAAATTATTCGGCTTGACGAACCAGCTGAAATCAAACCACGCTGCATCCAAGAGGAACTTGCTGTTCCCTGCGAGGTGAACCGCCTCGATAACATCGTCAACGCCATATTCTTTGATTCTCGCAATCAGCATCTTTCCGCGCTCGGAGCTCGGGCTACATCTCTTGATCTCAGGCAGGCAGCTCTCCGAATTCCAAACGTCGATCACCGTCTTGGCCTGCGCGACGATATCGTCATTCTTCTTTTGAGAGACAAGGTCATCATCACCTTCTCCCTTTCCCCCCGCACCCCCTATACTCTCTTCAGAAGAGGAGAGATCTTCAGATAAAGAATCTTCAGAATAAGAAAGGGAATTTGAATTTTCATTGACATCGGTTTTGACTTCTTCTTGACATGTCATTGACCTGTCATTGACAAGTGCTGCCAATTGCTTTTGTTTTTGTTTTTCTCTGCTCTTCTGCTTCGCTATCCGGTTGTATTCGCGAATAGCGTTCAACGCTGGTGCATTCTGATGTTCCTCCCATCCAACGATCGACAGAAAGCCATCTGTGCTGATCATGTCGAAGTCTTTCAGCGCTTCGATTGCCAATTTCACCGTGTTTTCTTCAAAATCCAGCTCATCGGCAAGCATTTTTGTGTTGTATGGGATGTTTTCTGTAATGAATATCAAGCCGCCAGCATTACATCTTCCTGCAAGCGTAAGGAGCATCACCCAGATCAGAACAATGTTGTTTCCTTCCGGAAGCTTTCTGATATGCTTGATTTTCCGGTTGTCGAACATGTTCACGTTCAGTTTGATCCACTCAACCTCATTCATTTTTCACAGTCCTCCACCCAGTCGAGCACCTTTTCAACGCAAGTGAATTTCCACATTACCTTGTGGCGTTTTTATAGTGCTTCTAAGCATCTGCTTGTCAAAAAATATAGTTATCCTCAGAACGGCGTTTCTTCGTCTCCGGCGTTGTAATAATCGGAATATCCGCCATAGTCCGCTTCCGGTATGCGGTCCTGCGTGGGGCGCTGGCTTGTTCCTTCGGCCCGATCACGACGCCTACTTCCGAAATAGATATCACTTTTCGGCGAAATCTCGTGCTCATGCTTCCGATGCTTGACGCCGTCCCTGTCGACATACTCCCGGACGGTTTCCCGGACATTGGTAACGGTCATCGCATCGCCTTTGGCAAAGTGCTCAGAAATAAATTTAGCCGTGCCGCGCCAAGCTACAAAGTCCAGAAAGTCGGTTTCCCGGCTTCCGTCTTCTTTGCGCCTGTCGCGGTCCACAGCCAATGAAAATGTGACTTTTTCAACCTGATCCTGTCCGACATAGTCCATCCGAGGGTCAGCGGTGAGTCTTCCTGTGAAACTGCAATTATTCATTGCCATAGAGTATGTTCCTCCGTGTTTTATTAAGCTGGCGCAAGCCAGTACTCTTTCCACTTCGTCCGGTTTCCGTCCTCGTCCACGCGATAGATCATCTCGCTTCGGATCGGATAACCCTTCTGCTTCAAGTCCCAGATTCTCGCTCCGAGCCTCAGAATGTGTAGCTCCTGCGTTGCGATCCACTGACTGATGCGCCCATGTTTCCTCATGTAGTCCAGGACTTTAGCTTCCTGCACCGCGCTTGGCTCTGGCATATTCTTTCGCCTCCTCTTCTATTGCCTCCCAGTAGGCTTGACGGTCTGGAGTATCTATATCTATCCCAAACTGCTCCGCCTCAAAAATGACGTTTTCGATCAGTTGCGACATCTGATCTGTGTCAAACGTCGAACTGCCATAGTAAACGATGATATCAGAGGTCCCGTCCCCGAGTGGCAGTACCTCCGTCTGCCACCCGAGGCCCTGAGACTCCCACTGTTTGCAGAATCGGTCTACCGCTTTGTCGTTGCACCGGACGACTTCTGAGACGCCGCCGATTTCCTTGATTTGAGTGCGGTACACCTCATTTTTTGTGATACGCCGGGCTTTTGCGAGTTTGTCTATCAGAGTCCAGAGATACCGGTTTGCAGCGCCGCTTCTTTTCGGACGCCAGAGCTTGATCTCAACGTTTATGAGTTTGTCCTTGAACTTGTCGAAAAACTCGGAGAAGTCGATATCGAATCGAAACGTAACCTCGTTCTTCTGCCAGTCAAACTTCACAATCTGTGCTCTCATAGCTCTTCTCCCTGTCTATGTGCTGATGCAGGTAGACATACTCACTGTTGTTGTAGTCCATATTGGAAGCAAGAAAATCATTACATTGCTGTTCCGATAGGTGGTATTTCAAAACGCGCTGTTCGTATGGATACTGTCCGTTGGCAAGCTTTTCGTCCATGCGAGCCATCAGCTCATCATCGCGATAATTGTTTTCGATCAAATAAAGTGAATAATTTTTCGCGACAATCCCATTCAGATTTCCACAGTCCGTGGCGTAGAATACCTTTCCATTCGGAAAGTGAATCTTGTATGCGTAGTTTGGAACGTCGTGAAAAACAGGAACGGGGATGACATTGCAAATTCCGTAATTGTAAGCGATTTTTTCCCGCAAGACATCTATCTGAGATGTTGCAACGCCCGCATTCACGAGCTTCCTGACCATCCAAGGTCCGCAGCCGAACCGGAGAAGTGGCTTGTCGTGAGCCATTCTCCGGACGGTAGACGGCTTGAAATGATCTCCGTGTTCATGTGTCAGAAGGACAAGTTTGATGCTGTCCATATATGGCTCAAACCGCACGAACGGAAGTCCAGCGTCAACGAGAATGTTTTCGCCGACGATTACTCCATTTCCCGTTGAGCCGGTACCAATAACATGAAACGGGATCATCGCTTAGAGATCGTCAAGGTTCACTTGATTTGTAACTTCCGAAAACTCTGGCTCTGTGATCTTGACACCATTGAACGCAGCCGGTACAGGAGTATCTTCTTGGAATGTCGGCTCATCCTCAAAAATGAGATCGCCGTTTTCTGCCAAACTGATAATCTGATTGTCCGAAGCAAACGCTCTTTGAACCTCGTTCGTCTCTACAGAAATAGGACCGTAGTGACCGATAAGCTGCCTGACAATGGTTTTCGTACCCATTGCGTCAAAATCTTTGTACCAGAACGAACTGTATTTCCACATGTCCTCCTGTTTGATTTCGCCGCTCTGGATCTTGTTGTACGCACGTTTGGAAAATGCCGGTGAATATGTGTCGGCGTAGTCGACCATTTCTTCTTTCGGCATGTAAAGGGATTTCGTAAAGCCGTTTTGAAGAATGAAGACCCCATAATAGCCGACAGTCTTCATCATTTTTCTCTTATACGGATCAGTCATCATTTTGCAATCAAGTTCTTCCAAGAGGGGATTCCATCCGCGAAATTCTCCCTCTTTGATGTTCTGAATGATGATCCGCTGATAGAGATTGCTTCGCAACGCGAGTTGCCAATATCCACGCCACCCAAGCACAAATTCGGCTTTTGTGCACTCCTGCTGCGTGATGTTTCCGCTTCGATCCCGCTTCTCTTTTTGTTTGAACGGGACCATGTAAAACAGTCCGAGTTGCGGGGACGGAGGCAGTTTCAGCGCAGAACCGCTTAGCGCCGCGCCAATAATGGAATTGGCAGTGCACTCCTGAATAGCCGGAGTTTTGTTGTATGTGGTAATGATAGACGTAGTGAAATCCTTTGCGTCTTTCTCACTACCGAGCGTATTCAGAATAGCCGACTGATATCGTTCGGAGTTGACAATCTGTGAAAACGCTATTTTCTGCGGCTTTTTTTCAATCTCGGATGTCTGCTTTGGTGCTACCTGCTTGTTGTTACTCGCATTTCCCATAACGCATTCCCTCCTGTTCGCAATACCCAATCATGCTTTCAATCATCGCGGCCTTCATACCGCGAAGCTGATCTATAGTCCCGTAGATATCATATTTCAGATACGTGACCTTCAGAATCTCTTCCTGACGCTCTCTGGCTTCCTCTGGAAGCTTTTCAGCACTTGGAGGGGACAAAGATACGTCTGGCGTCTCCTGTTCCTCATGGGGCATTTCCGTGGCTTCCTGAGCTTCTGCTTCCGCGAGCGCAGCAGCGACAGACGCCTCGTGCTCTTCCCGGGCTTTCCGTGCGGCTTCTGCCTCTTCGCGGGCTTTCCTTGCAGCTTCTTCTCTGGCGATCCTGTCTTTCACAATCTGGATAGCATTGCTCATATCCAGAGAGATCACGTATTCCGCCATGATTTCGTCGCAGTTTTCGAGTGTGGCAATGGTCTTCAGATCATTCGCCAGATGGTCCAGATACTTCTTTGCCTGATCCTTGTAGGATTTCAGGCTTCCGGTCAAACCGACCTTGATTCCGGACCTGCGAGGATCAGCAATCCTCTCGTCAAGGTCCAAGCTTTTCCGGTAGTCATCGTAGTATTCCATCAGCGCAACGCGCTTCTGGTCTTTCAGCCCGTTTTCAGTATCCTTGATGTTTCCGTCCAACTGAGCTATGCCTTTGGTATAGGCTTCGTCGACTTCCTTGCAGATCCCGTTCATGAAGTCATTCAGCGGGGCCATCACGACATCTTTGATATTCTTGATAAGCGCCTTGAACTCGGCATACTCCTTATTGAGCTCTGCCCGAGTTTTCTTCATATCCTTGTAGTTATCTTCATTCACCACAAGGCTTGCAGCGATCTCACAGCGCTGCTTGATTTCCGGGAGCACCCGTGCCAACTGATTTTCGATCACCGGCAACTGAGTTACTTCCACCAACGACGTGACCTTTACTTCCTCATCCATGTCTCGATAGTACCTTCCCTTTCACAATTATTCAGAGATGGAATCAATGTACTTGTTCCAATCACTCTCATAAAAACGATGTCCGAAATCGTCGAACAGATAGATTTCACTCGGAGTCCAGTAGAGATACACATACGCGGTGTCAAGCGGCCTGATCCCCCGGTGCCAGCGCTGTACCTCTTCCAGCGCAATGCTATACAGATTGTCCAGCACCGGATTGTCGTCAGACCAACCCATAAACGCTTGGTCCGCAGAGCAAACGCTGTGAAGATCATCGGAATACCGCACATGATCGACTCGGTCAAAAACCGCCCAGCACGCGAGATGAAGTCCGGCCTCGCGGTTGTCCCTCATCGCATACAGTACCCTTGCAACGTCTTTGGCTTGCTTTTCCATGAGCTCTTTCTGAGCATTCTCGGCGTTGATCCCGTATTCTTCTTTGACGCGAGCGAGGACTTCTTGCTCGGTCTGGATTCTGGCGGCAGTAAGTTCCTGCTGGTGGATCTCATTCAGCCGCACCTCTGTCCGGTGTCTCGTGACTCCGCAGCAAATAAGAATTGCCACGGAGAAAATGCCGATCAGGAGACGAATAGCCATCTCTGGATTCTGGTGAATGAATTTGTTCACCTGAAGTCCACGGCTGCGGATACGCTTTTCTACGTTCGGAACCGAATGCCTTGTGCTGTTCGGCCTGTAGATCGTCAGATTCTCTTCCATATCTTTTGATACCTTTCCTTTCCACATAGTTCGTTACCACTTCTCACAGTCTGTCTCGGATTACTTGAAGCTTGGAGATGATCCTCGAGATTTCATTCAGATCTCCAAGGATTTCGTCAAGGGCTTCGACTTCATCTTCTGATACCTTCCCGTCCGCCGCGATGTCCTGAAGTCTGTGCTTGATTCCTTGAACGACATCCTTGCGAAGCATCTTCGTCAACTGGACCGTCGCTCTTTCGATGTCGATGCAGTCATCCGAAATAGAGCGCTTGCATCCGATCGGGCACTCCTTCAGGCAGTAGTAGTTCAGAAGCTCCGGAGCGTTGTATACGTCAGCCATCGCCACAGCGGTTTCCACCGGCATGTGCTTATAGGTATCGCGCTCCACAGCATCTATCACGTCAACGCTGACGTGCAGAATCTCTGCAGCACCTTCTCTGCTTTGCAGCTTTTCGTTCCATTTTGCAGCCCGTTTTCTGGCTTCATACCAGACATTTCCCGCTGCTATTGTGGCTCCGCGACCCATTTATTCCCTCAGCCCTTCGTCGTATAATATTTATCGAAAAGAAGCTTTTCGTCCTCTATTGAACGCTTGTAAGCATCCGGTCTGCGTGAAAAAAGCTCGAGCGTCTCCACCAAAGAAATGCCGAGCGTATCGGCCAGTATCCAGATCTCATCCGCCATAACGGGCGTTTCGCCCCTCTCGCGTCTCAGATAGGCCTGCATGCTCACTTTCATCCCTGCATCCGTCAGGGCGTCTGCGAATTTCTCTGCATTCCGGTACCCGCTCTTGATCCTCGCCATCCGGATATCCCATGAGCGTTCTTCGCCCCATGATTCATATTTCGGTTTTGGCATTATCTCTCTCCTCTATTGTATAGCAGTCCAGCGGAACACGATTCCGGAACGACACTTCGATCTCTCCTGATTCCAGTTCTTGCAGGCGCTCTTCACACTGTTCGTCCGTTTCATATCCGCTGCAAAAAACCTGATTGTCCGGTCCTCTGATTTTCTCTTGCAGGTCAATGATGAAGTATCTGACAGTGTGGTACAGGTTGTTCCATTTGGTACAGATGATGAATCGTTCGCTGCGACATCTGACTTTGAACGGTCGCTTGTTCTCCGGAATGAAAACCTTGTCTCCGGTCTTCACGTTTTCAATCATCGGCCTGCCCTCAGAGATGTGTGTACATTTTTGTGTGAGCCGTGAAGATTTCCTGCATCTGATCGAAACACACATCTTCGTAAATCTTCTCGTCCGAAATCTTCTCGTCCGTGAAAGTATAAGTCTTCGTGCTGAGCTTCGGCGCGGTGTACCGGAAGAACCGCATATCATACAGATCCTTATTGTTCAGCGTCACCCAAAGCCGGTTGGCCCTGCTGCCGTTTCTCGGCAGTGTCATACGCAAGGTGTTTCCGTCTCCGACAAAGTTCTTTGCGCCGGTCATGACGATGAACTTGTTCCCGCCAAGCTGCTCCAAAATCGTCCTCGGTACATCAAGGCTCATCTGATACCATCCATTTCCAAACAGTTCCAATCCCTGAACCCATCGTCTGTATTATAAGATGCTTTTTAGCATTTGTCAATACCCTTTTAGCACTTTTCGGAAATATTTTTTGACATCATGCTTGACGTGGTGTAAGATAAGAATACCTGATCAAAGGAGTGTGCACTATGGCTCAGAACCTAAAATATCGCAATACTGACGGGTACGACTGGGAACCTTTTCGGTGCAATCTGAGGAGTTTGATGGACGCATACGGCTATACCGGGAAGGACCTTGCTCTTGCCTGCGGTCTGGCCCCAACAACCGTAACGCGGTATCTCACAGAGAGAACGCCGGACGTTACAGCGCTTTGGCGGATCTGTGATACTTTTGATGTTTCAATGGACTGGCTGGTCGGGCGCGAGACATCACGATACGCAAACCTCCCGGAGAACATCAAGAAGATTTCTGACCTCTATTCCGTTGCCACAAAGGAAGACCGCGATGTCATTGATCTGATTCTCAGAAAGTATGAGGGCTAAAAACAACTCCGTCCTGATTGCCAGAGATATCCAGATCACTTTCAATATGCATGCGAAGTCTATCTATGTTGACTCAGACGGTTGCGTTACGATTGTCTTGGAGCACTTCGGTCCAAAGACGGAGATCCCGGAATTGACAGTCGACTATCTGGATGCGATCTGTTCCAAGTTCTACTATGGCGGATATACGCATCAGGACGCTATCGCTGATATTATGCTGCTGAATAGCGTCCTGACGTCCGTGGAGTACGACGACTTCTACTCTGCTTTAGAATCTAATCTTCTCGCCGGTAAGGTGTCGATTATTTCGTCACCGATATTCCAATGACTTCGCCCAGCAGGTCGTGATAGTCTCTTGCAATCCACAAAAGCGCGGCCCTGTCGTTCGGCTCGATGTTGAATGTGTCGAGCACGCGCAGGACTGCGCCTAACTTTTCGTAGTATTCTTCAGCCATTCTCTGTTGTTCATCTGTATGATTCATTGTTGTTCCTCCTGTTCGTGTTTTGCAGAGTATCGGGCGTCAATGAGATAGATACAGACGGACGACCTTAAAATCAAGAGAATGACTTTTTGTTCCATCACAGATGCTTTTAAGCATCCGGTTCATAAATTTTTTGGCTGCGAATTGGCCCACGCTTCCAGTTTGGAGCGTGGAATCAGAACGCGACCGCCAATCTTGAATGCGGGAAAATCCTGACGATGCAGAAGGTCTCTGTACATCGTGTTTCTGGATATGCCGAGCATTTCAGCTGCTTCGGTGATATTGAGAGCGATCTTTTCCTGCGGATTATAGCGGTTTTCCATGTTAATACATCCCTGTTCTTTCTGTTTCTTTAAATATTATAATATACCGTTGAGTGCTTTTTGTCAATAGCGAAGTGCTTTTTGGTGATTGTAAAATATGGCTACGTCGAATTGAGGTATCGTAATGAAAAGACGTGCAAATAATGAAGGTACAATCTGTAAAAGAACTCGAACCGTGAACGGAAAAACATATACTTATTGGGAAGCAAAGGTCACGGTCGGGTATGATCCGATCACAGGAAAAGCGATCCGGAAGTCCTTTTCTGCCGACACTCAAAAAGAGGTCAAAGAAAAAATGCAGGATGTTTCCGTGCAGGTCAGTAAGAAAGAATACTTTGACCCATCCAAGATGACGGTTTCCGAGTGGGCGGACCTATGGATTGAAAAATACTGCGGTGATATCAAGTACCGGACAAAGAAAACCTACAGGGCCCAATTGAACACGCACATCAAGCCTGCTCTCGGAGAGGTCAGGCTGTCCGATCTGACAACCGAAAAAATCCAGTTGTTCTATAATCAGTTGGAGGAGAACGGAAAGACAGTTCGCCGCCGTGATAAGGAAAAGAACGAAACAGTCGTCACACAAGAACCTTTGTCCCCCAAGTCCATCAAGAATGTGCACTGCGTGCTCTCAAAATGTTTGAACGATGCGATCCGGCTCAATTACCTGAAATACAATCCTTCGTCCAGAACAACGAAGCCGCGTGTCAATCGATACGAATTTATTCCATTGGCCGACGACCAGGTCAAAGCGTTCCTCGAAGCGCTGGACAAAGAGAAATACCGGTCTCTCTATCTGGTCTATTTGTTCACAGGAATGCGGGAGTCGGAAGCTATAGGTCTGACGTGGGACTGTATCAATTACAAGACCAAGACCATAAAGCTTTACCAGCAGTTGCAGAAGCGTCCGGTTGCGGATGGTGGATATACCTTCGCTCCTCTGAAAAATGACGAGATCCGATATTTGAGCATACCAGACTTTTTGGTCGATGTGTTTACTGACCGGTATGACGAACAGGACCGGCAAAAAGAAGAAGCCGGAGAACTGTGGCAAGGATACCAGAACGATAAAGAGAGAAAGACCGCACTGATCTTCACGACGGAGCTCGGAACCCCGATAAATCCGAAAGTCGTCTACAAGCACTACAAAAGGATGGCAGCGGACTTCGACATGTCCGAGAGCCGGGTTCATGATCTGCGGCACACGTTTGCGACCATCTCTTTGCAAAACGGAGATGACTACAAGACTCTGCAGTCAAATCTCGGTCATGCCAGCGCAGCATTTACTTTGGACATCTACGGTCACACCACGGACCGCATGAAGTCTGAATCTGCCTCTCGCATGCAGTCTTATATTAACAGTACGATTCAAAAACCGCAGTCCGATGAAGATGAAAACACCCCCTCTGAGTAAGCCTCGGAGGGGGTAAAAATTTCCCGTTGTCGGAAAAACTGTCGGAAAAGCATTTGGAGTCATAAGATATGATAACTATTTGCAGGGCATTCGCAGGCTGAAAATGAAATATCGCCTGAAAACAGTAACAATTTCAAGCGATATTCATGGCAGGGGAAGAAGGCTTCGAATTATTGCACCGTCATTTCTCCACGTGTCAAAGTGTCTCTATAGTGTCATAAGTCCCGATAAATCGTACTATTTCGTCCCATTTTGTACTTTCGCGTTGTCGGAAAAATTGTCGGAAAAACGAAACTGTCGGAAAAACTGTCGGAAAAATCAGCGCATTTGATAGGCAAACTTTACGGTCTCCGCCTCGTCCTGAGTCAGTACTTCGATCCATGGAAATCTGCGTTTCATCTTCCGTCCATCATTATAATGAACAAGAAAATATTCGTCTCCGGACGGATCGTAGTATAGTTCCTCGGCCTGACCGTTATCAGTCCGATATTTGTGTTCCCCATCGGCATAAAATGAGTTGGCAACCGGAAGGCACCGTTTGGTGTCGTACTTTTTTCCTTTGACCGTCTTTCGGACGCGGTCCCCAACTGGCAACCGGACCGGAATTTCTCTTCCGTCTTTCTCGATCTTCACATTCATACCAAGCATGTCAAGAATGTGAAGCATTGTCGTTGCTCGAAGGGTGCCTGATTTAACCTTCTTGAAAATCGACTGCCGCGCTGGCTTCTTACCATCCGGAGTAAGCATCTCTGCCACTTGAGGATAAGAGATGCTGTTATATTTCATTGCGCTTTCCAGAATAGATATCATCCGATCTGCGTATTGGTTATCGGTCACATCTCTTTCCTCGCTTTTTCTGCACGTCGGTGTCTTTTGAAAAAGTATACTTCCTGCTCACGCCGATTGTCAATCAAAAAATCAAGCTGCCCGGATCGTCCCACCGGCTATACAAATGGCCGTTCGGGCGCAGAATCGCATACTTGAGCTCGTCTATATTGTCTTTGCTCATGCAGTTGTCATCAATCACTGTGGAAATGCCGTGCACACTGTATTTGATGTGCCCAAACGGGAGGCGCAGGATTGCAACGCCGTTCATCATGACGTATTTTTGGATTGCGTCGTATCTCTCCTCCGGAAAGGCATGCTGAGCAATCCACCGGCTTTGAGCGTTATCGCCGTCCGCATAGATCTTTCGGAAGGTGATCTGGTCAAATCCGTTCATCTGCGCCCAGTCAAAATAGTCCGCAGGACTATATTCCTTAAATGCATCGGTCAGGTTGATGGACGCGCGTGTCACAAGATTCTGCCGCTTTGCCCATCTGTGAACGTCATACAGGTCTCTCTTCGCCTTCTCAGGCATCCCGATTATCTCCGCGTTCCGCTCAGGGTCAAAGGAACTGATGGAAAATGAGATGGTCGTAAGCCCGAGATCCGCCATTCCGGCAATATCAGTCTCATTCAGGTTGCTTCCCGTCGTTTGCAGCGAGATATTATAAAACGGCTTTTTCATGCAGGTTTTGTTTGCAAATAAGACTTGGCGGATGAAGTTCATGTTCTGCTGCGGTTCGGTGTCGCCCGTGATGATCATGGAGTTACAGCCTTCGTCACGCACGAACTCCATTCTGTTCAAATACGATTCCGGGATCTGTTCTCCCTTCGCGATGATAGACTCGCCGTAGTTTTCACAGTGCATTCTGGATACGCAAAACGGGCATTTGTTCCAGCACCGCTCCGCAGGGACGACAATTGAAAGCGATTGTATCTTCATTCTTGGTTAGTCCTTTCTTTGGAAGTGAAATTCGACTACCGGTGCAAGGAATTCTTCCAGACGCTTTTTCGTGGCTTCTGTCGGATTCTTTCTGTACGTTTTGTAGCAATATCTGGCCGTATAGAAAATTACCCTCTCATGCACATCCATGTCGTTCGGAAGAACTCCTTTGCTGGCGGATCGTTTGATTTCTTCGAGGCTGTACTTCATTCGTCTTTCTGGGGCCTCTGGTCCCAATAAGCGCTTCTCTCCGCCACCGCCATATCAATCAGATATCCTATCGGATGCTGCACAGAAGAATATTTGCTGCCGATATCTTCCATCATTCTTCTTTGAATGTTTTCCGGATAATTCGTCATCATGATATCGACAGACCACGGTCCGGACAGGTCCGTGACATTCTTCATGCACTGTGACACCTTGTCTGCGACATCATCTTTCCAGCGCTCGAACGCGCAGTACAGGTAGTCTTTCATTTTATCGAAGACGATTTTGTCCGTTGCGTCCATAATATGGTCTCGGCAGTAGTCGTAGTCCCAATAGTTCGCCACAAACAGAACCTCGTGAATGTCAAAATCGTAGAAGACTCGGAATTCCGGTCGCAATGGAAGTCCGTGGTAGATGCAAGGAATCAACTCGGAATTGTACCCGATTCGCTCTCTGATAACGATCTCCTCTTCTCCCCCGGTTTCAAACATTGCGGAGTTGTATTGAATATTAAGAATGCTTCGAACGAGGTCATATTTATCGTAAAGGCAAAGGCATCCTTTTTCTGCGTCAAACTTATTTGAAAAGGCCCCGTTCTTCACAAACAGGTGTGCTGTTGTGATACCGGATTCTTCCAATGCAGGAAAAACTTTCCAAGTTACAAACTGATCCACCGCTTTTTGACTCTCCGGGATGTTTTCCATGTAGAACACTCCACGGTCAGTCAGGTCATCCGGAATCTGAATAACGCAGGATTTTGGTACTGGAAGTCCGCAGTCCTTGACCTTCGGATACCAGTAAGAAAAATTATTGAGTGATCCATCCCTTGAAAACGGGAGTAAGTCCTTATATCTATCCATCTTCAACTCCAAACAAGTTTCGATTTTGTGTCCACGCAATCCTGAAGTATTGCTTTGAGGCGGTCCCAGTCGTGATCCGCATAGGCGGCGTATCCATAAGCTTTGTTGTCGGTGTAGTCTCCAATTGCTTTCAGAATATTCTTGCAAGCACCATAGTTGACGCTCCCATCGCAGTCAGGCTGAAGGCAAAAGTCTACAATTTTGATGTCGGCCCTTTTCTCAGTTATAAGTTGAAGAGTCCTGCGATCAAACGCCTCAAAGAATGCTGTCCTCTGTCCACGGGCGTCCAAAAACGGGGCATCGTCAATTGTTTTGTAATGGTCCCACCACTCTCCGCCGTACAGTTCTGCAATCTTGCTGCGCCAGCGGTTGAACCCTCCATAGCCCATATCAAGGCTTCTGCCGGTTTTCTTGCATTTAACGGTTACTCCCATTGTTCACTCCTTCAATATGGCAGGCTTGGAACTACGCGGTTTTCAAACTTTTTATAGGCATCCAGATACCACTCGCATTTATCCCCGTTATAGGTCAGTTCATAATACATGCCGTCGTTCAAAGTGCTTGCAAGCAGGTATTTCCAGTTTTGAAGCGTCTTGCACTTACAGACGGTATAAACGCTAAAGTCAGGAATTCCGTCACTCTTGTCAAGGTGCTCTAAGATGTAGTTTCTGACAATCGCCAGTACTTCTCCGTCCATATTCTATCCTTTCTCCGCTGATTCAACTGCGTCGATCAGCGTGTGCAGCGCCTTAAGAACGCGAAGGTGATCCTCGCCTTTAAGCTGAGATCCGCTTGTGGCAATACGCATTTCCCCGTCTCCGAAGATGCGCATGCAGACGTCTCCGTCGTCAGTCAAGACCATAGTCAAGACGGTTTTTGGACTATAATCACTTCTCAGTCGCGCTACCTTTGCCATTTCATCTCCTCCGATTTTTTCAACGTCGATCGCAGAGTATCCCTTTTGTCTTAACCACTGGTATGCGTGTTCATAGTTCAGAAAGCCGCGAGTGAGCTTTCTGATAGATCCGTTGTACCAAAAAGTGCATCTGTATTTGTCGCCTCTTCTCATAGCAACACCATCACGCTTTCTCACGCAAACCGTTGTAGCAGATTGCAGCACGTCGCAGTTCATCATAATCATTGGGAATCTCTCCTGAAAGCACTCCGTCAAGCAGAAAGCGCAGCGTATCTCCAACCTTTTTCCCTTCCGGGACTCCGAGGGCGATGATGTCCGTTCCATTGATTTTGAGGTCTTTGATGGTGAAACACTGTTTCTCTTCGAGGACCTTATCAAGGATGCTGGAAATCTGCCTTACGATCTCATAGCTTTTTTCTTGCATGTCCGGATGATGTCCGGCAATATCAGCGTTTCTGACTTCAATCAAGCGCTCGAACTGCTCTTGGCCGATTTTATTCAGCCATTTTTTGACGAACTTCTCTGTAGGAACGAATTCTATGTCGTGGTATAGTACCAACTGCACAATATAGTTCTTGGATCTTTTATCAAACCGGAGACTGTCTAAAACCTTCTCGGCAATCGACGCGCTGACCGGTCCGTGGCCCTTGAAGTGTCCGCCAGTCTCGTCTTCCGTATAGCACTCTGGCTTCCCGATATCATGCAGGAGTAATGCCATGTTCACAACAGCATCATTTCCACTATACGCGCTGACAACCTTTGCAATGTGGCCGTAAACTGTAAAGCAATGATATGGATTGTTCTGTACAAATCCGCAGCAAGGTCGAAGCTCCGGGATGATCTGGCACACGACATCGCTATACGCCATCAGGACTTCATAAGATGCTTTGCCGGAAAGGAGTTTGCATAGTTCCTCTCGGATTCTTTCTCTCGCCACATATTGAAGAGATCTGGCGTTCCGATGAATGGAACGCGCTGTTGAATCGTCTATGACAAATCCATATACAGACGAAAACCGAAGGGCCCGGAGAACGCGCAGAGCGTCTTCTTCAAATCGATGGTCCGGATACCCCACGCAGCGAATGAGTCTGTGATCAAGATCCTCTCTGCCTCCGAACGGGTCCACAAGGCCGTCCACGTTGTTATAAGCCATCGCATTGACGGTAAAATCTCTGCGCGACAGGTCTTCCTGAAGACTCGCTGTGAACCGGACTTCGTCCGGATGACGGTGATCCGTGTAGGTCCCATCCGTCCGGTAGGTTGTCACCTCGTACTGTCCGTCATCCAAAGCAATTGTGACAGTTCCGTGTTTGAGCCCGGTTTCAATCACTCTGGAACGCGGAGAGTAGATTGCCTTGACCTCTTCCGGCTTTGCGCTCGTACATATATCCCAGTCTTTCGGTTCGAGGCCGAGGAGGCTGTCTCTGACACAGCCCCCAACAACATAAGCCTCATAGCCATAGGCACGCAGCACGTTAAGGATCTTCCTGGCTTCATGCGGTATCTGAATTGTTCTGTTCTCCATGTTCATCACGATCCTCTACCCAGCTTTTGAAGTACCGGATTTTCTCTTCCAAACAGTCTGTTGTGCCATCAAATCGAATAGCGCGGTCATCCACATAGCAGACCGCAGGCGGTTTTTCCGCTTCCACGCCATATACAGCAATTCCGTTCTTGAACAGCCAATCAGATACAGCGGTCCTCCCGGCGCTTGTTCGGCACCTCGTAGAACACACGATAACCTTGAAGTCTTTATTGAGGTTATCTATCACATCTGCGATTCCCGGGACCGGAGGGTCCGGGATGTCCCATTCTGTTGTGTACGGGTGCTGGTAGCTATGGATCACGCCATCAAAGTCGAAAACAACGGTCTTCTTTTCCGGTTTGTCATAGTCGATCTCGTTCAAAGAAACAAACCCCTGAGGGTGGATACACGCTTTGCGTTCGTCCATGCAGCCAGTATCTTTTTTCTCACATGTCTGGCACGCCCCATTTCTGGTGTACTTCGCACACGCATCGCCTAAAAACGGGACGATGTAGGAACCGAACGGAGACTTTTTGTTCAAGCAGATATGAAATGGCGGTCGTCCGTCTTTTTCTGTTCCGGCAATCGGCACGCAGTAGTCGCAAGTCCCGCACACAACACAATCTTTGCCCATTGCTTTTCTTTCCTCCGTTCTGTTCATGAGATAGTAAAGCTGATCGTAAGAGAACTCTGTGTGCTCGTCATAGAATGTCACGGAATTCGTTTCTTTCCATTCTTTCCATTCTTTCCAGCATGCGTCACAGTCAACGTCGTAATCTGCGCAAAACCCCGAATTATAGCTTGGCGGACAGCCTCTTTTATCAATCATCCGGCATCTGACTGATGCTTCCGACACAGGCTGGCGGCGCGGGTCGACCTTCTTTGCCTCCCCCTTCGCCATATGTCATTGTCATGGTTCTCTGGTCTCGTGCGGCGCGTCCATGAAGGCACGCTTCAGCGCGGTGTTGCTGCCGAAGACCTTCTTACCGAGAGCGGCGCAGAAGGCGACGTAATCGTCAGGGATCTCGCTCTCACCGCACTTGACCGCCGTGGAGCTCCCGTCGCTCCAGAAGACGACGGTCACGCGGCCCACCTTCAGGACCTTGCTGGGATGGAGCAAATTGCGCATGATGTGGCCGTTGATGTCGGAGATCTGCCGGACGATGGTCTTCATTGTCGGCATCGGGCGGGGTTTGAGCTGTGCCAGGGGCTTTGCCTCGGACGCTGCCGGAATCATGGATGTGTTGCTCATTTTGTACCTCCTGTGTTTATTCAGAATCCTTTGCGGAATCTTCTGTATTCAGTGACAGCATGTAGTTCCCGTTATCACTCAGAACTGTGGTCGGGAGTTTTCCATCCCACTGCTTAATCCAGTAGTAGTCCGTCAGTTCGCCGGTCAGTGACTCGGAAATGCGCTTGTTCATCTCGGCCTCTTTTTCACCGGCATAAAGTGCGGCTTCCGCCTGTACTTTCACGACTTCGAGGTCGGCATTGGCCGCAATGATCGCCTTATCGGCGTCGGCTTGGGCCGCAATTTTTGCCCGCTCAGCCGTAGCACGCTCTTCCATCGTTTTCTGTTCCTGCTCAGTCTGGGCTGTCAGTTTGTTCTGGGCCGCAACCTGTTTTGCTTCGACCGCGTTTGTAAAGGCGTCCGTAAAATCGATGTCCTCAATGGCGATAGACACAATTGTAATGCCGTATCGTTTGAGATCCTTTGACATCGCTTCTGCAATCTGGTCCGACAGGCTGTCTCGCTTGGCAATCAGGTTTTCAGCGGAGTACGCAGCAAAAACAGCCTTCGTGTTTTCCTGAATACGCGGGAACATGACATTGTCGTAGTAATTGGTACCAACCGTCCTGTAAAGCTCCTGCGCCGTCTCCTGATCAATGCAGTAGTTTACGGACATAGCCACATCTACCTGTTGGATATCGCTCGAAAATGCGGACGTGGATAACTGCACTTTCTGCGTCCGGTTATCCATTTTCACAATCTGCTGCCACGGCGCAATAAAGTTGAAGCCGGAACTGATCGTCCTGTCTTCTACGCGGCCAAAGGTCGTCAAAATCCCAGTATATCCGGTCGGCACAATCGCAATGCAGCTCAGTGTCAAGAGCACTGCTGAAATGATAATGGCTGCAAGGAGAGGCCACGGCGTGAATTTCTTGTCGCCGTGCTTCATAGCCGGAACAACAAAGCACAGGACAATTCCTGCAATGATAAGGGCAACTGACAATACGATAGCGAACATGTTCTGTTCCTCCTGATAATTATTATAATGTAGGCTCTCAAAGGGCCTCAGCGTCTTCGAAAGTTTGCAGGATCTTGGGGAACTGGATTGCGATAAAATCAATCATCGTCTCATCGTGTCCAAACTCCTGATGATGGAAGTTCTCGGCAAGGCCGGATTCAAACAGATACGCATGGATAATCTCATGACGTATACATTTTTTGAGATAAGGCTCCCAGTCTTCCAGTTCTGAGTCTTCTGGCGGATAGCCCAATACGACAATCTTTCGCGTGGTCTTGTCCGTATATCCATCAGCATTTTTCAGGTACTTATCGTCCTGCTCATGGACAAACTTCAAAGTCCACTTCTCACCAAGGATAGTTAATATGAACTCTTTGTTTTCTTGCATTAGATACCTCGATCACCGTCTTTTTGTGATACGATGGCGAATCATTCTTCCACTGATATCTCTCCCGGCACTTGTAGAAACGTCTTCGTCATCATCGAAATCAAGCATCTCCAGTTCTTTTCGGAGAGAATCAAGATCCCATTCCACAACCTTTGCAATCATTGGGTCCAGCGGTTGTGTTCGTAACGAGCGTCCCTGTTCATCGGTAAACGTTTTTCCCGCCACGTTCAGAGTGCCGTTTGCACGGAACCCTGAATTTTCTCTGTAGGAAGCGCGTTCAACGTAGACTGTACCGCAGTATTCGCATTTGTCTCCTGTAATTGGAGCACCGCAGTTGATACAGTTGGTCATTTTCCTGTGCTGCCGAAGCCTCCGTCGCCTCTTTCGGTCTCACTGAGCTCATTCACAATCTGCACAGCCGGAGTGATGCACGGCAGGATCACCATCTGCGTGATTTTTTGACCTGCTTCAATCATGATTCCCTCTTTGCCGTGGTTATACATCACGACACCAATGCTGCCCCTGTAATCGGAATCTACTACTCCTCGGGTCGTGATTCCATCCTTCATCAGACCGCTTTTTGACGCCAAAAGACCGACATAACCAACCGGGATCTCACAGTGGACTCCTGTATCGACAAACTCTTGGTGACCTGGATGCAGCCAGAAGTTTCGTGTTGATTTGAAGTCCAGTCCGGCGTCTGTCGGATGTGCGCGGACCGGCTCATAGGCTCCTTCGTCCAGCATCACCTTCAGAACATGCCTGCTGTCGTTCTCAATTTCAATGTGGTCGGTAGCAAGAAGCGTAGCTTCCTTGGTCGTGTCCGCGCTTCCTGCGTATTTTGAGTCGACGTATACGTAATAGCGCTCAGCATCTTCTTTCCAGTCGATTGACACAGTATGTCCGTCTATTACCTTTGTAATCATGAACTTCATCTCCAAAGGAGTAATCGCGATCCAAAATCAGGGCCACTCGCCCAGCGGTGCTCCGATTCTTTCTCCGTTGAACAGATTGTTGTCTGCCGTATCGGTGCAGAAGAACACGCCGTCCGGGTCTCCGAGAACATCCTTTGCGACGTCTTGGAAAAGCGTGGAATGAATACCGAAGTAGTCACCGAGGTCGTCGGTGTAATACTGGACAACCGCCTTTTTGAAAACGACGTATGTGATCGGGTTCGACATGATCCCGGAAATCGTTCTGATGAACGACAGGGCAGTGTTCCCTTCAAGAGCCGCTTCGAACATGTTTCCTTTCACGTCGACGAAATGGTCATTCGCGGGGATAACGTTGATTTTCAGCGTAGTCCTGCCAAACTTTTTGGCAGGAGGCAGGAGGGTGTCAAGTGCAAGGGCTTTTTCCCCATCATCCACGTAAAGCTTGACCGTCAGGTTGTCTTCATCGAAGACGACGCGGACTTCCGGGTCTCCTTGAAACATTGCTTCGATCTCGCGGTAAAAGATGATCCACGGTGCAGAGAGTTTCAGTTTTGCCATTTTTATTCTCCTTTTTCATTTATTGCCAGCAGTGTAGTGCATGAACAACCTTTCACAGGCTTCGACGCACTCCTGACAAGCTTCTTGATATTTCTTCTCGTAGTAAGAATCTCCGCATTCGCTCTGTACGCTTGCGTAGTAGTCTTTTCGATGAAGGGCAGCACGCATGGCTGTCTCCAGAATCTTTTCCTTATTCATTGTTGTTTCGATGCGCTATCACTCTCCTTCTATAACATCAAGAGCTCGAAGCTCTAAAACGAGCCTAATATCACTGCACCTTGTGTATGGATAGATATAAAAATCTAAGCTCGTTGTCGTAGGATAGGCGAGATAATTCTTTATCCCCCCGTTTCGCTTTATTCGTACAACGGTCCGTCCTTTTTGAAGAGCGTCAAGGTCGATGTCAAGCACATTTTCTGCGTTCCGCTTTGGCACATCTGGTGGCGGTGGCGGCTCCATTGTTACGGGAGGCGCAAAACCGTTTCCGCCGGTATTGCTATGCGGTTTCTGTCTGTTTTCTGTTCCAATGGGCATCCCGCACGCTATGCACGCACTCTTACCGGTTGGGATATACGCGCCACAGTTTTTGCAGATACATGGTCCTGTTTTGGCCGTGCCTATTATTTCTTCCTGTTTGGCTTTTCCTTTCTTCTTTTTGAAACATCCGCATCCGGCTATTTTATAGTTGTTGACCGTGCTTCGAAACGCACTGCTGTCCGAGCACAGACAGAGGCCGTGCATAGAATCATAAGAAGCGCATTTCCCGCAGAGATATTTTTTCGGTGAGCTCATGAGGCTCATAATAAACGAATCTCCTTCCGGAAGTCATTCGGATCTTCGCGATACATTGCGGTTTATGGAAGCAATCAGGGTCGTCTCCAACAGTTTCTCTTCTCTTCTTTTAATGTACATTCTGTTTCGCCGAACGCACCCCTTTCTGTACCGCAGCGAAAAAGCGTCTCAAGCGGTACCGCAGTCCAAATTTCCACTTACCCTTCAAAAGTTGTTCTATTTCCTCTTCAGAAAGCGGCTCCAAGAAGTAACCAATCAGATTCCCGTCTTTGTCATACATTATCTTCATCTGACTCGTATCCCCATTTTCCAGTCGTGCGGGTCCATACGATATACCGGAACATCCGGATACTTTTTCTGTATTTCTTCGAACGGAAGGTACATATCCGCAGACCACCAGCGAGATTTTCCCTTCCACTCGGGTTTACGAAAATCATCATCGTCAAGAACGTTACTCTTCCCTAACCGGCCACATATTTTGCAGTGCGTACTCCAACTGTATCCGTCGATATGATTATTGACCGAGTTCACCCGCATCAGTATCGTTCGCTCATACTCGTGCTTGTGATCGGACCGATTTTCCGACTTTGACTTTTGATTTTTCCGCTTGCGATACTTCCCTATCTCATCCATCCGTCTTTTTCTCCCAGAACTTGTATGCCCTTTCGTCAGGATACAACGGTGTGTCTCCTCTCCACTCGCTGTCGCCGTTAAAGCAGACGCCAAACCAGTCATAATACCATTTGCAGGTTTTGCAGCAGCGCTCAGCCTTCTCCATCTTCCTCGTAATCATCTTCGTCCATGCTTTCGTCTTCGTTGCACCACCGGACGCCGAAATTATCTTCCTCGTAATCAAGGAACCGCCAATCGAACTGGCCCAAGACTTCTCCGTCTTCGTCTGGGAGTCTGCGGAAATCGGAATATGCCTTTTCGATATTTTGCTTCTCTGGAGGATTCCCATACCGGTAGGTCGCGACCGTATAGGTGTATCGCTCTTCCGAAAGTAACTGTGGAAAGTTTTCTTTAACCCATCCTATTGGCGCTGTAATGCACCAATTCTGCGACATGTCGATATTGCCAGCAAGAACGCACAGCTTGTTTTCCTTGCACCACTCATCCTTGTTGAATCGGTATTCATGGACCCATGACGCAATCGGTTCGCAAGGAGGATAATCTCTCCCTGTAAACCAGTTATTCAACTCGAAATAAACGATTTCTTCCATTTCACTTTTTCTCCGTCATCTGTTTTCTCGCCATGCGGAGAAAGTGTTGCGCAAGACACTTGGCGCAGACACCTTCTTTGGAAAACTCCTTGTCGCACATGAATCCGGGATAGTGAGTGCATGCGCCGGACTGTTCGAGCCACCGGCAGGCTTCGTCAAGCGCAATTCGTTCTTTCGTTTTCTTCATGCGGCAATCTCCTTGCAGTACGCCCAGCTTTGCGGTGCTCGAACAAGTCCGAATTCATTCAGCGTCTTCGGAGTGTCGTACACAACAAGCTTTTCGATACTCCATGCGTGTACACCGCAGTACATTGTTCCGTCGATCACTTTTGGATTTTCGTATTTCTTGATCTGCTCTTTTGTCAGGCAGGAACGTTGCAGCATTTCATATTCTGAAATATTGCTTCCGAAATCCCAGAACGCAGTGTAGTCATAGATCCTGTTGCAAATGAATTCTCCGACGACATGGCCCTTCTTTTCCCACCATTTTTCAGAGTTCCAAAGGGCAACGTCACCGCGCAGGGCATCTTTGAAGAACTCGTTGCTTCCTGAAAGCGTACAGTAGATGTAGCATTTGAACGGATCGTATATCTTCGGTCTTGTTTTCCGAACCTCGATGGTCTTTTCGCCGAGAAGAATCTTCCGGCACCACTCTGGCCGGATGCTGAGGATCACAGCCTTCTTTTCTTCTTTAGGTTCGGTCATAGAAACTCCGTTTCCGGCAGGACTTGGTCGTTGTCAGTGATGTCTACAAACATGTCCTCTGTCACCTTTACTCGCATTTCTACCGGCTTTCCGGTGAAAGGATTGAACGAGCTGCATCGTTTATCACACACGAGATCATCTCCGTCAAATCTCCAGATGTTTCCGCCTTCCTTATAGGTCAGAGCCCGGTTGCATGTGCCAAGCTTCGCCCGCCTGCCAATCCAGTTCGGTTTGATTTCTGCACTCTCCGGATACGCCCGAATATAAGCATCATACTTTTCCGGAAACTGCACGGATAATTGATGCAGGAAATTCGGAACCGTAGTTGTGGCGTACTTTTCAATACGCCCTCCCATCAGAGAATTCGGCCTGAATTTGACGATTTTATGGATGTTGTCCGGAGTCAGAACTTCACACGGAACCGCAGTCGGATATCCGTCACTGAATCCGGGATCTTTCACACGGAACTGTTCGTCTTTCCACTCAATGTTCACATAGTGAACAGACAGCAGTGCTTCTTCTCCAACCTTCGATATCAGAGCATAATTCGGATATTGCAATTTGTGATACTCTGGATTGCTTTTTGCTGCACTCCAAACGCGGTCGTAGCTTTTTGACCGGTTTATTCCACCGTCCACGCACTGCACATGTCCTTTTTTGCAGGATCGTCCAAACGGAACGGTTACATTGAAGCACTGTCCGCTTTTGTATAAAGAGCATTCCTGAGCGCAGTTACACGAAATATATTCTGCTCTTAGCCTGCTGTTTCTTGTCCCCTGCCCGTATAGGGCAACATTAATTACCTGCTCCATCCCCATCTCCTTCCTTCAGTGTGTGTTGCCGTCCTCTGTTCTCTCCGGAGGACGGCAACATATACGAGATTACTCTTCGAGAAGCTTCTGAAGCTCTTCGGTCGAAAGTCCGGCCAGAGCCTCATCCTGACGCTTGGCAAGAAGCTCCTTGATGCGCTCATTGCGCTCGTGCTTCTTGGCGGCTTCGCGCCGCTCCTGAATTTCAAGCTGCTTCGCATTGTAGATGTACTTCACGATATCGATCTTGTTTGTCAGAACTACATCCGCCTTCGTCTGCTTGCTGCTCAGAAGAGACTCCTCATCAGAGCTCTTCTTCTCCTTGTTCAGCGCCTTGAAAACGCTGTCAAGCTGATTGACGTCAAGATCCCACAGATCCTCCACGCCAATCATTCCCTTGAACGGGAACCGGTATTTCTCTTTTGTTGCAAGTTCAAAATTCGCTGCCATAGTCGTTCTCCTTTTCTTATTTTTTAATCTGCCGGATAAATCTTTTTCGGTGGAGCCATGTAACCATCGCGGACCAGAATCTCTCCATCCTGGAAATACATAGATGTCTTGAATGGAAAATTGAGTTCTTCAATACCGGCCTCTTCCGCAGCATCGCGAAGAAACAGACCGGGACCATAATCACAATGAAGCCCGCCAAATCCCAGCAAACTCCAATTTTCATCATCCAAAAGATGCGAAATCAGAGATTCTTTGAACTGCTCGATCTGCTCTTTTGTCGGTGCTTCCATGCACATATCGGCAAGAAACATGCTCATTACTCCGGTGCTGCTCCGGTCTCCGTTGTCGTGGTGGTGACGTCCGTCTATCTTGGACGCCCACCACTCAGCAGCAACGGTAGCCTCTTCTCTGGTGAGTTTAAAATTTTCCATGGATTTCAGAACTTAATCTTCATCAGGCGTTCCGTGGAACCCTTGACCTTGACGATCAGTTCGTTCCTCAGTGTGGAACTGAACCCGAGTCCGGAAAGCTGATCATCCGTGGCTTCTACGGCCATCCTGCTTCCAAGTGCTTCAAAGACGCGCTTGTGTTCTGCAAGTTCCTGCTTCAGGAACTCGTTATAGAATCCGTTCGGCTGTTCCGGGTTTACGCAGTCTTTCAGCATGAACATGTAGTGCTTGTTTCCAATGCCTTTCTGCTCATCCCAATAGTTCGGGCTGTACATGATCACGGTGACCGGAACAAATTCCATAGACTTGACGCCCCAAATCTCGCGGGAAGCTGTCGTGGACGGAAGGTGCTCGTTGATGGTGAATTTCCCATCCGCGCCAAGTGTGACCGTTGCGACCTTGACTTCCTCGCCCTGACGGAGCTCTTTGTCGTAGTCATAACGGAAGATCTGCCCGTCCATCTCAATCTCGGCCCGGAAGCCGTCTCGACCGCCTCGATTGGAATACTGGTGTACATAGAACTTGTATTCGCCGGGAATCATGCGGCTCTTTGTGGCGTAGGCGATGTTTTCCACGGCGGGCACGCCGAGCACCGGATGAATGATATCCACATCGAGGAAGCCGCCAGTTCTCGCGGAACGTTTGTCGCCGAAGAAGATCTCGTGGCCGTTCGGCTCAATGCAGTGGGCATCAAGGTCGTTCTGGCTGTGAGGAATCCTTCCGTCGTTCCACTGAATCGAGAACCGGAGATCCGCAATCACGTTTCCGCCAGCATTCTTGACGTTCTGCTTGATGTCGCTGTCGGCAATATTGCCGGAGTAGGCCCAGCTAAACGGGTTGTCCCATTTGAACATGGACGGAGCAAACGGATCGGATGACGTGATCAGTGAGCACATGTTCTTTTCGTGCTTGTTCTCCACGTAAGCCTCGACCGAGACTGCGTCCGGAAGCACGTCCGAGATGAACTGCTCAATCCCGATTTCCTGTACGCGGTCAAACTTCTTCGGCGAGGACTTCGCTTCTGACATCATATCGTCAAAAACGTTTCCGCCCTTGATTCGCTTGGACGCGTCGCGGTTGGAAAACAGGATGTTGTTCACCGTGATGTCGTCCAGTTTCGCGTACCTGCGGCGCAGAGAGTCCATGTACCCGAGCTCTTGCACGGTTTTCTGCGCCTCTTCCAGCATCTTCTTGGTGAAGATAGCCTTCGGGCGTTTGTAGTTTGCGGGTGCTACAATCGCTTCGTACCGCCGAACAGCCTCATTCAGATCCATTCCTTCGGAAATATCAGTCAGAAGCGTTCCGATGGAATGATTGCGGATGCGGCTCATAACAGGGCCGACACTCGGCGCGATTCTCCACACATAGAGCTCTCTCTGCTCTTCCGGAATCTTCTCATAATCGGTCTTCATCTTCCGGAGGTCCGTGATCTGCTTCTCCCACTCTGCGCCCTTATAGAGCGTATTGGAACGGATCAGCTCAAGGACGGTGTCGATGGAGTCCATTGTGATTTCTCTGAGAGCACGACCGAAAACCTCTGCGGCGCTCCGTCTCCTCGACCGTTCTGAGTCGATGGTATCTCTCCCGCGATACCGCCACTCCTCCGGAACTTCGAGATAGAAGTGCTCCCACGTAGTGACAAGCTTGTAGTCCTGATCGTACTCCCGGCTTTCCTTGGTGCCGAAGCTGTGCTCGTTGGTGATAAACTCCTGAGTGATCTTGGAGCTCTTCACAAGAGCATCCACCGCGTCAAGCACCACCTGATATCCGTCATCAGGAACAGCGAATCCCCAGATGGTGTGAAGTTTCTGCTCTTCGTCGATAAAGACGATTCCGCCGATGCGCTTGATGAAGTGGCGGCAGCAAGAGCAATCGTGCTCGCGTCTTACACGGAAGATCGGATTTTTCTCTTCCGGAAAGCTTTCAAGGTAGGTGTTCCAGAGCGTGTCCGGGTCGACATCCGTCTGATACGCAACCTTGTACTTGTTGACCATGTCCGCGAATCTCTCGCGTACCATGATCTGCAGGTCATGAAACTGCATTGTTTTCTCCTTTCTGTTTTGTCGTTCCTCTATCGTATTTGTTATTTATAGCAGGCTGTTTATCACATTCCATTTACCACTGCTTCTGTATCGCAAACCAACTTACGTCTGGCAATAACTCCAAGTAATGGCCGCGCTTCGTGGCACCTGCTATTATTTCACTTCAGCATTTCAGCCCGCAGGCTGTCTTTGATATAAAAGTCCATGCCGAGATCCGTGCAAAGCTTTTCGACATCATGCCCGAACTTTTTCCAGTCGATGTCTGACGGATGATAATTGAGCTTGCCGATCTTGGCTTTGTCAATGAAGTTGTGATACACGCGGATCACATTCATGACGTCGTCCGGGCACAATACCGGCTCGAACGATACCCACGTCTTGATTCCTTCGTGCTTTGCGTCTACCAACTGCCACAGTCTCCCCTCTGGCGGCAGTGCTCCCGGCTCCGCAGATTCGGCCAAACGTCCCATGCACGAGACCGTCACGCCAAACCAGTCATTCTCATCCAAAAGCGGAAGTGCGGCTCTTCCGTCGCCTTTTGTAAGAATCTGGACATGATTCCCGTACTCTTTCAGCAGACGGATGATTTCCAGCGTAGGCGTGTTGTCTGCGCGGCGTGGAAATGGGTCACAGGAAAAACACAGGTGGATCAGTTTTCCTGTAATGTGTTCATTTTCGATCTGACGTTTTGTGGCTTCCACAATTCCTTCGCGGGCCCTGACCGGACCCCAGAACTGTTCCTTCGCTTTGTGAAGAACGCTCGGAGCGAAGCAATAATAGCAGGCGTTGTCGCAGTTCTGATAAATGTTAATTGCGAGATCCCCGTATTCTTTCGCCGCTCCCTTTGGCTCATAGATCGGTTTCATCGTTCACTCCTTTGTATTTGTTCTATAAGCTCCTTCCACTTTGGCAATGGAATTTCAAACTCGGTCAGCAATCGAATCTTCGTTCCCATTGCCGCTGCCTCTCGCCGTCTCATTTCCTCTACTCTATGCGCTTCAATCTCGCCTTCCGAGTATCGGACAGTGACTTGGACATCACGCTCGCCGATCCAATGCTCGACATATTGATCATCCGTTCCGGTCGTTCCGTAACGAATATATCTTTCAGGCGGCGCATACGGGTCTTTTTCATCCACAAACTCAATTGCAAAGCAATCGTAGTACAGTTGCATGCTTTCTGCTGCGGCACGCAGGCCATCAGTCATCATCTTCCTGCTTTCCCCCTTTACGATATTCCAGTTCCCCCGGGTGATTCAGAAGCACAATGATCAAAAACCACAGCAAGGGCCACTTATCGAAGTACATGGCAGCGTTCACGATTCCGGCTATGAGCGCGACATTCACAACGGCATAGCAGAAATAAACGAATCGGAAAAAAGTCATTTCTTGTCCTCAAACGGGAACTCAATGCCCCGGCTCTCATAGATTTTTCGGATTTCAGGGACCTGCATTGCTTTGGCGTTCCGGAACCCGTTGATTTTCAGCACAGGCGGAACACCAGCCTTCTCAATAAGCCTCTCCAAAGCGTTCCACTTCCGGTTTTGCTCATCAATCACACTGATTGCCGCGTTCAGGAACTTGATCTTCCGCTGTTCGACGATCTGATTGAGCTCGTACTGGAAGTTCACGTAAATCGCGTTGATGACAGCCATCAGCTTTTGATTGTCATTCTCGCATTCCTTGATCGGCCCGATGAATTTGTCAAAATAGTCTTTTGCTTTCATACATTCTCCTTCTGGAAGTCCATCCACATCCGGCTTGTCTGGATTCCGGAGTTGTTCTGGTACTTTCCGCTTTTGTACTGCATGCCAGCATTACCTTCCACAGTATGAAAGTAGATTTGGCAGATCTCTACGTTCGGATAGATGATAACGGGCTGCACGCAGGATATTTCAAGCGTCCAGAAACCGTCAAAGCCGATGTCTCCAAACCCTGCCGTCACATGGATATAGACACCAAGCCGTCCGACAGACGATCTTCCTTCCAGCATCGGCACATACTTGTCGGTGAAAGTCCGCTCAACCGTTCGTCCCAGATAAAGCGTTCCCGGGAACAGAGTCAGTCCGCTCTCCGGAATCTCAATTGTCCGGGCCGGATTATCCTTCTTCATATCCAGCATAGTGTCTTTGTAGACCATCAGTTGGTTATGAAGGCGTAGATTGTAGCTGTTCGGATTCAGACGCGACTCGTCAAAATCGTCAATCTGGATTCCTCCGGCTTCCTTTACTTGCCACTGAATTTCGCGACCTGTTAAAATCATTGTTATCTACCCCAAACGTTTCGGACCTTAATGCCACGTCCGATTCCTTTTTGAACCTTCGACGCCCAATCCATTCTGTTGCTCACAATAAAATCTTGGGCGTTGTCGTACTTTCTTGCACGCTCTGCATCTTCCCTGTACCCTGTTAGCCATTCGTTATAATCGCCGCACTTCGCGTGGCATCCTACCTTACGTCTACCGCAGCCATTACAAGGCGGCTGCTTGTACTGCGTAAATCTCATCCGGCTGCATCTCCGTTTAGCTTTTGTTGAATGCTTTACAGCATCTTCGGATCAAAAGAAATAGCTGATCCCAGCGTTTCAATTATACCGTATTTACAGCCGTTTGTCAATGTTTTTGGCAACTTTTAAGACTTTTTATTTGCCCTTTAATTTAGGTAGGTGTTATCAACGCCCAGAAGAGTATTCATGTCAAACGGTGTAAGTAAACCTCTTTTGTGCATTGCATCCTGAAAAGCGGCATAAGTAATAGCTTCACGTTCTCTTTTAGATGGCGGTTTTGGTTTTGGTGGAATTTCTCCATTTTTAGCTGCAATCGCAGTTGGGTTATATTTATGCTGTCCCATCATAATCCTCCTCATTCAGAATAATGCTACCAGGATACTTTTTATCAAAACGTTGAGCCCGGTATATGCGGTCGCCATTGCAGGCCTCGCTATACTCTCCCCTCACCGGACGGAACTGTCAGCAGTCCAGCGAAGACAAACATCAGGCCCCTTGCTTTTTCGGCTTCCGAGATAGACTGTGATGCTTTCCCTGTCTCTCCTCGCTTCTCCGCGTTCTTTGCTTTCCTTGTTTGTTGGTCCGTGTAGGCACGCAGAGCGCGGATCACGACTTCTTTTTCAGAGAATGTCATTTTGCCTTGTCTCCGTCTATGTCTTCCTCATGAAAGTCGTCCGGAAGAAGATTGCTCAGGCCAGCCATTGCCGTCAACCCGTCATCGTTGCACACCCGAATCTCGGACCATGTACACGGAATCAGGTTGCCGACCGTCAGCATTGCCCGCGTCATGTCATTGTCTTTGTACGTCGTGAGAAGCGTCCAAAGCGCCGTGTCATAGTTGACTTCCTTCCACTCGTCCTCGCCCTTCACTCGTTTAAAGTACTTCATGCAGTGTCCTCCTTCCCGCGCAGTCATGCGCAGCACAGTTCGTCCAGAGCCTTATCTATCGCCGCCATAGACCTTGCATTGGCTTCCAGTTCTTCTTTCGTCGGCTGCTTCTCCGGCTTCTTGCCATACTCGATCCGGCACCTTGTGAGCTCGGTCTGTTTCACACCGCAATACTCCTTGTGTTCCTTGACCGTGCCGGTGATTTTCAGAACCGGAAGTTCCTGATCCACCCAGTTTCCGGTCTTCCAAGTGAACACATTGCCGGACTCATCCACGAACTTGTACACCGTCGTAACTCCGAACTGTGTTTCCCAGCTTGTCAGAGCCACAACCTCGGTCGGCTTGAAACTGACGCGCTTTCCGACCTCACCGACGTGCTTGCTCAGTTCTCCGGCCTCTCTTTCCTTCCGCTCACGCTCGCGGCGTTCTGCCTCGCGCTCAATATCCCTGTTGTGGGCCGGGAACGCGGACGCCAGAAGGCCGAAGTTTCTCGCGCTGCTGTATTCCAGAGACAGCGCAACCTTCAAGTTATGGAAGTAATTGTCGTCCCTCTCGTTGTTGGTGATCCAGTCGATTACCTCGCCAGCCAGAGCAACGCTCTCTGGATTCTCCGGATTGAAGCCCTTTCCCTTTGCCTCTTCCCGTTCTTCCAGCGCTTCCTCAGCGTACTTCCCGCGAAGCATGTTGTGGTCAACATCGTAGTACGTCTGAGCTCGATCAGCCGTGCTGTACAGGCTGTCAGTCTTGGCGTACCCAAAGACGCGGATTGTCTCGGCGAAGTAGGTCATCAGTTCTTTGGTCTCGTAGTACTTTTTGCCGAACCCATAGTACCCGCCAAGCCCGGTGGCCTCTTTGATCTCCTTGAAGAAGCTCTCGAAGTACGCCGCATTGTCAGCGCTCAGCCCACCGGTGAAGTCCTTCAGGCAGGACTTTCCAACCTGTTTGAACTCTCCGGTCTCTTCCTCAAACACAACGAAACTGTACTTCCTGTCGCGGTTGGTCTTGCAGTGCTCGCACCACGGTCCGCAGTCATAGAAGCGTTTCGGAATCTCAATTCCGGGCACCGCCTCAATGATGTTTCCCTGCTTCGTGTATTCCAGAGTCGCGGCGAATCGCCACCCGTTGATCGCGGCAGTTCCCTCAGCCTCCACATCAATGAACTTCACAACCTGCTTGTAGCGCTTTGTGGTGCCGGTGAATTCATCGACGTAGGAGAAGGTCACTTCGTCGAAGTGCTCCCCCAGCCGCTCGTACTTGAACTCGCAGCCGTACTTCTCGCACTTGTTCCGGATCTTCGTGATCTTCTTTTCCAGAGACTCGATGTTCCATTCCGGGATCGAATACTGCATCATAACGCCTCCTCTCATCAGGGCCGTCAAGTGCCCCTCAGCATCTATAGTATACCAAATAGCACTTATAAATGCAATTGACTTTATGTACAAATATTTGACCATGTTTTCGTGCAATTTGACATTTAAGACAAAAAGAAAAAGCCCGCCCTGCTTTGGTTTGCAGGACGGGCTGTGTTGCTGATGTTCAGATCTTCATTTCAAAGACTTTGCCGCATTTATTGCACATGAACTTGATTTTCTTCTTGCCGCTGAATCCGGATGCGGCACCGGCCAGCAGGCCAACCGGACCAAGAGCGACAGCGCCGACCGCGCCGCCAACGATTCCTTTACCGGCTTTGTACTTGTTCTTTTCGGTCAACGGAGTGCAGTCTGTGCTTCTGCATCCGAGGGCCGGACATCTGACTTTTGCCATATACGTCTTCTCCTCTCCACTGTTTGTTGGATGATCTGTTGTATAGTATACCATATTATTCCGCTAAGTGAAAGAGGAAATTCCAAAAAAAGAAAGGCCCGCCCCGACACAGGCCGGGACGGGCGGTCCGCCATACCTTGTACAGTCTGGCGGTGCAAAACCGGAGTGGAGGTAAGACTCCGGATGTTGCCTGATTGATTTTGTGCCTTGTCAGAGCATCAGGCTTCTGTCGGTTCTTGCTCCTCGGGCTTTACGTCCTCTTTCGCCTTCGCTTCTTCATCAACACGCTTGGCATATTTCAGGGCGTATTCTTTCATTGTATCAAAAACCTCCTGCGCCATTTCCTGCAGTCGGCTTTCCGTGAAGATGCTTTTCAGAGGAATAGGGATCAGAGCAAAAAGCTGTGAGACCACGTAGGCCATTTTCTCCGGACCAACAAGACCGGAATTCTCGATGTCAGCAATGAACTGACTGGCTGCTTCAAACACGCTGCCTTTGGTCTTGAAATAGAGTCTGAGACCGTACAAAGCGGCGCAAAGGACGATCAGGACGATGTTGAGAATGACAGATTTATCCATAGTATATTACTCCTTCCCTTATCGGGTTTTCATATTGTTTGATCAGTCGTCGTAGTATTCGCGTTCCCGAAGAACCGCGTCAACGACAGACTCGGCATCATAGCCGTAAATCTTTTTGAGCTTGATCATATTTTCTGCTTTTGCCTTGATGGAATAAGTGGTGTACACGATTGCCACCACCGCATCGACGCTGCCGACAATATACATCAGCGGCGACAGGTCCAGCGTTATTGCCATCATCACCATGCCGTAGATGTTCACCGACACCCACATCACGATTGCAATGACCGCAATTTTTTTGGAAAACTCTTTCTTGGGGCGCTCTACCGTCGTGGACGGTTTTTTCTCGTGCTTGCCCATATCAGATCGCCTCGATATCTGATTCGTCCACCCAGCCGTAGACATTGGAGCCTCCTCCGGCCACTCTGACGAGGTGGAAAGGATGCTTCACGCCTTTTCCACTGTAGATCTGGGTGATTTTTGCCTTTCCGGCATTTGCCTTGCTGCCAATCTCAGATTTCGCAGTCAAATACTGAAGCCCGCCCTTGAAGTTGACGACGTCTCCCTTTTCAATCGTCTTCTTCGTTTCAGGTGCCTTTGAGTTCAGAGCTTCGAGCGCTTTTTCAATCGCGGCCCTCGTATTCTTACCGACAATGCCGTCCCACTCCGCCTTGTTGTCCGGGAACGCATCTTTCTGGAATTCGATAACGGCGGCTCTTGTGTCTTCTCCAAAGTCGCCGTCAGCGCCCCACGTTCCGACGCTGTAGCCAAGCTTGATGAGGTTGTCCTGAAGTTCCTTGACCTTTGCGCCCTTAGAACCTTTGCGGAGATTGGTAGACACCACCGCGCCGGTTTCGCTCTGGCCTGTGGAATACGTTGCATTATCGGGTGTGGATGAAGATCCGCCTCCCGGATACCGCAGGACGCAGTTCCACGGGTAGTTCCAATAAGACTGGACCCGGATCTCATTCCCGGACTGATCGCCAGTCATGGAATTGCCTTCGTCGGTCCTCGCATGGACTACCCTGCCGTTACCGACATGGATTGCCGCGTGGCTGGAATCATTCAGAAGAACGTCGCCGCGAATCATTCCAGCGCCGGTTGCAAGGTTGCAGGACGCTGTCACATCCTGAAATCCGCACCTTTGAAACGCGGAACGCATGTTCCCAGTATAAGAAGCACCGTTTGTGCGGACCGGGATTCCGGCGTTCTGGACGACCTGAATAACGAGTGAACTACAGTCATAGTCAGGACCCCACCTGCTGTTCTGGCTGTATCCATGGCTGTTGTCTGCCGCGATACTTTCTGCCTCCCTGGTGTATTGCTCAACCTTGGACATACCACCACCGCCTTTGCTTGATGAGTTTGCAGTTTCGCTTTCTGCCGTCGCTTCAAGCTGATCCACCTTTGCATACCAGCTATTCGCCATTTTTCGCCTGTTTGAGTAGTCCTTATATGCAGGATTCTCCCAGACTTCGAGAAGCTTGTCTGTGCAGGCAATGAGATCGGTGCTTGTGCAGATCAGTTTCCAGATACCGGCAAAGTCTTCCTTGAACTCTTTGATCAGGAATTCGACCTGCATTTTCTCATTTGCAATAGACCGTCCGGTGCTCTTGGCATATCTGTAGAATTTTTCTTTCCTCGGTCCATAAGTCCACTGCGCCGCACCAAATCCGAGGTCTCGCGTCATGAAAAGCGAATAGTCCCCGGCGTCAACTCTGCGCACGAACTCATCATCGGAGATCCCGAGGCGGCTGTTGAAACTGTCTTGCAGGTTGTTGGCTCGAAACGCGCTTTCGGCCTGCACATTTCCGAGCACAGCACAGGCCCCCTCTTTTGTGACACCGGCTTTTCGCAATTGCTGATAGATATATTCCGCGAATGTCACAGCAAATCACTCCTTTTTTATCAACTCATTTCTGAAATACCGCGTTTTTTCACATAAACGAAGAATGAGTTCAACTTTTCAGGTCGAAAAAGTTAAACTCATCCTTCACACGCTACAGATCCATGTCGTCCATCGACACGCCAAGTTCCTCCGCCATTCTTTCGTTTTCAAGGGCAGTTTCATAGTTTTCTACCGCACTGGAAATTGTAGGTCCAACTGATATGATCTGATTGGTTTTCGCATCCTTGACGGTCCAGAACGAAACATTGTCTTGGACGACCTTCTCAGCATAGATTCCGTTCAAGGCCGATCCTTCTCTTCTTCATTGCTCAGGAAGCTTCGTTCCTCTCGGCACTTGTCATAGAGACGCCTGATGTCCTTGATCGCGGATGTTATCACTCCATTCTTGATCTTGTTCTCTTCAATATACAGTTCGTACTCGTCACAAAGGGAAATGATAAACTCGAACTGCTCTTTGGTGTGTTTCCGCTTGTTCAGGCATGCATTTGAGAAATCAAGGATATCCCGGCGCTTCTCCTGAAGCGCTTTGTCCTCTGACTCTTTAATGTGAGTATTCAGTTCATTTTGAAGTCTGTCAACCTTTGACTCCACGGATTCGATCTTCTTCATCGATTCGGAGACCTTCTTATCAATCTTGTCATTGATTTTTCCCCCGATCCAGAGAAACAATGCGCTCCACGGGCTCCACTTGATTTTTGGGATAATCTCAATACCGATTGACATTGCAAACGCAAGGATTCCCCAGAAAGTCGTGTAGCTCAATCCGATCTTTTGGAGGAAATCAGCAAAAGTCACGCAGATCACCTCCTGCATTCAGATGACGACCATAATTGCCCATTGGACCATACCTCGTGCTTTCATAAAATAATAAGCCGCAGGCGCGGCACGGGATAACGCTATGGCTCAGACGCGGTTTCGACGGAGCTTGCCGCACTCTGTGCGGTTGTAAAGCAGGTACCAGCCCCCTGCTGCTTGAAGCCGGTGTTGGTATCGCAGGTCACCTGATCGTAACGGATCGTTTTGTTCCAGTTCGGGACTTCTGGATAAGTGAAGGTGTTCACCTTCGTTCCTGCGTAGAATCCTTCATCATAGCCCTGCTGAAATGCATCGGATATCAGTTTTTCGAGCTTTTCCGGTGTAAGGTCAAGGTTTCCGTCCTTTTTGATATAGATAATCATTGGTTTCATCTGAATCACCTACACAGCGAGGACCCACTTGCACTGTTCCGCGCTGTATCGAAACATCATGCAGGTATCCGTTTCATAGTACGTCTGTCCGTCTTGCGCGGATTGCGGTCTGTCCTTGTGCGGTCCGTACATGTTCCCGGTCGAATCGCACCGAAATTGATTCATTAACATAATCGCTTACCTCCGAAAATGATTGTTTCTGTCGTTCCATAGAAAAGTGACGACAGCTAAAATAAGAATCGCTCCAAATGTGTATTCCGGCATAGGCTGATCATCTCCTCTGCCATCACCGATTTTCAAGAAGCCAGTTCACCCACGAGTCAAGATCATCTGATGTCATGGCATTTTCCCCTTATACTTAAAGACGGCCCAATAGTTTTCGGTGCCTCTGGCATTGGCGCAGCAGACGCAGATGATATCCGTCGCGGACCGGGGATAAATCCCCTGACCGTCCAGAGTGTATCCGTTTCTGTGAACGTCTACCCTCGCAACCTGATTACAGACATACCGTTCTTTCGTTCCGTCCGGCCTGATCATGAACGCCACATAGTCCGGGCGGATCTTTCCGATTCTCCATGCTCCGCTGCTTGCGTGATACTTGGAGTCCGCGTGGTCCGCAATGATCTTGCCGCAGCCATAGGGGAACATGCTCGCGGCCTCCTCTTTGTCGACCACCTTCTGTGCGCTTGCACCGCCGCCTGTTTTGTAGACAGGCATCATGATGTTCAAGTCCGGAATCTGCCAGACTCCGTAGGCACCTTCCGGAACTTCACATTTCCTCGGCATCGCAAATGCGGTTAGGTCCATATTGTTTCCTCCTTTTCAGTCAGAGAAATCTTTGGGTTCTGTATAAAAAAGACACGGTGGAAAAACCACCGCGTCTTTTCCTCTTTACTTCTGTTCTTGAGATTATGCAGCAAGCATCTGATAGTGACTTTTCACATTAATTGCCTGTACGCAGATGTATCTCATTGTCGTATCAATTTTGGCGTGTCCGAGTATATACGCAATTTCCTGCACAGGCATTCCCTTTGTAGCAAGATTTGTTGCCAGTGTCCTTCTGAATCTGTGCGGATGGATATTTTGCACATGTGAGACCCGTTCAAGTCGCTTCAGCATCACTCGGATACCGCCCGGTGTAATTCTGCCTCCGCCTTTTCCGATAAACAGAGCCGGGTTATCGTCCGCTCGTGTTGACAGATACTTTTTCAGCACATCGCAAGCCACGTCATCCAAATACACAGTTCTTTCTTTACTGCCCTTACCAAAAACCACAAGTTCTTTATCCTGAAAGTTTATGTCTTTCCAGTTTGTTTGCGTCGCCTCCGAGATTCGGCATCCGGTCGACATCAAGAAGAGGACTACCGCCTTGTCCCGCAGATTCTTGCAGTTCTCTTTGATGAGCTCTATTTCCACTGTAGAATACGGATGCTTTTTCGTGTCCGGGACCTTGACTACACCGATGTTCGCACACGGATTTTTCCGAATCAAACCTTCCCGCCAGAGCCACCCATACATTGAGCTAAACACCGTCTGATATCCGCGAACCGTTTTTTCGGAAATTCCACGGTCTAACTCGCTTGTGTAATAAGAGCGAATCGTGTTTACTGTGGTATCCGATATCGGAACCTTTGTCGCCTCCAAAAACCGCGTAACGATGTACCTGTAATGTTCCAATGTTGACGCGGATCTTCCTTCCACTCGCTTTGCCTGTAAAAACGCCTGCAGCAGCTCATCACTCGATAGGTCGCCGTTCTCTTCGCGGAATGTCATTGTCATATCAACCGCCGATAACGTGCTCCATATCGTCCCCATCACATTTTCCAGTTGCCTTACCGTCAAAACCTCTTCCAATTCCTGCCTTACCATGTTCGCAAATCTCTCTTTGCAATCCAGTGACATTTAGGTATCCTCCTTTCATGTTCTCGCCTCAATTATACACTAATATTTGTACATATCAAGACTTCAGTTTTGAGAGAACATGTGATATAATGGAGATATACCTTCGCCTCATTTTTTGTCTCTGGCTGCGTTGCTGCTCACGGCATTGCTGTCCGCATTCTGTGCGGAATCTCCGCGCTTCGCGTACTTATAAACATACAGTCACGGCTTATATTTTCGCCGCGAAGAAGGCTCCAACAAGTCCAAAAAACATGGACCCGTTGGAGCTTACTTCAAAAATTTTTAGGTTTTTAAGTAGGCCGGATAAATATGCATTATTAATACATATTATGCACATTAATACAGATAAAAGGCCACTTTTCACGGTTAAAAATACCATGTCACTTAAATCGGACAGTTGACATTGATGCTCTGCCCGTGTATCATTGTCCCCGGAGGTGTTGTAATGCAACGCAAAGGATCAGGTGGTC